CGTTGACGTTGAGGACTGGGAACTCGGCTCGGCTCTCGCCGCCGAAGGATGATACGCTACGTCCCAGGTAGAGTTGCTGGGTGAGGGTGCCGGAGCCCCAGGACCAGAGACCTTCCCCCATCGGGGGGTGGCTGGCGGACGAGTGATGTTTCCCCCATTCGATGAAACCGGAGCCGGCGTATTGCTCACGGGCTTGGGCGGCGATCATCTCGAACTCTTCCCGACCCATCACGCTCAGACCGATCTGGTCGTAGACGGTTTGCAGATCGGTGGCGACCTCGGAGAGTGCGGAGAAGGTTCCGCCGCCAACTCGGTTCTGCCCTGTGATAGACAGAGCCAATTTGGCCTCGGCAATGGCGGCGCCGGTCGCAACCTTGGCGTTGGTAATGCCGGTGGTTTCGTCGAGGTGTTCGAGGACCTTACTGGCTTTCAGGTCACCGTTCTCTTCGACAGACACATCCAGGCGGTCTTTGAGGTATTTGGTGTTCTCATTGACAAGGTTAACAGCCCGGTTGAGGTTACCAGACGGGGTTACACCGTCAGGTGAACCAGAGGCTGGCTCCCCGTTCATGACCCACTGAGGGTTCACTGTAAAAACAGACATTCGTTGGATCTCCTATTAGTTGGCGGTGTCTACTCCGGAGTAACGAGGATTTGGACAAACCTAGCGATAACCCTGAAAGTGGACGGTTCCTTTGTTAAAACAGCAAGGTCCACTCAAAGGTAACCTTGCGATTGGCGTTTTTCACGATCGCAGGAAAGGTCTCCCGCGCAAAGAGGTTCCCGTTTGTCGAAAACAACCCGGCCTCGGTATATGCGACGGATCCACCGCCACCACCGTTCGCCTCTGCCTTTTCCACGGGGATCGTGAACTTCACTGATGTTTCATTGCCTACCGGCAAGTATTCAAGGGTTGTGATGGCCTTGGAAAAAGGTGCTCCATCAATCAGCCCGGTGTCAGTCACGGTCGGATCCACTGGGGTCAAAATATCCGTACCGCTGTGACCTTGAGTACCCAATTTGAACGTGTTGACCACGTACACGCCTTCACCCTCAGCAACGAGGTGTGCCAGCGCCTTCCGGGCCAGGTTCACAATCAGGTTGGTCTTTTCATGACAGATACCCTGGCCCACGATCCGATCACTGTCAGGGCTCTCGTAGTCCCAGAACATTGCACGGACGGCACCGCGAACCTGGATAGTGTCGTCCAACACAATCGCTTGGTTCATTCCCATCTCCATTCCTGTTCGTATGTTATCACGCAATCTCATGTCCAAATCCTCATTTGGTCCGTAGGTTATCCCTAAAGCACAGTTGAGTAAAATTAGCGTAGGGAAAAATCCCTAACTTAGGCAGGGATGCCCAAACTCAAATTTCTGTACTCAGTTGATATGAGCGCACCTTGCACGTCATACTCCTCAATCTTTACACCTGCGAAATCGGAGCCTTCCGGCTGATCCGCTGTCACATAGGTAGGGGAGGCCCCAACAACAAACCCATCAACCAACAACGAAGATCCGACCTCAGTCACATCCACAATAAAACCGCCAACAACAGTGCCTGTCTGACCATACAGAGAGACCAGACCTGTATCAACAGTTTCCACTACATGGCTCACACCCAACACATCAAGTGGGCCCGTCAAAACGTCTTCAGTCCAAGTTTCGCCTACGCTCCTTTCGTTTACGATGAATTCGCCCACGGTAAGGACCATAGACGTTGGTTGAACATAATGGCCATCTGAAGTACGCGGGTCCACTCGCACCATTTGACCTACGGAAATAGCAAGACCTACTACGAACTCTCCAACCTCGTATACCCTCTGGGTTACCAGCAGGTGTTCTATGCTTTGGAGGTCCGCTGTTTGTACTTGCTTCTCAAACACGTTATGAACCCCAAGCAACTCTTGTACACCTACCTGGTCGGCATGGTTCACGTTAGTGGTCAAGTCTTGATTCGTTCCAAAATTAATGTGGTCGGTGTCATGGGGCTGGACTTCAAAGGCTCCAACAACACAGTTACCAACCAACACTTCGAGAACATATGGGTCTGCGAACATAAGATCGTCGGCTTCATACTCAAGTTGCAGCCGACTCTCAGCCCCTGATATTACGGTACCATCCCCTACAATGAAAGTCCCTATAACAGGGTAGGGTCCCTCCTCCATAGCCACTGTGGACTCGAAACCAAAGGAAGCGCCTGTTACCACTTGATCGGTATGCCCAGACTGAATCTGGTTACCCGGCAAGGTTGTAGTGCGAGTACCGTCTAGTTCGATAATGTCCAAGGAATCCGAAAGGGTTTGCTGGTCCTGGATGGCTACCAACATCTCCTCTAAGTAATCATCATCTACCAGGATTTGATCCTCGATAGTCATGGGAAGGTCAAATTCAAAACGCCCTTCCATGTAAACGCTCTCAACCAACCCTGACGTAGCATCCCCTGAGTTATCGTAAAGGTTGTTTTCAATGGTAGCCTCGCGATACCCAAGGATCACTACCTCGGCACCTATAGGGTTTCCTGCCACGTCAAAATCTTCTACCAGGGCTTGGGACCAGTCAGTGACATAGGGTTTGTCCTCTTGGATGTAATGTGTGGCAGCACCTACAAAGAACCGGTCTACTATCAGGTCTTCACTTACAGGCAGGCTGAAGATATTAAAGTTACCCACAACCAATGGACAGTTAACCTTGACCGTGTCTGAGAGTTCAACATCCTGGTAAGGGCTAGACAAGTGAGAGGCCCCTATATCTGAGGGACGCACCAACTCTTCGTGTACTTCATAGGATCCTACCAACACAAAACCGACTGTAAAAGCCCCGACTTCAAGAACCTCCAGCCGTGGCACCATGTGGTGACCGTCAGATGTTCCTGTTACTTGCTGGGCACCCACCATAGATTCTGAACCTACAACAAACTGCCCAACCATTTGTGGGATCTCGATGGTATGTAGGTCCGACAAAAGCTGTAGGGGTAGTTCCTGGAGTCCTACATGGGTAGATTCCAAAGACGTTTCGGCCATCACATGGTGGTTGTCATCAGAAGCCACCTGTTGGTCAAAGCCAACCGCTTGCCTTATGTCAGAGAGAAAATCGGTATTTTGGTGCCCGACAACAAAAGCCCCGACAGGATAGTCTCCGACCAATATTGAAGTGTTATATTCATCGTGGAAGATCGCGTCCCCCAATTCCTGGTGAATGTCTAACTGGCAGGTATGTCCTCGAACGATGTCCTGTCCAACGATGAAAGATCCTACGGTCTGGGTCACCGGAGTTGTAACCGAGGTACCTTGCGTTCCTGTGGTAAAAGCAGAATCCATCGGAGGAGCGGTGTCATCGAAGGCTTCGCCTTGTTCCAGGTGAGTGATCTGATCAGAGGCGGTCCAATCCTCATCGCTCATTACATAGTAGTCGGCAGCACCCACCAGGAATTCATTAACGACCAAAGAACCGACCAAGTTAGAGCCGACCACAAAAGACCCAACGGTGGCACGTGGATTAACATCACAAGTTTCTTGATAGGCAACGTCTTGGTCCCCGAACGTCAGATGGGACACGCCTGGAAGACCTCCAGCGGGCCCTTCTAGCACTTTCTCGAACTGATAACTATCTACCTCTTCATCAACCGCAATCTGGTCGCCTATGGCATCTGCTACCCCAACCGTGAAATCGCCAACCAGCAGTGGATAAACGGTGGATTCAAGATGTGGGATACCCTCGGACAGGAATTCGGTCCTTGTATAATGACCGTCTGACGCTTGAGCTAACTGCTGGCCAACCACCGTTCCATCATCAACAATAAATCCGTTCACCTGCAAAGGGGCCTGAGAGGTGTTAGGCAGGCCCGAGAAGTCAAAACGATCTAAGGGTAGTCCATCCAGGGAACTCGCGAGGTAGGACCTCTGGAGGGCATTAAACGTATCATCTGAGGTCATAGGTTCTTCATAGACCACATGAACGTCAGCACCCACCCAGTCCGAGTCCGCACCAACGTTAAAGGTACCGACTAATCGAGGACCAACCACTACGACATGAGGTGTAACAGTGTCGCTGAACCCTTCCTCGATAACCGCTTCTTGAACCGATGTGTGACCAAATATATTGGCCTCTCCCACAAGGAAGGACCCGACAAACGCCATTTGGCTGTCTTCATAAGCAACCGTCAATTGATGGTCGAATTCTTGGCCAACCCCAACTGGTTGTTCTATGTTAGATACTTCCTGGACGCCTATTTGGTCTGTGATGTAGTTCTTGTGTGGTAGTACGTTAGCCTCTGCCCCACTAACGTTGAAAGCCCCAACAACCAACGATTCGTCTACAGCCACCAAGTCAACGTTAAACCGACCGACGATAACCCCAGCATTCAACTGGAATTCTTCGACCATCGAGTGTTCTTGGTGAGGGGCCCGTAAGTGGCTGATACCTAATGGGTCAGAACCAACGGGATGTAAAGTAGGGACAACCAAAGATTGTCCTACGTCAAAAGCTCCTACAAGCAACTCACCAACTTCGACCAAGCGAGCAACGTCCCCTACCCAATGCCCGTCAGTAGCGGTGTGACGCTCTTGCAGATTTCCTAGGGTATGGGCACCTATTATAAATTGTCCAACAAGAGTAGGATGGTGTTCGACTTCGGGGTCTTCGAGAACACTCCAGTCGAAACGCATCGGGTCCAAGTTATAGGGATCCGTCCAAGTCTCAACAGCCGACAAGGTATCCAATTCATCTGTGGCAGATACCGACGTTTCGACCCCAACTTCTTCTGATAACCGGGTCCAATCTGTCTTGAAGCCTACCGTAAACTCACCGACGAGGAAGGCCCCCACATAATTAGGAACGAACTCATGTGGATCCACTTGGTTGTCAAACGTTGGAACATAGGCACTCTCAAAGTAGGAACCTGTTGTTGAACTATCAAGAGTGTCCGCCATCCCGCTAACAGTGGCGGCGCCAACGACAAATTTTCCGACGATTTCAGAGTAAGGGGTATCAATCGAAGTCTGGCTGTCTCCGACCTCTAATTGGTCGGTTCCCAGTTCAACAGTCGATGTTAGGGCTTCTTGGAGACCAACACCCGTGAGGTCAAAGATGAAGTCCTGGTGTTCGATCACATGATGGTCGGCACCTCCAACAATGAAGGACCCTACTGTTAAGCCCCCTACCTCATGGGACGTTACGGTAAACTCCCCGACCAGCAAAGAAGGACTCAGGTTAAACCTTTGCTCGAAATAAGCTTCCTGTTCTGGTACACGGAAATGACCAATAGCGACAGGATTAACCGTCGGACCGTAAAGACGGGAGGCCTCAACGTCAGAGCCGATCTCAGTGGACCCAACGTCAAATTCCCCAACTAATAGTGGGCCATACAACCGAGTTTGAACGAAGGGTTCGATAACAGTGGCCCCTACATCAAAGGACCCTACCAAGGGAAATTCCAGGGCTTCCTTGTAAAAATGCCCGTCTGTAGTACCTTGGTACTGTTCGCCTACTGTAAAGCCACCGACCTCAAAGTCATTCACCTGAACAGGGGCGCTGCTTACCAATCCCTCGAGGGCACCTAGGACAAACCTTAGGGGGTCTTGAGCCCTAAGGTCACTTGCAAGGTCCTCGAGGGTAGGAGCAAACCCCAGGAGGTCATCACTGGGCACGTTCGTGGTAATTGAGTCTACTTCATCGTGGCCAAACCACTCAAGGTTAATCGAAGGACCGACAACGAACTGCCCAATAACGATGGTACCTACCAGGTTGGGAACTGACTGGGCTTCTGCTTCGACGTAGGGCTGGGACACATCATAAGCAGAAGCAAGGACTTCATCTTCCAGCGTATGCAGAGAAGAACCCCAACCACGAACAACCTCGGCACCAACAACAAACTGCCCGACGATTAGTTGAAGGTTTGTCCAGATCTCTGTTTCAACCTGTTGTTGGCCCCAACTATCATCTGAATCTATGGTCCCGGCAAAAGATTCTACCTCTTGGGAGAGAGTCAGGTTGGAGGTAACATAGTGGACGGAATCTGGCAACACGTGGTAGTTAGAGTTACCAACGATGAAGTCCCCGACCGTAAGGCTTCCTACCGCATGAGCCCCTACAATGAAAGCGCCTACAGTGGCCTCTGGGTTAGCAGAGTAGTGACCAACAAAGCCCACCTCTTGTTCCGGTTGCCTGAGGTGGGAGACGCCGACTACAGGCCACGGCCCCTCAAGGTCCCTGTGTTCGTGGACCTGTCCCACATCAATCTCACCTACGTGAAAGGCTCCAACTTCAACCACGTCATGATGGTGGTGAAACCAATGTTTGTCAGAAGTACGACGAGCTAGTACTTGACCGACATCGAAAGCGCCGACAAGCGGATCACCTACGCGTACTAGAACAGGATCTAGGTCCTCCAAATAAGAGAAGTCAAATCGATTCTTGTCGAGGTCCAACCAATGATCAACTGCCCGCTCTTCTAGTAACACCTCGTAGGGGTCATCAACCGGAATAACGGTCGCCCAATCAATTTCAGTATCAGCTTGGAACCACGGCAGAAGTTCTTGGTACCCCCCACCAACAACAAAGGATCCGATGGTATGCTGGCCGCCAGCCCGGTACAGGTGGTGTTCACCGCTGGCTTCTGTCCAACTCGGAGTCGACCGAGAGTAGGGACCGTAGAACGCACCTTCTACTGTCTCAATGTGGCTAAGGTGTGAACCGTACCCTGCAAGGTGTGTTCCATCCCCAATAATAAAGTCCCCGACAACCGATGTCAGGAACGCGGACTCTAGTTCTTCAGCGGACGTTTCAATGTCACCAAAAAGGTCCTGTCTCAAGTCTGGCGAAACATTGTCAAATCCTAGTTCGGTATGCGATTGTAGGTCCGCCATTGCGGCATATATATTGGCGTCTGCTGGGAGGACATGGTGTGACCAATCACCTACTTTGAAATCTCCAACGATCAAGGTGGATCCAACTTCGTAGGCACCTACTGTGAAGTGACCTACCAGATTGTCGGTCGAGACGATCACCCGATTGGAGAGTTCTACCTCTTGAAGGGGCATCTCCAACCAGTTTAGATAGTAGTAAGTACCATCCTCATTTTGTCGGCTGTAGTGCCGCTCAAGGATTGTGAAGTCCTCGGTAAAGTCTCCGACGTTAAAACCACCCACCACTGGATTAGCAACGGCGTCCCCCACCTCAAGGAAACGCTCTGCGATCAAGTCACCTCCTGTAAACTGCGCCCAATCCACTTGGTAGGCAAGATCTTCTGGGATTGAATCCTCAGCCACAGCCATGATAGTCGGAAAATCCAACTCTGACAGGATACTGGCGTTGATGAAATGATCCTCAGCCAGACCAATCTCTTGGTGGGTAATCTGAATCCCTGAGGGGAAGTACTCATACTGCCTCCAGTTAACACCTACCGTCTCATCAGGACCTACATCAAAAGTGCCTACGTATTGCCAGCACTCCTCAGACCAAGGTAGGGGTAACGGCGCCCAGACTACATACTGGTCGGAAACGACCCTCTCTGGGCTAACAACAAACTCATTAATAATCTGGTAGGGTGTTTCCACCTCGTGAGTTTGTTCAATCCGTTCAATAATGGAACCAGCGACTGGAAACCCAGGAAAGCCAGGGCATTCACCTACGTATTGGATTCCCGGGGATTCGGGAACCCAAATATCCGGTTGGACCTGTAGGCTCCAGTCCAACCCTACAGTAACGTCGTATCCTTCCCCAACAACAAATTCACCGACTGTCAGGGTAAATTCACGATGCTCTCCCGGAATGAGGTATCCGCCTTCACCGACATACCATACCCAATCTGGGTCGATACCGTACCACAAAGGTAACTCTTCTTCGTAATAGTGGTCGGCGGCCAATACCAACACACGATTTGGGTCTGTGATGGAGAGAACGGTGAACTCACCTACAATTGGACAATCATAGACTTTAGTGGGAGTGTCCCAACCAATCCCAACAATGGGAACGTTAGGGCAATAAAAGCGGAGAGCGTTATACCGGTCGGCGGTATAAATCTCCATTTCAGAATTGAATAAGGTACTAGACTCTACCTGATCAATGATGGGCTTGAGCCAACGAATCTCGTCAACCTTGACGCATACCCACAAAAAGGTCTGGATCAGGAGTGCGAGGCGTTCGTCTAGGGTTTCATCGAGAACCCAGTCACCAACACCAAGATCAATGATAACCGTGCAGGGTTCCATCCCGTCTTCACCGATAGACGGGTCGGCGATCCAGGTTTCCCACTCACCTTGTTGACGTTCAATGTCACGGTTGATTTTCCACCATTCGTACACAGTCCCGTCAAGGTCCAACAAGCCCAGCAACAAGCGAAGGCCCTTATAGGTACCCTTGAGGTTGTAAAGGCGGCTTATGAGGTGTGTGAGGGTCGTCTTTGATGTCTCATTAAAGAGATGTTTGTCGTAGATCTCCCCACCAAGCATCTTGAGGACAGCAGAGGCATCGAAATCCTCATGGCCCGCGTTCCAAAAGTTACGGACCTTGCGGATGTCTTTATCATGGAACTCCTCGACAATCCATTGGGAGAGCTCTGCAACCTTTTGGTACAGGGGTTCGCCGCGGAGTTCGTATGGAAAATAGTCCTCTACGTTGGCAATTGACTTGTTAAAAATCCGCATCGAGTGCGGAGTTTTGGTTACCATCAGGTCACTCTGGCATCACGTTAAACGTCAGGGTTCCATGCTGGTTGAGTTTGACGTAAGAATCAAACTCAACAGCCCCACTATGGGCGGCGCCTTGGGTGGCGCCTACCGCGCCGTCAGTCTTAGCCTCATACCCACGAGCATCATACACAATCTTGTTCACCAAGATATGGCTGTTAGCATTGACTGGTTTAATCATAACCTGGTGGTTGATGTTGGAACTGAGGTAGAGTTCCTCGAGTGACAGGAAGTCCCATTCACCAGTAGAGTTGTAAGGAACGTCGGTCGTCTCTGTACGCCACAACTGGCCGTCAACCCAGATCTCAAACTCACCAGTGTTACCCTCACCACCTTTGGCAATGTGTAAGCAAAGAGCCCCGTAAACACAATCCTGCTGGTAACCACTATCAGGAGAGGAACCAAACTCAAGCACTTCTGCTTGGTCAGTCGTGTAGGTCACAGCTACCGTACGCAGCTTGAAGTACTTCCAGAAGGGGAGTTGACGGTCCGCGATAGGTTTGGTCAAATAAGTTCTGATAACACCATCCAACATATTACCTGCCGCTACAATCTCCGCCGTCGAAAACTTACCCCCTAGGATAAACATCTGCTTCTCAAGGGCATCCCGCATGTAATCATCAAACCCTGCAGTATCCGTACCCTCTTGCATCACAATCACGACCTGTGCGTCTACCAATACAACTTCTGGGTCCCGAAAAATGATCTCTTCGCCTTGCATCCGGAACTCATCCAAATAGGTTAAGATGTGGTCCTCTTCGGTATCCAGCATAATGTGCTCATCAATGTATAGATAAGCGATCTCGATGGTACAACACTCAAAAGGGCGTTTCCAATTACCTCCTGCTTCACGGCATTCCTTGGGTGAGAAATATTTCTCGTAATAGTTGGTGATGTTCCCTTCACCATCCTCGATCTGACACCAACCGGGATTAACCTTGGCAGATATGATGCCCTCATAGCTCATGATAAGGAACTCGTGATCCTCACGTGAAACCATCCGACGTTTGGAGGCAAAGTAACCACTGGCTACCCGCGTCAGCTTAATCATTGGGTCAGGGGCAGCGAGGTTCTCAATCAACTGCATGTCATGAGCAACCACACCCTCGATATCCAGCTGGGCATTCGGTAAGTTATAGCCCGTTGTTGGGACCCCGTGGACCCTGATATACTTGAGCTCTATGTTATCTCCCTTAAGAAGCTGGCGACCCAGATTTTGGAACCCAAAGACCAAGGACAGCCTATCCGCCATTGTTTTGAGTAGGACGTTCTGTTCCGTCATCTCTTCCGGGTACAGGGTAAGCTCGATCTTTTCGCCGTTGATGTAGAGCTCGATAAACCGGTTATCAATCGCGTCAATATCCAGGTCAGGAAACTGGATCTCAGCGAACGCCCTGTTGGTGTCAGATGTATAAGTAAAGGTTTCCCACTCTCCACATACCACGTTAATGAGGTGGTCACCACCTGTAAAATGATGACTATCGATCAAGGACAAAGAAACACCACCTAGAACCCCGAGAGGGATCGTACGGTCCCAGAACTGAGGTTGGTTGATAGTCATCTGTAGGCGGAGTTGAGCGGAGAGTTTTCGGTTTGGGGGATAACCTAGAGTATCGCAAAGGCTGTAAAGAGAGCTGCGGAGTTTGGCTGTGTAAAGACCGCTCTCACGGCGTGAAGCCAGAGAGTTGTAGGACAAAAAGGAACCGAGACCTGCCAACAACTGGGTGACGGTAACACCACTACCGCTTTCGTAGAAATCTTTCCAGCTATTGAAGTCAACACGCGCCTCAACATTCTTCTGGAGGTCTTCGAAGACCTTCGCATAGGACGCCTGTTTGGGATCGATTATCTTGATAGCCATTTAAAACACCGCCGTTTTCCCAAGCTTCACTGCGGACCCAATGTAATCGAACACCTGGCCTTCAATGCCTCGGATTTTGAAATAGAGTTGGACCTCGTACCGATTTTCATCAGGGAACGCCACCACCTTCGACTTCGCATGAATTAAAATTACCCTCGGCTCCCAACGCTTGATTGCCTGAACCACAGCGGCATAGATTTCACTCGTAGTAATGGCATCAATCGGTTGCATTAACAAGTCGCGCAAACGCGATCCAAACTCAGGATTCATGAGACGTTCGCCAGGATCAGTCGCCAGAATATTATTAATAGACTGGTAAACCGGCTCCACGTCATGAAGCATGGGCTTAATCTGCGGCCCAAACTTATATTGGTTCATGTCAGAATATATGGTCATTAGGTAAACTCCGGACAAATCTCCTTCAAGGTGTCACCATACTGTTGTTTCTGGTCCTTAATGGTCTCCAAATAGCGTATATGGTCAGACAGTATCTTCCACTGACTTTCCACCGTTACACGCGTGCCTGTCTGTTGTATACGGTTCTCTCGTATATCATTCAAATTAGCCCAACGCTCGGCGAGTGAGAGGAACCTTTCTTGGGTGCCTGCCCCAGGAGTATCTGCCCCATGAGGGAACCCTGTAAAGTCTCCACTGCTTAACTTATGTAGGTGGGATTCCTCTGTACCTTCATCATCGTCTGTTTCGATATAATAGTGCACCCAAGAAAAATTGGAGACGTCCCACTCAACATCCCCGTATTGGATACCAGCATCCAGATAATCAATTGGGGGTTCCGCTGATGGGTCGGGAATAGTGGTATTCACAGTACCGTCAACGTTTAGGAAGCGGAAAAGGTAACCACCCCCAACAGGTATGATACCTTTGTGCGAAGGGCCTTCACCTCCCAGAGCTTCGATTTGTACCCTATTCTGTGGAAACCCTGCGATAGCCACGACACTGGAGGGCCAAGAGAGCGGGTTAGGCTTCATTGGTAGTTCACCAGTTTCAGGGTCTGGCTCGGCGTCGGTGTCAATAAGCTCAGCGGGTGGGGGCGTAGGTGATGGCGGATTCAAATTTTGTATGTAGGGCCATAGTTCCTCATGAATCCTTTGCATCTCGCGAACCACGTTATAGTCGATCCCCATGGCTTTCTTTTGACCAGCGACTGCCGACTCTTCAAAGGTTCCTTCTTTAACCCCATAACCATTAATGGCGGTCTCTGTGGAGAATGCCTCCTGGTCCAAATTGTAATCGGTTAGGCTGACCATGATATCAAAAGCAGTAGACAATTCACCAGCCTCTTGCTTTACCTTGAACAATTGGTATAACTCTTCGAACTGCTCAGAGGTTAATAAAGTTGGTCGGCTATTAAAGGGCATCTCGTAGTCGTATTTATTCCGACAAGAACCTTCAACAACCCGTGGGAGCCCGTCGTCCCCTACCACAATCTGACAAGAAGGCAGGTAAGGGTCTGTAACCCATTTCGCCATGTTTGCTTCACGCTTGGACACCATCAGATCAAACGGTTCCTCACCAAAAAGCAAGAGACCATCCTTGGTGCGAATGTACCGATCAAGGAACTTTAACTCATTCAGGAGGCTCTTCACATGGTTCATAGGAGACATTACATCCGTGTCTATACCTTCGCCTCCATCCTCTATTAAAATAACACCATCCAGGATCCAAAACTTCATCATGACCTTATGACGTTGCTCCTCATCCAGGTAATTATAAATCAAAATCTGGTTCTTTAAGTAATCATGGGCGTTAACCCAGTTATCGGCTCCGCGTAACATACTACCCTCCCGAAATGATTGTAGAGGCCCCTGTCACAAGTACACCTGTAAAGCACCCCTCAAAATTGTCCCCTATACGAACAGTACCCAAGCCCTCCACTATAACCGTGGTACTACTCGTTACCATTGTACCTGTGTGACCACAGAAGCCCAGCACGATATCTGTCAACCGAGAGGTCGGCATCCCCTCGTAGATAACGGTGGAAGCCCCTGTAATAAGATGTCCTGACATTCCAATACAGCAGGCAGGACAATGGCAACAGCAAATCCCTACCCCAATGTCACTAATACGACTATCATTTGGCACTACCGGCTCCTACGAATTTTGAAAAATCATGGCGGCGGTCACCCGCACGTTACCGCCAGCCGTCAAATCGACATTACCTCCAACGTTAATCGTGACGTTTCCACCAGTGTCAATGTTGATGTCCGTTCCGTTGTTAATGGTGATGTTGTTACCATTAACAATGTCGATGTCATTCCCATTGGACAGAACAATATCCCGACCATTCCCAATCTGGATGTCTCGCCCATTCTCAATAAATATGTCACGAGCGTTTTCCATGTACATGTCACGAACCTGCTCGATGTACACGTCACCATACTTGTCTACTTTAATAAAGGTACCAGTATGGTGGTAGGCTTTCATCCATTCTTGGTCCTTGGCAATCAGGAACCAATCCCCTTTGCTGTTGATGTGCCCATAAATCTCTGGGTACTTGGCACCTTCCTCGCTCTCATCAAACGTTTCATGTGGTTGTGTCTTCTCAGACCGCCAGTATCCAATATAAAATGGAGCATGAACGTCATCGAAAGGAAACACTATGGTCAACCGTGAGTCCATCTCAGGTACAGAAAAGGTGCAGCTCTCAAGGCTTCCACCAAGCCCGATAGGCGCCATCGGATAGATCCAAGGTAATTTATCTGGAGCGCCATCCATGATAGTCGGAATCGTACACTTCACCCGACCCAGCTTCTTCGGATCCATGTTGTCTACCACTGTGCCCATGTGGGGAACCGATAACAGGTTCGGCTTTTTGATGTGCTCTCCAATCTTGAACATGGACATTATTTGAAGCTCCCTTGGGTATCGCTGAAGCCCTCACGACACACCTCCAATAGGGTGGTAAACTGCTTGGCTCCAGCCGATCGACTTACCTTGGTAACAAACCAAAGACCTGTGTAATGATCGGCGGCTTCTGCTTTGTTTGGTTTGTCATCCTTGAACATAATAAGGTCTAGTACCCGTACCGGGAGTAATGCACTGCTAAAAGAGAACGTTACCTTAGCAGAGCTGAATACCGCTAGGTTCATTTGGTTACGGTTCTGTGCTGCGAAGTAATTGTTGTGCACGTTTTCACTGTTGAACGCGATCTGCCCTACTCGTTTACCCATACCAGACTTTCGGTTTAGGCTACTAGATAGGGCTAGTACAGGCTCCGCTTCTTCTGACACGGTACTAGAGGTACCGGCTTCAATGTCGTAGATCAAGCGGTCTTCTCCATATCCCTTCCAGAGATTCATAAACCCCGTATTGGAGTCCGCAAAATAGTCGCCTTCGATGCCTATTTCTTTAGGTCCTTTTGGGTCGTAGGAGAATGTGTAAGCGGGAGATTGACCTGCCGCTTGCTTGGCATCCCGCATACGAAACTTACCATCACTGGAGATACCAATAAGGGGGAAGGAGTTGGGAAAATCGGTACGCATCCAACAGTCGGAAACAAATTTTTTATCCGAGGTATTAAACTGCCACCATTGCTGGCTATCGGAGGAAGTACCAGGATCAATGTCTGGCGTGAAGTGAGAACCCACTACAGCCTGGATGGTTTCCACTGCTGACTTGGCATCGTGCGTCTTGAGCTTGGGATCCGAGATGTAAGGGATGGCATCATACATACCGCGAATGACCAACGTGTAGGAACCTTTACCAGCACGAGTTACATTCGACCGAAAGATAACTAGCCTGGTGTCAATCATGGCGTCCTTGGTGGCACCAAATGAAAGACTCATGACGTTACCTTCGTTAAACTTGGAGATCACCGATTGATCACGAATCAGGACCTTAAGTTCAAAGGTAGGTAGGATGTTACCTGCATCCTCGATGAGGACAAAGTCAATGATGTCCTCTTCCTCGAGGAAATCCGTTAAGCCCCCAAGAGAGAATGAAAGTAAGTATTGGCCATCAACGCCTATCATCCTGCTGTCACCACAAGTGTTGGAAGGTTAACAGCCCCTGACCTTTCGGCAGACCGTTCAAGAGCGCGGAGCCTGAAATACAGGTCTTCTACATCCGAGATAGAGGGGAGTTTGAGAACCATGCCAGACAAGAGCTCTTCATGGTCAGGGATATCATTATAGTGTAGAATAAGCCACCAGTACCGAACGTCCCTGTACACCTTCCAAGCAATCAGGTCGGGCCTACGTTCCTCGTTTTGAATGATGAACTCTCCCCTATGGGGGATCAACCGTAACTGTTCTAGGAATAGGCTGTCAAGGAAATCGTAGGTGTCCTCGCGCCAGGCCATAAACTTGGATAGGTCATAACGATCGGCAGACTCAACATCAGGATCAAAGAAAAACATGTAGGCTCCTACAGGAAGTAGTCATGGAATTCTTCTGCTGAAATCAACCTGTAGGGTTCAAGCGTCACGTCAATCTTGGCGTAGAGAGGCCCGGAATAAGGAGTAATCTCTTTGGACATGGTAGCAGAAGCAGAGCGTAAGACCAGGTTGGTTGCCCGGAACCACCGGCCATATTCCAACATCCAAGTACCTGCCAGGGAGGTACCAGTTGTCAAGTCTTGAGCCCCGCCAGCGCCTACAGCGTAGCCGTTAGGTGCTTCCAACAAGGTGGTCATGGCACCATCTTCGGCATCCGGGTAGGTAGCACCCACCAGATACTTTACGTTGTCCACAATGTCTTCCCCTTCACGAAGAGCCGGGTATAAGAAAGACACCAGGAAGCTAGGACGTTGCGAGGACACCCACATGTTCACAGTATGAGCCCGTGACTTGAGTTGCATCTGTGGAATCTTAGCACCGAACCAGTCGTTGGCCAAGGTGGTGAGCGCGTTTAATCGTATGCTCTGCTTAGCCATCGCTGTTTCAAAAGGAGCGTTGTACTCAGCGGCACCTGATACCTGCATATCATCGGTAATAAACCCAATGATCGAAGGGACGGCACCGTCTTCAGAGGTCAATCGGATTTGAGAATTCGGATCCTGCCGAACTGCATCAATGGCTATAACTGAGGGCATTAAAATAACTCCATAGAAGCCAGCATCAACAAGGGGTCGTCGATGGATGTTTTCTTTTCTGGTGAACCACCCCCACCTTTGCCACCGCGAGCATCAGTTGGAGCAGGAGCCGCACCACCTCCACCACGAGGTGGACCACCCGAAGCAACACGGGCCTCTTTTTTGGCCCGGGGTTCACTCATAAGTAAATTATTGGCGGATGTTGCTTCTGCCAACACAGCAGACGGATTCGGTGCTGGTTGGGTCACACCCGATACTACGGAAGGTCGTTGGCGTTCACGAATTCTTCCACGGGCGGGAGCCGCTTTACCTCCCCTACGACCACGACGAACGGAAGGGAACCCTGCCCGAGAGCCAGGAGATTCACCTTGGGTACCACTGCGGACAGAAGGAAGGCCAAGCCCTGCAGGAACTGTCGAACCGTTTATGATGGCTCCGCCTGTCGGGATAGCACCACCTCCTGCCCTTGGAGAGGCCGCTCCAGGCACTTCAGGGACCTGAGGCGATGTTGGCGCCCCTCCGCCACCAGATCCCGCTGGAGGACCCCCTGTGGGCACAGCTGCAGATACCGATTCACCAATAGCAGCTGATGTCTCGGGAGGAGGACCTGAATCTGCCGATGGGGATCCGTCACCCCCTGCCCGTATCAAGGATGCCACAGTGTTGGCACGTCCATGTACCTGTCGAGCGTACTTTGAGTCCAGTAGATTATTGGCTGCGCCCTCGTAATCTTCGTTCTTGAGTTGGCTCATCATGTTAGGCCACTTCTTGTACCAAGCAGGCCCCATGTTGAATGTTAGGTCAATAAGTCCGCCCTGACCAGCTTCACTCATCTGGGGGAAAGCAGGAATCCGTTCTGCGGCTTTTTTATGATGGGTAAAGTCCGTCTCGAACATGGCATCCGCTTGGGGCATTGAGATGGACCTTAGATGTTTCTCGTGTGGGCGCAAGAGGTGGCCGTACCCAATTGTTGGTAGACCAACACTATCGTTGTACACGTTAAGACGTAGGCCCTCGTGCTGTTTAATCATGGCCTTTACACCGGCCATCCCACCTGTAACTTGACCTTTCGGTTTTGTGGATCTCGCGGGAGGTTGGATAGGAGTACCAGAAGGAACGACTGTAGAAGACGCAGTAGGTGCGGGTGTAGTTATAGCGGCGGGCTCAACCACGGGAAGTGCTTGGCTGGTGGGTGAACCAGCACTTCCAGGGGCAGGGGCAGACCCCTTGGTCGTGGGAGCCGACGCCGCTTCCGCTGTTCCGAAGAACAGCGAACCGATCCCAGATGCCACCGCAGAGGCACCAGACTTCAAGGCACCCCAAAGACCTCCTTCTTTTGGTTTTGCAGGACCTACTGCTGCCGCCATAGTAGCAGGGGAAGGCGGAACAGGCCCCGATGGAAGTTTGATTGTGGGTGTCGCTGGTTTTGGGGGCTTAGGCGGTGCGGGCGAACCTCCACCACCTTTAGCAGGGGCAGGCCCAACCCTTGTCGTTGTACTAGGTGGTGTTGGAGCCGTTATTCTCGGAGCCGAGGCCACGACAGGTCTTGTACTTCCTTGGGCCGTAGGACCTTTAGGAGTAGCATCTCCTATCTTTTGCTCTTGTACTGCCCGAGTCGCTTCCTGCGGAGCCCGCACGGACCCTGCGGAACCAGTAGGTATCGACTGCCCACCAGAGGCTGCGCCCGGTCCTCCCATGGTAGTTGGAGGCATGGCATACGATGGGGAAGTGATAGCACCGGATGGCACTGGAGGGGTACCCCCGGTACCTTTAATCGTAGATTGGTCGATTCCTGTGAAAGACTGTATCTTTTGAGACACACCAGGAGCCACCGACTCCAGTCCTTTTTGAGTGGCCGCCGTAATAGCAGGGATTGCGGCCTGTACTTTCGGGGCCACGACTTGTATCACGTTCTGAGCAGTTGATGCTACAGAATCCCAAAGGTTTCCTAGCCCTGCGAGGAAACCACTCTCCACAGGAGCAGAAACTTCCGCCGCCAAAGAGCGAGCCTCTGATTCACGTCCTTTCATCCAATCTGTTTTGAGGTCCCGCAAACGTTTCAGGAACTTGAGCCTAAACATCTGCAGGTCTTCGCCAGAAGGGGCACTAATAGCAGACGTTACCTCTTGTACCCATTGTACCCGCTGGGCTTCAACAAAAGAGTAATGAGTATTCTCAGAGGCTTGTACAACAGAGTTAGGGACCGCGGCAGAAGCCACCCATTGGTCCATGTGTTGTTCAATAGTCTGAGGGGGCACCGTAGCACCAGGGGCTACTCCAACAGGAGACGCCACGGAGGCGTCTCCTCCAAATAAACTGGAGATTCCTGACGAAATAGTACTCAAGATAGGTACTGAGTCTACAATATTTTTAGTGGCGGTCAGCAAGGATTGCCCTGCCGACATTGCCCTATCAGCGGCACTTTGAACGGCGGCCTTGGTTTCATCTGGCGTTGGGGCTGAGTCATCACCAAAGATGGCGCCTAGCCCTTTGGAAATCAAACCAAAGGGATTAATCGAGGATACCGCGTCCCCTACCTTAGATAACAGAGAAGCCTCTTTTGCCTGGGCACCCGCTACAGCAGAATCAACAGGGGTAGTATCATCACCAAAGAGACCACCAAGGGCACTAGAAATAAATCCTATCGGAGAAACAGATTTTACTACGTCCCAAGTTTTATCTAACAAGGAACTAGCAGAGGCCGACGCCTCAGAGGCTGATCTCTGGGCTACAGCTTCAGCGGCCACCGGATCAGGGGCTGAGTCATCCCCAAAGATGGCGCCTAGCCCTTTGGAGATTAATCCGAATGGAGTAAGGGAGGCCACGGCACTGCCTACCTTAGACAACAAGGATTGTTCTTGTGCTTCGGCTCCTAGTACTGCTTGATCAACAACAGCAGGGTCTTCCTTTCCAAATAAGCCGGATATTCCTTTCCCTATGATACCTATTGGGGATACCATGGATGCGACATCAAGCACCTTGTCCAAGATAGATGGGGCTTCTTCCGCTCCGGCTGGAACCGTTGCTACTGCCTTGGCTTCCGCTTGTGCTACCTCCGATTCTTGTGTTTGTTGTTCAGGTGCCCATTGACCATGTACCTTGCTGGTCATCTGAGCTCGAAAGTTTCGTTTAGCCATCAAGTTAGGTTGCAGGTCGGCGGATTCGGCTTCAGATACCCAATTAGATCGCTCGGCGTATACCAGCTGGTTTGTTTTAAACTGGTCTCCGGCTACCCCAGCAGGTACTTCAGCATCTGAAATGTAGGACTGCATGTGGGTGTCCACCAGAGCTTTTTGTTCCTCTGGTGCCACACCATCTACCTGAGCCGGAATAATAGCCTTTCTCTTGGCGGCCTTCGCTTCTTCCTCGGTAGTACCGTCATCCCCAAATAATCCGAAAGACATACGATTGAGAAGGGATGGTGGTTCCACGTACTTAGGCTCTACCTTCGGTACCTCTTTTTCTTTCTTCTTTTTATCCTCCTTACCCCCATCATCGTCACTGAAAAGGCCAAAGGTAAGGACATTCCCAATACCAGATACGGCATCGCTAACAGCAGAGCCAACCCCATGAATACCCTTGGCGAGCGTATCTTCCCCGATAAACCCCATAGTAAAACCTGATAGGGCACCACCAAGACCGGCGGAGATATCTTCACCAAGGGAGGTTTTTTCGCCTTCTGCTTTTCCAAAGATATCAGCAGATCTGCTGATGGCAGAAACACCGTCAACAAGTGCCATGCCTGCCATAGCAATGGGTGCCGCTTTACTTAAAAGCGGGGCCGCTTTACTTAAAAGCTTACCAACGGGCCCAAACATTTTGCCGATCTTACGAAGAGGACCACCTCCCCCTGGAAGTGCTGGTTCACCCATTTTGTCTTTTAAGGAACCTAGAAGGTCCAAGCCTTTTGAGGCTAGACCTGAGAGAGACGCAACACCTTTTGAAGCAAGGCGACCAAGAGAACCACGTCCAGAAGATGCAAGACCTGCCAAACTCGCTTTACCTTTGGCTGCAAGTCCTCCAAGTGTGGACGTAACAGAGGAGGTTAAGGAACCGAAGGTTGTACGTGCTTGACCAGCCATTCCTGATAGGGAGGCGGTACCCGAAGATACGAGAGACCCTATTGAGGAAGTGACGCGAGAAGTAAGGCCACCCAAAGCCGTCATACCTTTGGAGGCAAACCCTTGGACATGTCCTACCATCTCCCCAAACTTGAGCATACCTTTGTTGCCCAGGTTTTTAATACTATCGAAAGCCGAGGTCACCATCGGACTGTTGGCTAGGCTACCTAAGCCATTTTGTACGTGACCCACCATAGAACCAACACCACGGGCGAGCTTATCTTTCATAGCCGTCATGGCCATGCCTACACGATTAGTGACACCAGCCGTCAAGGAACTGAAGGCCCCAGTGGCAGTATCCCTTACAGGACTCAAGATACCGCTAACCGTACTTGTAACCATGTTAGCCATGCCCCTGAAAGGGGCTGCCACGACGGATCCGATCTTACCTACAGCAGAGGCAAGCAGGGCCTCTAACATCGAGGACAGGGCTCCTCCGAAGGCCTGATCAACCATTCCGAGGGCGGGGCTGATCTGGGACAAGAGCAAGCTCATGCCGGTATTTGCCATCTCCCGGCCTTCAGCAACCAAACTGGGGTTCGCCTTAAATTTTTCTTGGAGCTTATTCTCTGTCAGACCTTCTGACAGTTGCTCGTTGGTCATGATGGCGCGGTCAAAGTTGGTATTGAGTTCCCGTAAACTGTGGAGGGTTTTTGCCTCTGTAGTTTTATCGGATACCCGGTCCATCACACGCCGAACTTCTTCCAACTGTTCTCTGTTTAGATCGGCACCATCTTTGGTGGCATCCCGCAGAGAAGCGACCTCAGACCCAAAATCGTCAAAAGTTGATAAGTGAGAAATAAATTGTTCTAGCTGTTGTTGTCGTACACCTGCGTCAACATCTTGGTTATCCAGCAAAGCTTGTGTCTGTTCTTGCAGATCCCGGATACCCCCTAGCTCCTGGAGGTGTTTCTGGTACCCGTCAAGTGTGGACCCAACAGTAGCAAGTTGTGCTTCGGTAAGGTTGCTTTGGCGTGAGAGTCGTTCAAGTTGTGCTACTACTTCCGGAGACTTGCCGGTTTCTTTGACATTCGACACAAGTTCCTGAAGCATAGTCATGCGGTGGGCGTTGTCAACACGTTGGTCCATGATGGTATCACGGTAAGCCCCAACGATGTCGGCCCCGCTTCCTTCCATACGATCTTGGAGAACGTCCATGTTCTCTGAAACCTGCCGCATGTGAGTGATAAGGGCGGCTGCTTGTTCCGCGTTTAGGGCTTCGCGGTCCAAGACTTTCTCTTGGTAGGACTGAGCATCCTGGTCCTCCATCAGTTCTTGGAGGCGCTCCATCGCCTCCATCTGACGAGTTAACAGGTCGATTTGTTCTTGGTTGTCGTCCTCTCGAGCGGTAGCCAACTCTTGCTCTAAGGTCAGCTTGGCTTCGGCATCAACCTGGATAAACTTTTCAGTAGTCTTTAGACGGGCTACTACAGAGGTGAGTTGTCGGTGGAGTTTTTCTGCCTCCGGAACAAAGATACCCCCGAAGGATTCCCCAAAGACTCCTCCAAGGGCATTACTGATGCTGTCGCTCACACCACCAAGGGTAGGAAAATCAGCCACCGAGATGCTTCCTCTCTTCCTTCATTTGCTTGGCCAAACGCTGAGCATAGAACAGGACCTCACCGTAGTCCAAGTTATCCAATCCAGTTATGTCAAGGCCCTGCATTCGGTACCCCAAACTGAACGCGATCTCGAATAGCGTCCTCCCCTTCACGAAAAGGATAGATGAGTGTTTCTTTTGCATCAATACGAACACTCATCTTACCTCCGCATGTTTTCTTCGAGCAGGCTGTTTCGTGGGGTTTCACACCATGAAAGAAATAATTGTCCAGGCTCTGCAGTACCCAGGACTCTTCCCCAACCGCGCTCTCAATGAGGGTATACGCCTCGTCAAAAGGTTTGTTCGTTACTTGGAGTGCCATCAACGCAACCTCATCATCGGGTTCGCGTAATGGCTCCCCTTCCTGGTCTGTCAACACCTGACCATCAGTACCACGTTGGAATTCACGTTCAGCGTATCCATCCTTGAGAGCCTTTAGATACCCCTCCAGCGTAATCGGAGAGATGTGAAGCTCTTGACCACCCACGGTAACGATAGCGGGCAGGGCAGGGGCCTGGATCTCGTCAAACGCGATATCGTCAAACTGTAAGGTTTTGGTCTGCTTTTGCTTACAGTGTGGGCACACCAGGTCCAACAAAAATTGCTGGGCACCCATCGTGGATAACTTTCGCAAGAAACACACATACAGGAAGTCCTGTAAGGTCATCTTCAGTGCGCCGTCAAAAGAGGTCTCTACTCCTTTAGCCAAAAACTGGAGTTTGTCATGGGTAGACATACCAGTGGATTGACCGAACTTTTTTATCTCTCCAAAGGAATACGGCCGGTAGGTAATAGTGTATCCTTTATCATAGGCTTTACCTTGGGACGGAAGGTCCTCCGGTTTGTTGAGAGCACTCGTCGGAAACCGATCCTTGTGAGGATCTGACGGAGTTTCGGTTACAGTAGTTGGCTTTACCTTGGGACTGCTAGGTATAGCCACGTTAGGATCGTTCCCTGTGCTCGCGGCGGCAGGGGATACCCCAGGGACTCCAGGTCCCATAGGTGGTACAAAAGTACCTGCCTTTTGTTCCGGTGTTGTCATATCGGCTCTCCTTCTCCTATTTTGTTATCGGCTCTACGTTAAAAAAAGTCCACTGACATTCGGGATATTTGGAATGAGACTGGAAAGGCTCGTGGACATTTGTGGGGCTACTCCACCCACACTACCTTTTTGCTTACCCTTACCCACAATAACGAAATCAAGCACCAAAGGCTCCGAGGAGGATTCACCGGAACCGTGGAACCCAAGTTCCCCTTCTGGGTACACCCAGTAATTAACGGTCTTGATGTTACTGTGGGTATGATCATACTTAGCGATCATGATGGATTTGACAGCACTCTCTACCCAATTTACAGTTGTCCGGTCCTTTGGGAGGACTTGATCATCTACCCATTCCTCAAAAAAGTCGGAGAGGGCGTGGCGGTCATTGTCCAGAAACGTGATCTTCATCACAGGGGCACCACCGTTCCTTAATGGAATTTTATGCACACCCATGGAACTGTCGAAGTTAAATGACTCGACATTGAACAGGGGTTCCTCCACGTCAGTGGCGGGGAACCACTTATGAAAGGGTGGAGGAGCGTCAGGGAGTAGGATATCCCATAAGTAGGCCTTTCCCCAGTCAATAGACCGGACTTGTTCGATATGCTTTAAAAACAATGCCATACCATACTCCTTAAACAAAAAAAAGGGCCAGCCAGGTTGGTGCCTCGCTGGCCCTTCTCGGGGTACTACTGTGATGCGAGGAGCTTTTACGCTCCAGCCGCCTGTGATCCGGATTGTGCGCTTGCCGTGGAGGCAGAAGTACCTGAGACACGACCACCACCACCGGACATTGGATAGTCCTTAAAATAGTGGTAGGTCAAGATCAGTTCGGGCCGCAGGATCTCCGAGTTTTCACCATCCAGTTCACCACCGGAAGGGTCGTACCCTTTGAGGAAGCAACCGATTACCTCATAACGCCAGATCGGTTCATCTTGCCGATTGAGGCGGAACAGGTTAAGAACCGCTTCTGTATCCTTACGCATCTCCTGGATACCGGTTCCTGTCTGCCAGACGGCTTCCCGCCATTTCTGGAACCAGATGTTCATCACGTTGTCGATGGTCTCAACAAACTTCAGGGTCAGGCTGTGGGTATAGTCATAGATACCTGGCTGTTGGATGTTGTGACCACGGATTTTGATCTCAATGTCTTGGCCATCATCCATCTTGGGGATTTCAGAGGACAGGCATTGGAAGTTCAAGGTTGGTGGAGTGGGAACCGACTTTGGCGGTGTCGAAATCTCCACATTCCATTTGTACATCGGAGCAAAATCAGGCAAGCCCCGAATGTTCTCAATAGTTGGTCGCGGCATATCGTGCTACCTCCTTTAAATCGACTGTTGGGCGAGCTTGAAGTCCATGCTCGTCCGAGTGATAATGGTGGTGAACTCGATGTACCGGATACCACGGATGGGCTTCACGAACAAGTCAACGTTCATGCGGTCGTTGCCAATGTCCTCTGGCGTGTTGTTGTCCTCGTTACACACGGTCATGAAGCCGTAGACACCACGCCGCGCCTTGATGCCTTCCATGTAACTGTTGATCATGGATTCAACAAGGGCACGAGACGCCACATCATTGAGTTCAAACTCGAAGTCTTCCAACGCTTCTGCGATGGCAGGCTCCAGAACGATCAACAGCAACCGAGTTGACAACTGATCGAGGTTGGACGGACGACCCAACAAAGTCTTGTCACCCCAAACCGCAATACCCTGACCAGGACGGAAACGAATTGGGTTGATACCCTTGTCAAACAAGAGGTCCATCTCACCTTCAAGGAACCGACGCCGAACATCCAGCACCAACAAAGTACCACGACGGGCACCAGCAGGCGGATACCAGATTTCATAGTTGGCAGCGGTTTCCGAAATGATACCACCGACGTAACCATCCGGGCTGACGTAGATCTGACGATCGTTGAACTTGTCCTCGATCAGCACATGCGGGCTGTACATCGCCGCATAGCTGGAACTGGCATTGAGTTGGTTGTCACGATAGTCGATGATCTCGTTGACGTAATCCGCGCTATCCTCAGCTTCGAACGGAACCGACAAGATGGTGATACAATCCTTGCGGGCTTCGCACAGCTGGATAAGTGCCAATTGGTAGCCTTCAGTTGCCCGGCCACCATCCATGAGCAGCGTCATTGGAGCATTGTTCTTGTTACTGAACTTGTCGAGGTTCAAGATCATCTCGTTGTCGGTAACAGGGTCGCCATCGTCACCAGACGCCATTTGAACAGGGGTTGTGGTGAACTCTGGCAAAACCTCTGGATCGATGGCAATGTTGTCAACGACAGAGATATACCGGCTGGCACGGGTCACGTCCTCAACGTAGATGTTGCGACCATAACCATCTTTTGTACCAGCAGTCCGGCTACAGACAAACCGCTCGACTTCGACACCATTTTTGATGACGTTGATACGAAAAGAGCCGGGTTCCTTCTCGTCATTGTCAAGGACCTCAACATACAGGTCATTTGCCCAGTCGCCTTGGCTAGCGCCTGTAATGAGCAGACACTCATTACCACCAAAAGCATAGGCTTCAGGGTCTTCAATACCGGCAGTCACAGGGATGGCGGAACCACCACCAGACTCCAAAATTGCAACACCGCCGTACAGCGAATTAATGGCAGCGCGGATGACCCAGAGTTTGTTGGACTTTGCCAGGAACGCAATAGCTGAGTAGTAAGCCAAGTCGTAACCGACTTCAATCCGCTCGTCAGGTGTAAACACCTGCAAGAACTGAGTCTCAGAAGCGCACAAGTACGGGTCACTCACAGGACCTTTCTTGGCGCCGGGAATAATAATACCACCGTACACGCCAGGGAATGACGGTACTTTTGTGGTAAGGTCGATCTCCCGAATATTGACCTTTGGAACACCAGTGGCTACACCCATGCCTTAAATCTCCTTTAAGTTGCCGGAACGGCAACTACAGTAGGTGGAACCACATCGAGCCGGGATTGGGCGATCTTCCGGGAGCGACCACGAGGAGGGATCATAATGTAATTCCCTTTCTCCGGGTCGCCAGGTGCAGGCTTTAACTTTACCCGCACCGGATGATCACGCCGACTCACGATAACAACCTTTTGCTCCTGAGCAGGAACAGGACTTTCGTCGGTCATGAAACGTCTCCTTCAACGTTATCCGTGGATTAACTCTACCTCCACTTTGTTCTTTGTGTCAGTATTGACCAATCGAACGGTCTGGAGGGTGTCTGGAAATACAAAGAGTCCTACAAGGGTGAAGTTGAAGGTCTGGTCTGGGGCTCTGGTGACCTCAACTTCAAGAGGAGCGGACGCAACGAGTGCAGTAACCTTATTGCTGTTGACAGAGGGATCCAGAATGTACCCACTGTCTTTGTCAATGGTTATGCACCGGCAGTCGGCTTCGCCTGCCACCTCTACAGCCAGCCTACCCTTGGTAAGATATCGTCGGGCACCAGAACCCTTTGATAGGTAGGCATCAAGCCTTAAAACAATAGTACTCATGTCGTTTGCAACCGTAAATTGAGGTGTTTAACCAATGGCACGTCCCGGATGTCTCGTGGGTCATCGTTAATGAGATATCCACGCACTGAGAGGTTGCCAACGAATTCAAAAGGCCCTGGGGATGAAAGGTCCCCTTCCTGGGTGGGTACGGTTAAAGACGGATCCAACTCGATACCAATATCGTAGTCAAAGTCCATGTACCCAAGCTTGAAGTCTAAACGGTTTCTAATATGAGCAAACGTCCACCTGGTGTTAAATGTCATCACCTGGTTGAAATTATCGGTAATAAAATGGAGTTCGATGGCATAGGTAGTAGGAATGGCTGCTGTGATTTGGGCTTCTGATCGGTCAGTATTAAACCTATTCATCATACCCAGACGTGCCATCTCATGTGGGTTCCGAGACTTACCATCATCACTTTTGGTTGATACACCCATTGTTACCAAACGCAGGTAACAAAAGGGATACTCGGGTTTAACACCTGTTCTCAACAACTCTTGTACGTTCTCTGCTGTGGAAAAGATGGGTGGTTTCACAGCAAAGTCCTGAGCTATCATTTGCTGGAGACCAGCAAACACATAGTAGGATAGTGGTTGTATCTTGGTGGTTGTCTCTTCGGTCATTATAAGGACCTACAAGCGGGTGGAGCCGCAAGGGACCCCACCCACCTAAGGTTTTACTTTTGACGCTGTTGGCGCCGCTTCTGATGCAAAGCCTTGGCATTGGCCTGGGCACGAGACAAACGGCGTTTGGCGCTGGCGGTCAAGGCAGTGGAATCCTCTTCGAGGTCCATTTCCTCATCCTCACCAACGTCCTCTTCCTCCATTCCTTCATCATCGCCGGCCATATCCATGTCGTCCATTTCCGGATCGAGTTCAAGATCTTCCTCCATTTCGAGGTCCAGGTCATCCAGACCCAGATCGTCCTCGGCTTGGACACGGCGTTTGGTGTGGGCAGTGGCACGGGCCAAAGCCTGTTGGTTGGCCTGACCCAAAGAAGCCAGCAGGGCGCCAGTTTTCTTGGATTTGGCGGCTGCAAGCAGATGCTTGCGAGCCAGTTTGGATTGTCCCTTCCGGATGAATCCAAGGGCAGCAATCACATGGTCGAGTTCACGACTATACGCTTTGAATCGCATGGTTATCTCCGTTCACATTCTCAAGGGTTACTCACGCTCGCCTTTGGCGACGGAGCGAGCGTTGGCGATAGCCATGCTCATCAGTTCGGTCATGACCCAACCGCGCCCAGGAACCTTCTCATGGGTTTCGTCGATGGGCTTGGAATCCACACCACCACGATCAGTGTACTGACCATGGTTGGTTGCATCCCCGATAATGTACATCTCACCGCGAGACAAAACCTTGTGTTGCGGATGACGGAAGGCGTCGGAGATGACCTCCATGCCCAAGATGGTACCGAGTTTCCCGGTCTTGAGCAATTCAAACTTGCTCACCTGGTCGATGATGGTTTGAAAACCTTCGTCGGCCACCACATCCTGCCAGATGTCATTGGCGATAAGCCAGTACAAGGCAGGGATACCCCACCGAGTAACCTGGTTGGACATGGCACCCAAAGCCGCTGGAGTCATAGTACCGACAACAGTGCTCATGGTGTTGACGACGTTGACGGTGGCATTGGCTAGACGCAACCACACCCGGTCCTCTTCTACCATGACACCCTCAAGGGCTTCGAGATACTTCTTCTCGAGGATGTCGGTGTTGGAGCGGGCGATGTCACGCTGCTCGATGAAGGGCCGGCTGGAAATGTAAAACTCTGGTGGGTACAGGACGGAGTCACGTACCAACTGGGTTTCGATTTTGACCGGCGAGGTCGAAACGATGGCCACGACGTTCTTTTGATCCACGTCAATCTGTGGAATTTGGCCTTGCCCCAGGTCTTGGCGAAGCATGAAGCGCCGCATAAAGCCTTCGCGGTTGCTGGTCATGTAAATCTCTTCGGCCAATACTTCACCGAGAGACGCCAATTCCGCGCGGTCTTCAAAAGCTGCCAATACCATCTCACGATGGGCGGCCGCCAGCTCTTGCCGCTGTTGGGCTTCAGATTCGGTCACCACATCGCGACCGCTGGTCTCGATATACTTGGCCAGCTCTGCAACTTTCCGAGCCAGCTCTTGGTTGGAACCAGCATTCACATGACCGTCTTGTCCAACAAAACGCTCAGTGGTACCGGGAAGACGCAAGTCTGTTGCCAGAACCTGCTGTGAGGCACCAGCATGTTGAAACTGGACCCCACTGTAAGGATTGTTTTTACGCTTACGCATAGTTTATCTCCATTCTCCTTGGTGTGGAACCCGATTACCGAAGTACCAGGCCCAGCGTGGGGTCTGCCGCCGTGGGAACCTGAATGACGAAACCGTTCACAGCAGTACCGCTTCCGGCCGTGGTGAACAGTCCTCCGGGACCGAGTTTGACCTCGGGATTGGTTCCACTCCAATCCGCAGCCGTATCATACTCGGTGGTGTAAACATCGCCCTCGGTAATGGTACCCACTGAGGACATGAAAGCTGCGGCTGTTCCACCGGGAGCTTCATCGCCTTGCAGCAATTTGGCTTCCTGAACGTTGGGAACATACTTGGACCGCACCTGAACTGCGTCACCCTCTGCCCCGCCAGGAACTTCGATTTCTTTCCCTGTGATGGTATAATTGGCAGGAGCGATAGTGGTGCCAGCAGCATCCAGCACACGGATTGAACCGGCAACCGGTTCATGCGGGAGCATGGCTTTTTTGTTGGCATCGAGCACGACATCGGCCACTTCAGGCATCAGCTCGACATTGATGGTTTGAGCGATAGAGACGCCGGCGAAAACTTCGTCAGCCGCCCCGGTTGATGGACGGACGCCGAAAACGCCATCCATCAGTTCGCCAATGAGAGCTTGCCCTTCGGCAGTGATGGAATATCCATCTGCCACGGGCCGCTCAACACTGTCACGAAAACGACTTTTGTCCAGTTGCAACATGGTTGAAACTCCTTATAAACAGTTTTGAGTGGCCCTATTACCGGCTAAACAGGTTCTGGCCCGCCTGACTGGTAACGTGATGACGGATATCCGCAACGGACCGGGGTGGTTCACCCGTATGGGAATGAACGGCTGCTTTACCATTCAAACGCCTTGGGCGAGATGGGCGCAAAGAGGCCTCCAATCGTGACTCCAGAGGGGCATCCTCCAGGTCATCCTCGGTGAACTCTTCTTCCAACTCCAGTTCGTCGTCTTCGGTTGGTTCATCCTCCGCCAATTGGTAGTTGGTACCTTGGATGGTGTCCGCAAGTTCGTTACGAACGTCCTCGGATTTACCCAACAACTCGGTAGCTAACGCCAACAGCGTGGTGTTGTACTCATCCGAATGGGCAGAAAAGACTTGATCAATCACCACGTTGGGACTCTTCATGCCGGCTTCAACCAGTGACTCATACAACTTGGCTTTCAGGACATGAACACGATCTTTGAAAAAGCCTTTATTCAAGCCAGCAGCAGCAATCTGGAGGCACTGTTGCAACACCGCCTGGGAATCTGCCATTTCCTTGCGGATGATCTCCCGTTCGGCAGTAACCGCTTCAGAGATCTTGAACTTACGGAGGTGAGAGCCGGACAAAGCCACCTGAGTTTTGGTAAAACCAAAATCGTCAAGCGTTTTGTCCAAACCAGCTGTCGCCATGGATTGACGGATTGACTTGAGGAAAGCTTGCTCTTGGAATAGATCCTCGTTGTCACCAGCATCGGCTTGTTTCAGTCGAGCAATGGACACGTCTCCGACGTAGGCGCAGATGGAACTCTTACCTGCACGGACGAAAACGACCTTTCTATCAGGGGCGGAAGCCAAAGCGAGCTCAGACAAGTTCATCAAAACCTCGTCTTCTTCTTCGGGCTCACCACCTACATCATCCCCACCAATGTCGGATTCACCATCAGCGGTGTCACCTTCGAGAGCGGGATCTTCAGTTGGTTGGTCTGTGTCATCGACCATGGGATCTTCGGCGGCGGGTGGCTCATCATCCTCAGCAACGGTTTCAAAAAGGATGTCGTGAGAGCACACCACGCAAGCCATATAACCTTCCAAGGCTTTGGCAGTGGTGTCGGACAGAATGTTACGGTTTTGGCACCCTGGGCATTGGACACTTGACAGTTTACTCTCGTCTGCCATGGACTCGACCTTACGGCCACCCATGTCATTGACAGTAATCACACTATCACTCCCGCAATGTACGCAAAATGGTTTGATGTCTGCGTTGGTTGCGAAAGTAGTGTCACACCCACGGCACTTGTGCGCCGTAACTTTCAGTCCTGTTGGCACCGCGGCCTCGGAGGCAACCACGACCGAAGAAACAAGATTCTGGCCATGGAGGCTTTCACCCGCCGTGACCTTTTTCCGACGTTTCTTCATGTGTTTCTCCTTACACGCATGTGTGTTTCAAATGTGTACTAGGACCCTTTGCATACTTACAGACTTGGGCACCGCCGAAGGAGCCAAGCTGACTTGGGATAAAATTAGATTGTGCAAAAATTTGACCTCGATTTAAGGCCCAGGACCGAAAATTTTCCAGGGATGAAAAAATTGGGAGAGCTGTATAGCGTGGAATGCGCGTCAAAAACAGGTGCCAAACCAAACGGATACGAAAAATGCGCCTCCACGTGCATTTTTATCTTGACGGCACCGGAGGGTTCATATACAATGTAGGTGAAGATTAGGGAAGAGAGCAGGGGCAGGCAGGATGCCATAGGCCACAACCCAAACGTAGGAGCGGTAAACAGATGAATATCCAAGCATTGATCGCAAGCGGCGAAAAACTTCGCAAAGTCAACCACATCCCGACCAACAAGGTCACGATTCAAAAAGTTCAGATTAATCCCAAGGACAGCACCAGGGCCCGCATCGTTGCCCGAGTCGAAGGAACCGGTGAAAACTACGAAGTCCAGATGGTTTTTGACAAGGTACTGATGACCGAGACCAAGAGCCGGCGTTATTCGGTCGAAGCCGCGGTCTATAAGAGAGGCCGCAAAAACCGCCCAGTTTTCATCCGCCCGATCACGACCCGCTCGACTCCGCAGGTTCGGTGTTCTTGCCAGGATTTCAAATTTACTTGGGCACCCACCCTGAAAGAGACCGAGCAGATGACGGGCCCAGCATTTAAGTATGAGAAGCCCAAAGGCACAGGCAAGCCCCGCAATCCCGAGCATATCCCCGGCGTTTGCAAGCACATCGAAGGTACCGTCCGGTTGATGGAAGAGCAGGGTATGTTCAGGCTCGCCAGGACCGCCGACAATAAAGTGGAAGTCGAGACCAAAAAGAAAGCCACCCGCAAGGCCCGCAGAGCGGCCAAGAAAGCGGGAGCCCAGGAAGCGGTAGCCATGGCCGAAAAAGTCGAGACCAAGAAAAACCCGGCAGCTACCAAAGAGAGGCTGGCCCAGATCAAGGCAGTGGCCAAACGTCGGGCGAAGAAAGCGGTTGAGGGTGGAACCAAATTCCTCACCCAAGCCATGATGGCCATGATGAACCCCGAAGACCGGGAAGCTGTTGAACTGAAGCTTACGGACAGCCAGATGGCCATGTTAATCAACAACGGTCAGGTGGCAATGCCCGCATAACCAAACAAAGGGCTCTTGAGGGTGGTGTTCCCAGGTTTCCTGGGCCGCCGCCCGAGAGCTTGTAAATAAATGTTGAACGTTCCCTGAGGATATTATCCATGAGAAGGGTCCCCGCGATAAGATCGCCCAGCAACACCCACCACAGGACCTCCTTCCGATTCTCTCCCCAGACGAACCCACAGTTGTATTAAAAGACCCTAGAAAACAGCAGGAGGTCAATAGTGATGATAAATCCCGCGCAAAAAGAAATAACATTCGCCGAAGCTCAAGCCAGGAGCAAAGAGCACGTGGAACAAGCGTCTCGGTTCAACGCCAACCTACAGGACTTCATCAAACACAAGGGATGGTATGTGCTTGGGTATCGTTCGTTGGAACTCTACATGGCGGACCGACTCCCCGATTTGGATGCTATCCCTCAACTCCGCACCCAAGTACCACCATTGAGCGTGGTACCCACTACAGAAAAAGAGGAGCCCAAAAAACCTCTACCCGTTGAGGTCCAACCGCCACAGATTCCTGAAAAACAGGAACCGCTTCCTGAGGAAGATAGACTTTTGGTTCCTGATACCAAGCCAGCTTTCTGCCCGCCCAAAACCGAATACGTCCTTCCCCTTCTAGTACCAAGAAATGTGGTTAAACAACACAAAAAACCCTCTCTGAAACCGATCCTACGCCCATTCTCTGACTGGCATGGCTACATGATGACACAAGGGGACCTCTATAGGGCCATGACGGAACGAAAACTTTATGGAGAACCCACCCACAAAACCAAGTTCCACATTCCAGGTGTGGCTATCATCCGAGTTGATGACACTTCAGTTAAGGGTAGAGAGGAATTTAAAGTTGATATTATGGCAACTCTGTTTAATTGGGGGATAAACGGAGAGGCGTTTATAGAGGGGGCCGCTACAGGGGATACCTTGGTACATCTTAAAGCATTACAGGCCAAGGGATTACTAAAAGCGGAAGGGAAGGAGGCAGTGGCTGAGGATGTGCTGGCCTTATTCCGGTTCCTGAAATTCAGCTACAGCGGACTCGTCAAACACCGCAAGGGTGCCACGTTTGTCTCCCCAGAAGTGTACGAGGCAAGGCGGAAGATATTGTACAAAGACCAGGAAGGCTTCGAGGAAGGAACAGTGGAGGTCCAGGATACCAAAACAGTGTCGATGGGATTCTGTGACAACTGTGGTGGGCGCCTGTCTCAAGAGGAAATCGACGGAGGGGACGACCTATGTGACGAATGTTGGGGAGAGCCTGAGAAGCGGAAATGTTCCGATTGCACAGCAGAACTGGGGCGGAAGGGATGGGGTGTTCCGGACAACAAGGATGAGAACTCTGAGGTTGAGAGAGCGTTCTGTGAGGAGTGTTACACGAAACGCGAAGTAAACAACGATTGGAGTAAGTAATGTCAAACAACCTCTGGATTGTCAGGGGACTGCCTGGGTCAGGGAAAACCACCCTGGCCCAGCACGTAGCCCGAGAATATGGCGTGTCCCACTATGAAGTGGACATGTTAATGGTAGACGCCAACTCGGGCCGGTATGCCCATGACGCAAAGAAACTACGGTCAGCACACAGGTGGTGTAGGGAGGGTATTAAAAGAGCACTAGAGGAACGTGGTGGGGGAGTGGTATCAAATACCCTGACTCGACTCCAAGAGCTCCTACCTTATTTCCAGATCGCTTATGAGCATCGAGCATCCGTCCATATCATGGAACCCACTACAGACTGGGCTTGGGACCCTGAGGGATGCCAGAGACACAACACAAAAGGGATCCCCTTGAAAACCATCCAACGATATAAGGACCGTTGGTTCCCTATACCACCAGGAGTCTATAACCCTCAAGACATGTGGCGGCCAATAAGGAAAACCGACCGTCGTTGAGTTACATGCTTATTAGTCAACCACGGCAAGGACAAAAATGGAAATCACCAAAATGATCAACTTGACCAAACACCCGATCAGTTTAATCGGTAAAGCGGGTATAACCGAGATACCACCATCTGGAAAGATAGCCCGCATCAAGTTCAAAAAGAAAAGCCTCCGACTGGTGGAGGGACTTCCGGTACCTGTGAACCCCCTTAGCGAACCGGAGTTTATTGAGGGGCTTCCAGATCCTCAAGAGGGCACTGTATACCTGGTCAGTCGCCTGGTCATCACCCATATAAGAAGCCGCCCTGACGTGTTCGCACCTGACACCAGTTGGGGTAGCACTGTAAGGAATAACTTTGGGGACATAGTGGGAGTCACCAGGCTTTTTTCCACACCTGAGTATGCCGCCAAATATTTGACTGTCCAACCAACTCAAGGCTCTGACTAATTTATAGTGACGTTCGTGAAGGGTAATTATAGCCTCATCGGGCGTTGCTTCTCCACCATGGGGGTGGGTTCCGAATCGGCTCCGGGATCCGCCCCCATCTGCCTATACGGTCCTTCCTTGCTGTTTCTTGTACCCCGCTTCTACTTCCCTCAGGTATGGTTCCAAAGACCTCCCCTGGCCCTCTGAGGGCCCTACAGCGTCTATCTTAAAACGCCACCTTCCCTGACCCACCTTCTCTGCTGCTTGTTGACAGGCCCCCAAGGGCAGGTCCCCGACAGCAATAAACCCATCGTGTTCATTGGCCACAACAGGAATTCCCACCTTGGCCAGTTCAATGACCAATGTTTGGATGAAAGCCGACTCCTGTCCCTGTACCATAAACGCCATCAGACGCTGGCCACAATTTCGGTGGTGTACGAACCTCAAACCGATTTTGTTACGCCACCATTTTTTACCACCGCGAACACCAGCAGGGGTATCCAGTAAAACCTGGATCCAGTCCTTGATACCTTTTTGGAGTGGTTGTGTGTAAGAGTGGAACCGATCAAATGCCTCGCAGGCGGCATCCCATGTTCCAAGATGGTGCTCTAGTTCTTGCATGATAGAGCTTTGAGGATGTTTGACAAGACGGGCGCCTGTCAGGAGGGCACAAAAAATAGTCTTCCAGCAAGCTACAGAAATACCACACCGCTGGGCGGCGTTTTCCTTGGCCTTTGGATTCTCAACATAGTTCTCCAACCATTGGGTGTCGATACCGTGTTGTTCAAATTCAGAAATCAATATTGTTGGTTGAGATGCCGCTAGGTCGTAATTGACCTGCCCTGTGGTGAGAGATCGAACTTTCATTTCTACAGGAGCGTTTTGCAGTCCACCACCTATTTCGTGGATACGTCCGGTCGTACCACTCTTATACCGCGGACGGTAATACCATCCTATTGTATCCAGCTTGAGGTGCCTCAACAAAAAATAACATACCCGAAGGTTGGCTTTAAACCGGTTCCAAGAGCCGCCAACATTCTTTGCCCGATCTCTATAACTCTGATACATGTGGGTCACCAGTCCAGGAAAATCCACGTATCGGTTTTTCATAACGCGTAGACTGTGGGTGGTAAGTGGTACCGATATCTTGTTCCTAGGTAACCGCTTTCCTTCTACCCTACCGAGGACCGCTTTCAATAAAATATGATCTTGCCGCCTGTCCTGGCCCCAAGGATGGTGGTCCAGATGAAATAAAGAAACCATCCTAATGATAAGAGCCTTAAGGTGTTTCCACGCGAGTCGGTACTCGCGGCACAACCGACGGTGCCTATCATAATTGGTGGTTTCAATGAGACCCAGCTTTTCCAGGAGCTCGTAACCTTTGTCGGTACCAAAAGAACGGGTAACGGTTCTGGCTTCTACATGTAAGGTGGTCCAGGGAATAGGTACCCAAACCTTAAACGTAGATCTCCCTAACCCAAACAAGCCTTCGTAGGCTAGGTGACACAGGAACCTCTTAATCTGGCTTCTCTCCCTATTGGTAAAAAATCGTTGATCCCATTGAATCGGAACCAACTCCTCTAGGTAGGATGCCAGGGCCGGCTCAAATACATGATCCTTCAATCTCATACCATCCTCATTCACGGTTGATTGTGACCATCCTCATTCCCAATTTATTTACAAGAAATTAGAGTAGGGCGGTACACCGCAAATCAACCATCTTCAATTTTAAATTAGTCAGACCCAGTGGTGATTACTCCGATTCTGGAGGAGGTCTTAAATTTCTTTCCTTACCTAAACACCAGGGCTACGCCCTACTGGAGGGAGATGTAGGCGCCTGGAGCGTAGCGACAGCCTACATCTCTTTCTATCCTTGACCGTCCCCACTCATCCTAGACATTGAACCTACCAAATGGAGGAAGAGGTGGTATCCAATTTTACATGTCTAGGATGAGTGGGGACGGTCCTTAGTCCACCAGAAGGCGCACGCGCTCCGCGCCGCGACGCCTTCTGTAACAGGGTATACCCTAGGGTTTTTGGATATCTTTAGATCCATGTCCCTTGTGAGATCCAGTCCCAATGTTAGAAACCAATACCCGCTGGCCCGACTCGCTACTTCTATATAGTTCTCCCAAGTGGTGGTACCCATATGCTTTTTACCTATCATTAACCTCAGACGTTACCTTGGATTAATTGGATAGGCAGGATTTGGTTTGGTAAAGATTTTCTTGTGGATCACGATTTTTGACCAAAATCCTTCAACCTATTCGCTTTATCCTTTCGGTATTTATACTGGATTAAGAGGTATTCTGAAATCCCGCTTTTCCAAGTTTGAACCGATTTTGGATCTTAACTTTCTACCCGCCCTTCCTTCATAGGCCCCACCTCCCTTTATGTGGTGCCCTAAGTTTCTCTTATACCCTATACGTTTTGGTTTTCAACCTCATTTTACGCCATACCAAATTCATTGAAAAATTGTCCAAATAAGATCAAGATTTGACCAACCCTAAAATGGAAATTTTCTTGTAAATAGACGGTAGGTCGCATATCATTAGGTACCCAAAAATTTTTATCGAGGTGTCCATGTTTTCTTTAAACCAACAAAAAAGAGAAGGGCTCCACAATTTTCTTTCCACTTTACAGTCCAAGAGCACGGGTAAGTGTTACCTGTTAGTGCGCCCTGTCCTGCAAGGGCTCCCACTGGAAGTACGTTACGACAAATACAAACTTGATAGGGTGGTGTACATGAACTCCCTTGGACAAGAAGCGTGCTTTACCGAACGTCTGGGTCCTTTGTTGCCACAACGGTTGATTGCCAAGGGTAAGGTGTTTGGTGGGTTTAAGGAACCTAGGATATCCGTATTTGGGACCTTGACCGTAGACAGACACTTGTTCAAGGGAACGTTAGGACTCGCTACTTTAGGTGCCCTACATGCAACCGTGACGCAACAGGATGAGCAAATCTGGGTGAGGAGGACACGCTATTTGGCGTTCGCGGCTCATAGCCTCAGGACACCGGAAAAGGAACTTATAAACAGGCTAGGTGAGTTAGACTTACTTGCGGGTGTACCCTTCCTGACACCTCATGCCTCTCCTGCTTTCTTGTGTCGAGACATAGGAACCTTATCACTCGCAACAGTGGAGGCCCGTTTACAAAAGGTGTTTGGGCGCCTTGACAGTCCACAATTTCCCTATCCTACGTCTGGTCTGGTATTAGAGGTCAATAGCGTTGACCTACGTACCCATAAAAACCAGAGTCCTTCACATTACATTTGGAAAACTGATGAACGTTATTATTGGTGCTGAAGCCATACGTGCGGATTGGTCACTTATAGTGGGGGGTCTGGATACATGGATTGAACGTACCAACCACCACAGGTATGCCCCGACCGTGGATACGCTACACAATTTGATGCTGTCACTAGAGCGCCTCCAATGTTTAAGTCATTTATTGGATCAGGAACCTTTTACCGTAGCCATAGGTGTAGTGCAAGATGTATCCATCCCTTTGGTGTCTAACATGCGCGGCCTAATGCCTCCGCATGGGTTCGAACTTTTAAGCAAATTCATAGCACCTTTTTGGACAAGGGAAGAACAGAGGGTATTATCAGGGATGAACATACCTACCTTCCAGTTCTCCGGGACCGCCCGCCACTACATACATGAGTTGGATGTTGGGTCCTCTGTTTATACAAGGACCCAAAAGCTGTTAGACTCTGGTAGATTACGCATAGCCGAGAGTCCTCGTAGCCGTGCCCAACTTATCCAAGATTTTGACCTGACAGAGGTATATGCTTTACGGCGCTTGGAGGACACCAAGCGGGGTAACACTTCCCAGCCTTATTTAAAGGTCCTTTTGAAGGACATTCATATCAGAGAACAAGGCATACTGGTGTTGCTGGATAAAGCCCAAACAACAGTGCAGGGTGCGGCGATAGTTACGTTTTGTGAAAATGAAGCCCATATTTTGGACTTGTGTCTGACTTCTAACAGGCACCTAGCACCGGTCTTGGCTGCACCCTTCCTGTATTGGAGCCAAAGAGGGCGCCGTTTGCACCGGTTACAGGGCCACTCCCTTGAGAGGTCTTCTCTGCCATCTCGTTGTGAATTGGTACCTAGGTTCTTTGTGGGTGCCTAACGTCGTGTTATCCAATGAAATTTTTTAATCCAGGGCTTTCTGACCAGATTTGAGCCCAACGTTGTAAATAGAAGGTGTAAGCAAGGATTTTTGCAAGGCATGGTTTGTTGGGCCGAGGCGTTGTGCCTAACTTGCTGAGAATCGTAGGGATGTGATGCAGGATTTTTTCCTTGACAGGCGCCCAAGGATTCGATACAATGTAGGCGAGCGTTAGGGCAGCAGGTGTAAACGAGGAGAACATAAGGAGGGCCGACACAGATAAACATTAAACAGTAAGTTTAGGGAAAGCAAAGAACAGTCACACGATGTAGTACTACAGTTGATGTTTTACAGAGCCGAAAGCTCATTCCACTTTCAAAGGAGAAGCCAACCATGGCACGACGTTCCAGCAGTTCCAGCAGCAGCAAAAAAACCACTGCCTCCAAAACCTCTTCCCGCAATCGTCGCCCGAGCCGTCGGCAACGGGCCCAGGGGATGTGGCAGGTCAACACGGTTAGCCCTATCGGTTTGACGGCCCTTGGCGCCAATCGTCGGCAACCAGGTACCATTACCTCCGCCGATGAGAACGCTGCTACCATCCGTCACAGTAAGCCAGGGTCGAGCAAGGTACTCAACCAGATGGTCCACAACAGCGTGATTGCCTCCATGTCGGGTGCTGACGGCAAGGCCGATGCCGGTGTCATCAAGCGGAATGATCTGCCGGTGCAGGTCGAGAGCTTCTTGGCCAGTGAAGTTACCGCCACCGAAGCTGGATTCCTTTGTACCTTGGAAGACGGTTCCGAAATCCAGGTTCCTGCCGAGGGTACCACGGTGGTGATGGAAGAGGACGGGGAGGGGCGGAAGTCTTCCTCCAGCCGTCGGAGCAGGAAGTCCAAAGAAGAGGACGCTGGGGAAGAGAAGCCCAAGCGGAGTCGTAAGAAGAAGGAGCCGGAACCCGAGGCCGATTACGACGGAGATGAGGGTGAAGACGGTGACTACGAGGGTGACGAAGAGCCTGCTGAGGAGGAGAAGCCCAAGCGGAGTCGTTCTTCCAAGGCTTCGACTTCCAGCCGCCGCAAGAAGAAGGAACCGGAACCCGAGGCCGATTACGACGGAGATGAGGGTGAAGACGGTGACTACGAAGGTGAAGATGATGAGGGTGAAGACGGCCACGGTGACTGGTAGACCTTAACAGGGTCTTACTGATTTGTCGGGAGGGGTAGCGGTTTTACCCCTCCCGTCTTCCCTCACCTTGGTGGAAAAACGTTATGCCTAATGCCGAAATAAAAACCCCTCCTCAGGAGGTAGCTGAAAACGTCGATGATCGGCCGGAACCCGAGGCCGATGCCATCACACAAGAGAACGCCCAGCAACAGGTCAAAAAGGATGCCTTGTTATTGTACCGCAAGGAGTGTACCCAGTGCAAATACCTTTTCGATCATGAAGAAAAGACCTACGATGAATGCCATTTTTCACAAGGGAACCACCAATGTCCTGCGGCCACAACGGAGGGTTATGTGGGTACCGATTTTGACAAAGCCAGCGATGGCTTCGTCGAGGCCCTCCTGGATGCCGACCCCTCGCGGTTGGGGAAAATTTGCCAGAAGTTGAAAAAGCTGGGGCCTCGTGTTTCAGAACGCGTGTTCCAGATGGGCCTCCAAAAGGTGGTGGACATTTCCCTTGTTGATGGGGAAACCCCCAGCCAGGAGGAACCGCAACCCACTGGCTCTTGATGTTTGTAAGCGCGTCTTTCATCACCGTACGCGGAAAGATAAAGGGGACCCCCAGGTTTGTACATAGGTTAAGGGGTCCCCTTATCACTAAGAAGGGTATACCAATGAATGTTCAAGCAGCCTTTACTTTTATGTCAGATTGGATCACAGGAAGGTTCCAGGAACGTCAACTCCTTATTACCAGTTTTCGTACCCATCCAAAAGCGAAAGGCCCTTTCTGTGTACCTCAATGGACTACTGATGGAGGACCGAAGATAGCACTCGACAGCAAGAGCCGTCCTATTGAGGGAGATTCGGAGGTGGCTGTTGCCCGAGTTACCAAGCTATACAGCAAAGGGAAAATACCCATTCGATTCGCTGTTATCGAGGACCTGGGTTCCATGTTGGAAGAAGCCCTTGCTGGGAAGACATTGGACAGCCTGGAGGGATCCAAGATATTCCGTACCACCCTTAATCAAAAAATCCATGACGCGGTGATACAATTACAGGTTTGCGTGTCCTTGTCACCCTTTCACTTAGGTGGTCAACCACTGATACCTGACAGTATAAAGGTATCGGTTGATCTACAGCAAACCAGTACAGTAAAAATGGAAGACAAACGTTCTCGGAACCATAACATAAAGGTCAATTTTTTCTTTTCGGTGAAGGCCACATCTGAAATAGTGAAGCTCCTTTTGGATAAGGAGTGACACCCATGGCGGGCCCTGACGAAAATGAACGACTCTTGGGCATACGGGAAATAAGGCAGGAAGCCGATCGAATCTATGATGTGGAGGCGGAAAAATTAAACCGCATACCTTTGGGAGAGTTGAAAAGGTTGTCCACCTACAATGAAAAGCACGCCTCCAGCAATTTTCGTTGTCCTATATGTTTGGGTCGCAAGTACCACACCTTTAAGATGGGGGAGATAGCGGCTCGTGTTTGTGATAAGTGTACCTCGGTGTTCCTTAACCCCGTCCTGTTCACACACCGAGGGTTTTATTAAATGGTGAGGCTCTACCTATGTGTGGTCTTGACAGGCGCAAGAAATTATGTTACAATACCCATGAAGGGTGTTGGAGGCGGCATCCTTCGGGATAGGCCGCCTTTTTGTTGAGTTGTAAATAGACTAAGGATTATTAACCCAAGCCAGGAGATGACAGTGGCTCGAACGACAAGAAACCGAGGTACCAAGGCCTATGATGAAAGCCACATCCAAGCTTTGGGCACCATCGAGGGTATACGGAAACGTCCCGGCATGTATTTGGGTCCTACCAATAGCCAGGGCCTGTTCCAGCTGTTGAAAGAGGTGGCGGATAATTCGGTGGATGAAGCAGCCGCCGGCCGTAACGATCGCATTATGATATTGGTGGACAAAAAGAGAGTCTGGGTGATTGACAACGGGGCAGGCATCCCAGTCCAGAAAAATCGCTCGACAGGAACCTCCACCCTGACCACGATCCTGACCAAGCTTCATGCCGGAGGGAAGTTTGACGCCAAGGCCTACAAAAATGCTAGGGGCACTCACGGTGTTGGTTTGACAGTCGTGAACGCCCTTACTCAGTACATGCAGGTATGGACCTTCAGGAACCATAAATGGTGGACCACTACCTTTGCCCAAGGAGAGGAACAGGATGCCGTAGGAACGTGTGGAGGACCACCCAGGCTACCCTTCAGAGTACCACGCCCAAAGTCTGGTACGGTTATCTGTTTTGAGCACGATCCTACCATTTTTGATAAGCGGGCTAAGCTGTCAAAAACCCCGATTGAAGAGTGGGCCGAGATTACTGCCTACCTCAATGAAGGACTCCGCATCCAACTGGCGTTCAATGGCACAAAGAAGAGCTGGTGGTTTAAGAGGGGCCTTGAAGATTATCTGTTCGCTCGGGCCGAAAAACTGAAGGTCCAAAGTCAGGGACCACATTTTGTCGTTCGTGACACCAACGTTGACGTAGCGCTTTCTTTTACCAATAATGATGGAGAGAAGGTAGAAGCATACACCAACAGTAGCCTCAACGCTGATGGGGGTGTCCAGGTCACAGCCCTCTGGGCGGCGTTGACAAAGGCCCTCATGCCATATAAGGGCCGCAATTCTTTCATGGGGCCGGATCTTCGGGATGGCATCATTGGGTTGGTGAATGCCAAACTTGATGAACCTCAATTCTCTTCGCAGACAAAAGAGAAGCTGGTGGATCCAAGAGCCAAGAAACCTGTTGAAGATGTGCTGGCCGGGGTTTTATCAGCGTTCTTTACCAAGAACAAGAAACTGGCGCGGGCTTGGTGTAAGCGAGCGGCAGACATTCGGGCCGCTCGTGAGGAGTTCACCCTTAATAAACAGGCGTTAAGGAAACTGAATGCCAAGGTAGGTGGGTCGGTTCTCCCGTCCAAGTATACTGACGCTGCCCGTGGGTGCCCTGCACATAAACGGGAATGTTATCTGGTGGAAGGGGACTCAGCCGGGGGATCCGCTCGACAAGCCAGACACCGTAAATTCCAAGGCGTGCTCCCGCTAAAGGGTAAGATCTTGAACGTGATGAAGGCCAAGGAGGGCCGGGCCTTCACATCCGACGAGGTGATGAACATCCTCAAAGTCCTAGGCTTCAACCCTCGACACACCGACCCTCTTGGTAACCTTCGTATTGGACGCTTAATACTCTTGTCAGACTCCGACTACGATGGTGGACATATTAACACCCTCATCCTTGCTCTCATTGCACAGTACCTACCAGGGATGTTTGACAGGGGGCTCATTTACGCCATACAGGGTCCAAGGTATGCAGGAACCCACAGGAGCAAAAAATATTTCGGGGATACCGTAGACGAGATTCGGAAGCAATGCCCAAAGATGGATCCGAAGCAAGTAACCTACCTGAAAGGGTGGGGAGAGATAGATCCAGAGGACCTGCGTCCTCTAGCTTTCGATCCATCAACCCGACGCATGGTTAGGATTGGGGCTCCTTCCAAAAAACAGATGGCTGAGTTCCGCCTCTTGATGGCCGACAACCCAGCGTACCGCCGAGAACTGTTGGGTATCTGAACTCGCTTCCCAATAATCGAAGCCCTGTGTGCCCTCACAGGGCTTTTTCTTGTTCTGGAATCGGGCTAGGGCTGTAAATAAAAAGCAAGATTCATACCCCTGCTTGTTTTGTCAAGGAGAACCTAATGGATAAACGTAGATCAGATATAGCGTTGGCAGCATTGAATGCCATCATACAGGTGGGTCGCCACCAACACCACACAGAGGCGGCTCAAGAGGCTTTTAAATATGCAGACGCTTTTCTAGGGGTGGAGAGAAGTACCACTACCCAACCGACCAACGCCTCCCGGCGATCGACCACAGAACCCAAAGCTGAACCCAAGAAAGTAGAGTCGAAGAAAAAGCGTGATGCTCTTGGGACTCGCATCGACAACGCCTTGCGGAAAGCTGGTTTGGACAGGTCACTGGTGGCAAAGCTTTCCCAAGAGGACTTCGTAGCCATCACAGGACTGGGTAAGCACGCTCGTCAGAGGATCATCGATAAGTTAAATGACAAGGGGATTCGTCATAAGCTAAAGGTAAGATAAAGGTACTCCTTCCAGCCAGATACGAAAAATCCACCACCACGCGCATTTTTTTATTTGCCTCCAGGAGGCCGGTAGGCTGCAATGTAGGCGAAGGTTAGGAATGACGAGAAGCAGGTAGCAAGGAGCAGGACCAAAAAGAGGGCGTGTTTTTGCCCGCAACCATTTCATAGGAGAACAAAACGATGAACAGTCAGTCTAACAAAACCCAGGTTTCCATCCTCGCCATGGCCGCTTTGATCGAGTCTGGTGAAACTGAGAACGTTGCTGCCAAGGCTTTCGATTTCGCGGAGCAGTGGGAGCAGGAGCTCAAAAAGCGTCAGACCGAAGGCAAAAAGACTCGCGTCCGCAAGCCCACTGCCAAGGCCACCGAAGGTGCTACCGAAGAGAAGCCCGCCCGCAAGTCCCGTCGGAAAGCCAAGGCGGAGACCGCTGATGACAGCCAACCCAAGGAAGAGGCGACCAAAAAGTCCAGCCGTCGGAGCCGGAAAGCCAAGGCCACCGAAGGTGCTACCGAAGAGAAGCCCGCCCGCAAGTCCCGTCGGGGAACCCAAACCAAGGCTTCCGGTGACAAGGCCCCGCGGAACGTGGCAGACCTGGGTGTGACTGATCGTGTGGTTGAGACACTGGCCAAGTCTGGAATCAAGACCGTTTCCCAGCTCAAGGCCAAAACCCATGCCGAGATGAGCGATATCTCAGGCTTGGGTCGCCGGTCGGTTAGGGCTGTCAAGGATGCTTTGGCCTCTCACGGCCTCGCTTTCAAAGCCTCCAAGTAACATGGTGGCCCCTCGAGGGGTTGGGAAATAAGTTTGATCCCAACCCCTCCAAGGTAAAATGTGGAGGTCAAAATGAGGATCGTATATGAAGGACTCCAACCCACACCCCTTCGGGTTTTCGGAGGAACATTATCCAAACTTTTTCATGACGCAATGTCCCCGAATTCCTTGGATGCAAAGATCGAGTGGTTGGACCAACGTTTACAAGGTGCTACCGAAGAGAAGCCCGCCCGCAATCGGACAGGGGATCCGGGTAACCCAAATATACCCGAAAACATGTAGGACCTGCAGGAGGCCCTATGAGGACCAGCAAGGGTGGAAGCCAAGGAGGACAAGATGGCTATTTACGCAATCAGAAACCAGGAAACTCCCACAGGCCACAGGGATGTATTGGTAGTTGAGGGAACAGGCGGGAGTTTCAGGGTCAACCTATACCCACTTCCCGAGGACCATGACGCTGGCGTGTCGTTTCTGGTCTGGGATAATGACGGAGGAGAACAGGTTACAGGGGGTGATGACTTTGAAGACCTGTTGACAGAGATGATGGACCGATCAGAAAGTGACGACAGTTAACACCTCGGAACCTGACAACCCAATAGGATTTCCAACAAAGGGCCAACGTTAAACACGACGTTGGCCCTTTTGATTTGTATAATGTAAATAAAGGGTAGCCATAATTTTATTGAAAGGAACCTACCATGACAACGAAAGCCCTTGTCAGTTTATCCGGAGGCCTCGACTCGACTCTTGCCCTGATTTGGGCCCAGCAAGAGTTTGACGAGGTTCGCGCTATCACCTTCAACTATGGACACAAAACATGGGAAGCGGAACGGCTTGCTTCCCAGACCATATGCCGCCAACTTGGCATACGTCAGGATATTATCAGTGTCCCGAATGAGCTCTTGCGGTCCACCAGTCCACTGGTAAACAGCGCGAACGAAGTCAAACGATACGAAGACGCGTCGGAGATCCCAGATGGTGGCAAGGACCTTACGTTCGTTCCAGGGCGTAACATCCTGTTTTCCATTTTGCTCGCGAACAGGGCCTATGCTTTGGATTGCCCTAACCTGGTGTTTGGCATATCTGAACAGGGGTTGGGCGGGTACCCAGACGCTCGCCGTGACTTTGCGGATGCCATGGCCGAGGCTCTGACGAAAGGAATGGACTACCACTTCCAGGTACTTACTCCTCTAATGCAGTGGGGTAAGCAAGGGGTGGTAGAGTTTGCTCAGTCGTTGCCGCGTGGTATGGAATTATTGGCCTTCACCACCACTTGCTATGAAGGGGGTAAATCCCCATGTACCAAGTGCCGTAGTTGCTTATTGCGTGCCAAGGGTTTTGCGGATGCTGGGTTATCCGATCCCCTACTGGAACGCCTCAACCACTTTGATGTTTGTTAAGGAGCAGAACAATGGACAGAAGTACCATCATGGTTGTCATGCGGTCACCAAACCGCGAGTATCTGGGCCAGTGTCGTATTGACCAAGAGCAGCAAATGATCTACTTGGACAATGCCGTCCTGTTGCAACTGGCGATCCAGAATCAAACGGATCCCGCCACGGGAAAGCCCGTCAAGGTCGCCCAGATTGGATTCGTACCCATCTCATACTACATGCAGGAACCCACCAACCAGATGAAGTTGCCGACCTCTGACATGCGGTTCCACTTCAGTCAGGTGGAAACCATGCCCTACTTCCCCAAGAAGGATATCCAGGACAAGTACATCCAGGCAATGACCGGCATCATCCCTGCTGGAACCTCTGCGCTCCCAGAAGGTAGTGGAAACAACATGACAAACGTGGTGCCAATCTGTCAATAGTGGTCAAAAACACTCGCTTGACATTGGGCTCGCCCGATGCTATACTTATAGGGGTAAACAATGGTCCAACGTAGAAAGGTCCAAGGAAATAACATATGAGCCGACGAACACGAAAAGTTAACCCCGCGCTCCAAGCCCCTGCGAGTGTTGCCCATGTTCCAGAGGTAGGTTTATTGGAGTACGCCCGAGGGGCGATGATGGACTATGGAAAGTACACCTTGGAGGACCGGGCAATTGCCGACTTCCGAGATGGACTCAAGCCAGTCCAACGTCGCATCCTTTGGGCGATGCACAAGTTAGGGCTTACCCATAACGCCGGGGTTTTGAAAGCCGCCAGGATTGTTGGTGATACAATGGGTAAGTTCCACCCACATGGTGACAGTGCTATCTATGGGGCCGCTGTCACCATGGCAAACCTCAGTACGCCCCTCATCGATGGTAAAGGTAACTGGGGTTCGCTAACAGACGGGCCCGCTGCTATGCGGTACACAGAGGGTCGCCTCACCAAATATGCAGACAAGGGTCTCTTCCACCCTGACTACGTACCTACCCTTGAGGAGATGCCCACGTATGATGGAAAGGCGGTGGAGCCTGTAGTGCTGCCCTCCCTAGTCCCCAATATCTTGGTGAATGGTACTTTCGGGATCGCAATGGGCGGTACCGCCCACATACCAAGTTATGAGCTCAAGGGTCTCATCACATTGGTCCAACGTTTATTGGACGATGAACCAGTGGGTGTTGCCGAGTGTGTTAAACATCTGAAATTCCGGTATAAATATGGTGGGGAAGCCATCCTGGACAAAGAAGGTCTGGCAGACCTAAGGGCTTTCTACGAACAGGGCACAGGTGGGGTGTGGTTCAGCTCGCCCCATCACGTAAACCAACACCAGCTTTCCCTCACGTTTACCGGATTCGCACCCAATCTGAATATCGGAAAAGTGGTTGCCAAAGTACGAGAGCTGTCCTACGTTGCCTCTGTAGACGATGAGACTTCCCTAGAGACGGGTCCAAGGTATACGGTATTCTTGAAGAAGACCGCGGCTTCACGCTTTGTTACGTTATCCCAAGAGGTGGTGTCCTACTTTGATTCCAAACTAGACTTCCGCGTCAACATTGTCAGTAGGTCATTCGATGCCAGTACTGGGAAGATGAGGGCCCGGTTCCGTAGGACCTCGATCCCCAAGTTACTGAAAAACTGGGTGGCTTGGAGGCTCAAACAGGAACGTCGTAGCTTGCGGTACCTAATACGAGTGCTGGATAAAAAGATACGGGACTTGGAACTACGTCTGCTGGCGTCCCTGAATAAAGACACGGTATTGAAGTCCTTGGATGATGAGGAGCCTGCCAATTACTTGGTTAAGCACCTCGAGGGTATTACCTTGGAAGAGGCTGACCAGATATTGGGGTTTAAGATCCTGCAGTTACACCGCTGGAATATCGAGGACCTTGAGGCCCGCATTAATAATTTGAATAAACAGAGGGATGATCTGCGATACCACCTTAAAGACCCACGCCCAAAAATGGTGGAGGACCTTCGCGAGTTTGCCAAGGTGACGGTGTAATGACAGAGATCCTTCCTGGAGAAAAGTCGTTACTAAAATGGAGTGCCTTTCGTTGCCATTTTTGCATGGAGTTACGACCTCCAAAGGAAGTGGCTTTAGGCCCTATGCAGGTCATAGAAGGCGCCAAACAGGAAGAACGTGTATGCATTTGTTCCCACTGTTTGGCAGACTGTAAAGAGATATTAACACAAGAACACCAACCAACAAGGGGTACTACCCCGACAATCAATCAGGAGGAAAATCATGGCAACGAGGATCAGCAAGAGTCGGAAAGAGGCACTGGTCCTGCACCTACAGGAAGCCCAGAAGGAACTCCGTCGTCTTAACCGTAAAACGGCAGAGACCGAAGGTGTAGATATCTTAGGAGTGCTGGTCACATTTTTAAAAACCGCCAGGGAAGCCTTAGCTTCCCGTGCTAGTAAACGCCTGCCGCAGTTTTTGAAGGAGATCCGGGAAGGCATTGATTACTGTCACAACGCTGTGGAGAGTGCGCTGGAGGCTTTGGAAGAGGGTGACTTGGAAGTAGATGACCTCCGTAGTGTCAAAGCCCAGGTCGGATCCCGGTTGCACGATTTACTGAGGGTCGCGGTAGCTCTTGAGGATGAACGAGTAGGCTCTGCTCCTGTTAAATTAAAGGAGGGGCTTTCTAGATCCATGGAATGGAATGATGGACTTAATGCCGCCATGGAACAAGCCAAGGCCCGTGAGACGGTGGTGGTAGATACGAACGATCCCAACCAAGCAGAGTCCGACCGAAAAGCCACTCGTACCATGGAACAAGCTAAAGGTGTGTTGGCGGAGGTACAACATTTTAAGGACCTTTTGCCTAACGTAAAAACGAGCAGGAAAAAATTTCAGGTACTGAAATTGCCGGTAGCCCCTGTGTTTGAAGGCTTCATTAACCGAGAAGACTTGGCACAGGCAGGCTTTGATATTCGAGTGATGGAAACCTACGTGATCCTGAAGGGCCAACCAGTCGTTGGGATTAACCAACGTTACCTAAAGAAGCGTGGGCTTACTCCATTAAACTATCTGAAGCGTATCCAGCACTTATTGACGGAACGGCTTGGATTTTCATTCGTGCCCTCAGAAACCACTGCCACTCATGAGGGCACAGGGTTCTCCTATATTTGGTTGATTCCAGAATCACAATATAACCATATGGTGGGCACTGATCGCTCCATGAAGATACGCGGTTGGGGCTTAGGTTTTTAACTTTAACGAACCGGCTTAGTTGGCTGGGTACCCAAAGGGACGTTGAAATGAGTGCCAAGAAACCGAAACAAGAGAAGACTTCCCGTCAACCCTCCGGCATTGACGGAAGGTTAAATAAGAAACAACCACTCCCTCCTGGTATCGCTGATCGTCGTCAGTTGCGAGTGTTGCGGGCTGCCGCTCGCGGCCGTGTCTCTGTGGTCATCGAACGTGTGGTCAAGAAGGTACCTTACACCTCAACCGATGATAAAGGTAAGGTCACAAATGAAGTACGGGAGGGTGAACGGGTGGTGTATAGGTCAAAAGGTGCTCAGTGGAAGACCATCCGCAAGTGGTTGGATAAGGGATGGTTGACAGAGGATTACAAAGACGGGAACCAGCAGTTCTTCAAACTGGGACCTAAAGCCCCGTCAATACCCTTTACCTCATAAACGCCCTCAGAGGACTTCTGTCGGGTTTTTATCTTTGGACATATCTTTGGACTCTCAAGGACCTAAAGTGCTTGGGTGGCCCTCTGAGGAGCCGCAATGAGCGAAATGATAATCTTAGGTCCTATCAAGGTTCGTTGGGAACGTTATCTGGAGTCCAAAACCTGTCAGGTGGAGGTCCTCCATAACAACGAAGTCCTCGCAAAGTTCTCGTTAACAACCACAACACCAGTATACAGGGTGGGCATAGGCTCACCTTTGAACGTAAGTGGTACCGTTGAAGCTTACTGGTGTTCTGAAAAGTCGGGCCAAATTAAGGCATCGTTACGTTGGAGACCACGACCTGGCCATGGACCACCACCAGATGCCTACCAAGGAATAATTGGAGTGTGGGATGAGTGATCGAGTTTGTGAGTGTCCGGATTGTTGTTGGGAAGGTCCACCTGATAAATTATACAGTGATGCTTGCCCTAACTGTGGGAACGATGAACTCCATTGGACCGCGGAACCAGAAGGGGAAACTACCACTTACGGTAAGCTTTGTGAGTGCCTGCAGTGTAATCAAGAGTTTACAACAGAAGAGCTGGAGGATGACGTATGTCCAAACTGCGGGCACACAGAGTTCTCCTGCCTAGAGGAATCCTTGTAGGTTTGTGGAAGGGTGGCCGAGTGGTTAAAGGTACCGGTCTTGAAAACCGACGTAGGGCGACCTACCGTGGGTTCAACTCCCTCCAGCCCTACCAATTATTGAGAGCCGAGGTGGTTTTGGGTTATCAGAGGTTAGATCATGTTCAGTGGGAACAGTAGAACAAAGGAGCCGAGATGAGTGTAATCGAAGTCCACAAACCAGCTGATTTGGAGCAGCTTCGTAAATTTACCCCAGGCCAACAGGTACGTATCTATGGAGTAGCGGATAACACAGTGTTCAACGTCAGCCTGTACACCCGCCAGAATGGTGTTGAGGTCCTGTACATGTCTGCCTTGGAACAAGGGTTCAAACCACGTAACCTCCGCCGCCCCCCTCCGGCCCCACCCGACCACGCAGGAATGTTGTGGACCATTGACCAGCTCAAGCAGCACCTGACAGCGGGACAGGGGTTCCTGGTTGATCAGAAGGTTGCTGTGAACCCTGAGGAGAAGCAGGTGTTTCCTGTGGTTGGGGGTGGTCCCTCTGCTCCTGCCCAGATTCCTCAGCAAAGCGGGGCCATGGATTTGACCAACCCAATGTTTCTGAACCAGCTTCGGGTGGCGGCGGTCCAGCTGGCGCAGACTCCGAACAACACTAACCCTTTGCCCGGTCAACTTTTTGCTGGTCTTGCATCGATCCTTGGGGCTTTGATGTTGGTTTTCCAAAAGAAGTAATTTTATCTCGTGGGGGCGTAGCTCAGTTGGGAGAGCGCCTGCTTTGCAAGCAGGATGTCGGCGGTTCGATTCCGTCCGTCTCCACCAAACTTAAAGGCATGGTTCCATGGAAGAAACTCTGAATTGTGTTTGTTGCCACCAGCCCAAGGAAGACAACGAGATATATAGGTTTTATGCAGGGGCCTGTATTTGCAAAAGGTGCCACGCCACGGAGGAGGGTCTTCACATGTGGCGTGGCCATGTGATCAAAAATACTTGGGGTGGTAACTTAGGGTCACTATCATGAAGTTAACCTATGACGAACTGGAAAAGATGGTTAAGGAGCAGTGGGAAGGAATGCCAAAGGATGAACGGTTTCTCCGTTTAAAAGGAAACGACCCTACCTTTGAACAGTTTGTTCTGACACATGTTCCTCCAGGTAAAAGCGTGATCTTGGATTATGGGGCCTTTGATTTTACTATTGTTGATTAGGAACTGACCATGTGTAATGTCCAATTATCAGGCGCTCATGCTGAGGAACTGCGAAAGGCAGAAGTGGTTAAGTTGCGAGCGGAGGGGCAAGCATTGGAGGCCGCCTATTATGATCGCAACCTATTGGCCCTTGCCTTTGCCAAACTCGCTCAAGAACAAGACTGGCGTGTCGGCACCGAGCGTCAGGCCCGTCACCTGATCGGGCGGGGAAACAGGACACATCTCTATATAATAATAATATATAGAGGAGTGGCATAATTGCGTTGTACCGCCCCGCGGTAAACGGGGGCCTCCTGGTGACAGGAGGGATATTGCCCAAATGGCAAGGGATAAGGGCCTGATGCCAGTGTAGCTCGTGCGAATTACCAGGTGATCCCGGTTATATTCCTGGTGAGAAACCGTGTAGCTGGAGTAACGCCCAGCCTGTGGTATTCGATTGGCCCTTAGCCAAGTTTGGTAAGGCAACAGATTTTGATTCTGTGTATCCCTGGTTCGAATCCAGGAGGGCCAGCCAATCAACCAGTACTTAAGGTAGTTACTCGTGAGGCATATACTCATTAACAAAGAAATCGGTGGGTTTTCCCTTCCACACAAAATTGTGATGGCCTGGGCACAGGCTACTGGTGTTGATCTCCAGTGGGAACTGGACGGAGTGTATGTCCAATCTTATAAAGACCAGGCCCATGAAGACGAACCACATGCATCCTTTAACTACACCAAGGATGGTGAACGATTTTGCCCAGTGTTTGATATACCGCGTGATGACCCTGCTCTCTTGGAAGCATTCAACCAACACCAGGATTTGGCCCCTGACCTGAAGGTCATAGAGATTCCGGAGGACATTAAGTGGAGTATCGGTGAAGCTGACGATGGTCGTGAATGGGTATTTGAACAACATCGAACGTGGTATTGAATATACTATAAGGTATGGGAGGTTGGCTTAGAAGCAGCCATCCTTTAAAGAGTGAGGCAAAGGCCGTTAGTTGTAGTACGTACCTGGATTGCAAGGGCATGAACCAGGGAAACCTCTAGGCTAACGTTTGGGTGGCGGCATCCAAATAAAGAGCTCTGCAGGACCACCTGCTATGAGGGATAGGCGACGGGCGCCACTTGGTGAAGTAGTAAGCCACCCCAGAGATGGTAAGGGTGAACTCCTCTTTGGCGTAATAGCACACCATATTTTCTTTGTGGCACGTATGGCGGAGTGGTAAACGCGCAGGCAGAGTCTGTGCTCGCCGATAGCGGACTGATCAACCGTTTAAGCGAGAATCGTAGGTTCGATTCCTACTACGTGCCATCTTAATCCACAGTAGTTTGGTTGGTAAAGTGAGGGCCTGTTAAGCCTTAGGTTGTTGGTTCTACCCAAACGCAGGTCCATATCTCTAGTCTAATCTTGATTTGCCAGGGTCCCTCCAGCGGCCGAGAGGAGCGGCTTTGTAAGCCGACGGCGAAAACCCAACGCAGGTTCGAATCCTGTTCCTGGCTCCATTTTTGGCTCAGTTTATAATAATTTCTTGTAAATAAACCATGAGGGCAGGGTCCCAAGTAGGTGGGCCTGCCTTGCCATAGAAGGGCCCAGGTGTATAGTGTGATCTCCCCGGTCTCCGAGTGCCGCCTAACGTCCATGCCCAACGTTGCCTGCCTCCATCTGGGCTCTTCTATGGCAAGACATTGAAATCCTTGGGTTTTTCGAGTCATGAAATTTTACTTGACTCTTCTGTTGGTATATGTTACAATGGTGTCGTAGTGTTGGGTATGGGCAAACCCGCACGGCTCCATCAAGTTAAAGTATTAACAAGGGCACAACGTTTGGAAATTAAGCGTACATTGAAGTTGGACCACTGTTGGATTTGCCAAGACAAAGATGGCTTGGAAGAACACCATGTGGTACCTCGGCATTGCGGAGGGGAAACCGGTCCTACTGTAACCCTGTGCGGGATTTGTCATTATAACACCCACCAGATACGCATTCCCCAGTATGTCAAGTATGGTACCCAGTATATCACCCAACTCTGTTCCAAATGGAAGGGTTCCGGCCAGGTAGACCAAGCGGTTTATCTGGCTTCTGTCATCTCCAAAGCGAACGAAATATCAAAGGGTTCCGACCACCGACCCGTGAAATACATGACAACGCTTGACGCTGCAACCCATCGTATGTTAAAACTATCAGCGAAGGGTCTAGGGTTAACGCAGGACCAAGTGGTGAAAGAGGGAATTAAAGTGGTATATATGAGGCACATAGGGCACTAGATACCAACTACCAACCGTGAGCGTATAACGCTCACCTACCAACCGGGGAATCCTTATGTTGAAGAAAGGGACGCCTTCCAAGTCAGGGAAGCTAAGTTTGGGTATGAAGTGCGGGGAATGCCTCCATCATAAGAGAGGGCCCGCTGTTTATGATAAAAAGTGTAAGGACCTCGGGGTTCAGTCCTTTGCTTCTGCCTGTGACGATTTTACCCCAGATACCTACAAGCTGGTGACGGTCCAGGAAGACGCGATCGAGCAAATCGCGATAATCGCCAAGGACCTCAAACCCAGCCAACTCCGCATATTGGCCTACTTGTTCAAGTACGCTGCCACCGTCCAAAAGACGGGTTACAAATTTGGCCAGCCCATTTTTATGAACTTGTCGGCTCCCCGTATATCCTACCTCGACTGTTGGTTTCAGGGGCGTGTCATTGGGGCCACCAAGGACCTCAAGTACCTCCATGTTGCCAGCTCACTCCGTTCCAAACGTTACCGCAAAAAGTTGGTTTTCTTAACCCTTCCGATTGCCTCAGTCCTGTCCAAGAGTCGGTTTACAGCCCTATCGGAACGTTTGACGGAAGAAGGGAAAATCCAAACGCCCAAAGATCTACGTTCCCACCTTTTGACCAAAAAGCGTATGCCCGTCATCCGAAAGAAGTCAGACCTGGATAGTTACGAAGCACCCACCATTGATGCTTGTACCTCAGACTTGGAATCTTTGGCTCAAGGGAAAAAGCCAAAAAAGAAACGCGGTTCCCGCAGCAGACGGGACACGATGAAGGTCCGGGACCATGAAACAGGGGCTACCGTTAGCATCGAATTTGACGAAAAGTGAGGGGATGACAAATGGGCCGAAACACCATCGAGTTGATGTTAATACACCACTTCCCAAGTTATTTAAGGATACCCCTAAGCTGGCAACGTAGGGCAGTTACCGCCGTTCTGCTCTACCTGTTCAGGGGTATTAAGAGCCGAGAGCTTACCCGACGGTTGGAGGACCTCCTTGGTGAAGGTATCAGCGTCAGGGAATTTAGGGCAGAGTTGGGGGTACAAGGGTACATCTTAAAAAATATTAAAACCTGGTTATACTACAGCTACGTCCATAATGCCTACTGGACACGTCAGCAAGCCACCAGGACCTCCCAGGAATTTGAAGTCAAAAGCCGTGACACTGAGCTTGCCCGATATCTCAAACGGTCGAAGGACCTTCGACGGGCATTACCCCCCTATACAGACCGCTACAAGGCCTTGCCCCTACGAGGCATTAACGCCGCTACAGAGCGGGTGGTAAAAGAGGTGGACATATATACCCGAAAATTTGTTACCAAGAAAATGCGGTTTCTGGCCCGGTCCTATGGCATTGACCTTGAAGACCTTGTGATGGACTTGTTGCTTAGGGGTATCCAAAGTCTGTTGTTGATGTACCCCTGTGTGGACAGTCGGCTTCACAGCACGAACATTGCCAAACGCAGTATCCACAACCATGGTGTGAACCTGATCCTCAAGCATACATCCAAGAGCAGGAATAACCTCATCCGGAATGATGATGGTACTTTCTCCAGCCTCAAGGTGTCATTGGATATGTTACGGGATAGCCTCCGCGTGGTGGAATCGGATGACTTTTTGGTATCGACGTTGACAGGTTCCCAACAGAGTTTCCGTGATCGAGCTTTCACAATCGAAGATGCTTTAACCGCCAGATCCTTGCTGGCTGGGTACGGTGGGAAAAAGCGTAGGTTCCTGGAACTCCTTACGGGTACTCATGATGCCCGGTTCACAGACTGGCTACAAGAAAAGAAGATGGTACGTAAAGGTGTAACCAACGAACAATACTTTGAACGTTTGTTGGGTTGCGGGCGCCTACACCGCTACATCCGGTACTGTCTTCGTTCCCTGGACGTTCCACAACGTACGGGCCTTGCCTTCCTCCAAGAACTCCGCGTTCGCCTTTCCTGACCTCCTCTGGTCCTCTCCACTACTTTTAGCTCACACATGATAAAAAGGGTCCAGGCAGGCTTAAAACCCGACCTGGACCCTCACAGGACCAGCAAAGGTGACGGGCGTGTTACCTCTGCTCTTTTTCCTTCTTCGCATACTGGAGGGTCTTCTTCAACTTGTTTCGACGGGCTTCACTCATGATGTGATCCCAATCCGTATCGGTCAGACTCTCTGCCATGGACCTCAAGGTGTTGTTAAGTTGGGATTGGTGGGAGTCTTCCCCCACGCTTGCCATCAAGCTTACTACAGCCGGTGATACTCCATCCACGTCCAAACTGTTTCTCACCACGGCTTCCGCCGCAGAATGTCCCATGCTGGTAGACTGGCTCTGGATAGCACTGGTGGCATCCAGATCACGCAGCCGCCGTTTTTCTTCTGAGATGCTTTCCCGATCTAGCGACCGCATGTAACCGCGGGCGTCCGTATCTGACACCACTTTGAGAAGCCCCCCGGATACCGCTCGCCGAAACTCGGCGCCTGTCATAAGTTGTTCACGAGGGACCTGGGTGGTGAGATCGATTGGTAGGAACGTAACAGGTATTTTCACTGTGTCGGTACCCGTGCCATTGGGTCGGGCACTACTGAACATGATGTCACTACGTTTGGTACCCTTGGTGTTGTTGAATACCCATACAGGACCAATGCTGGCCTTTTCCAACTCGTGGAAATCCAGTCTGGTAACTTCACTCGGGCGCATTGCTTGGTCGTTATCCATCAGTTTCGTTCTCCTTGTGGTGGCGTCGGAGTCGGTGTAACTCCTTGGCAGATAGGTGTAATACGGTTTTTAATGGAAACCTTCGTCGGGCCTTCGTATCATTTAAAAAGGACCTAAATAAATTTTTGTTGGTTGCGGGTAGGACGTACCCTAGCTTCCCCTTAATGTCTGGTAGGTTGTACGGATACCTTATATGTAAACTCTCTTGCAAGGGGTTCAGGGCGGGTCCCGCCCTGTTAGCCGTGTATTCTAGGTAATGGTGTAACATGATCAGGATGTGGATTTTGCGCACACCCTCCTCCCTCCTCCTTTTTACCTCTTGTACTGGTATTCCCTTAGCCTTGGCCAGAATTTTATCTGGTATCTCGTCCTCCGAGTGCAGGCACCCAGAGTTGGATTGCCACATACATGATGGTTGGCACTCTGCCAACCGGTTCCCTATTAATGGACAAAACATTGGTCAAAAGATTTTTTTGGTCGTATGTTGCGGTGTTTGCTGGTTGTAGCCGACTCCACCCTGTCTACAAACTTTCGGACATGTTTTACCGACTTGAAGAAGGAATAGGGTTTAATTTTAAAATGCTGGCACGCTATAAACAAGGCAATTAACGTAGCGTCTACCTCATGTGGTGGCACCCGACATTGCTTGTATAACTCTTTTAGGTCCAAAATCTTTTTCGTCCTGTTCTTCCAGGTGGAGGCGGTAATCATGGGGGTCTCCACCACACCTACCTTTTTTCTGGTGGTGAGTGCTAGCGCGATGCCTAGCATGATATTGGCACGTTCCCCAATATCTCCACGCAGCCCCCTACTCACGAACCGCTCTGCGATGAAATAGTTGACAGGTTTAAAGTCTCCTATTATACCATCTACCTCTTTAATAAATTGAACGGTACCCTCCTTGAGGTCATCTTTAAGGGCAGGTATTGCCTTTTCTATGATGCCACACTTGCGTACCTTGTACTGGAATAGGTGCCCCCACACACGAGCATCCACCACTGAGTAGGCATAATTACGTGATCCTGGGTCATGCCCTATGACCCTTATCCTTCCTTTTTCCACTATATCTGTCCCGTCTGTCAATAATTTCATTTAGGTACGCCTTGTACTCTCTTAATTTACAGGGAACTAAGGGCGTTTGGGCCGATACCAGCACTTTTTCTGGATTATACGAGGGATTTTCATGCCAGTTGTTCGTCAAAGAGGGCGCCAGAGAAAGCCCAAGAATCACAGGGTGAAAGAGGTGGCAGATCGTGTGTTGGAGCGTACCTCTGAAGTAGCCCAGCATGAGTTCAACAATGCGTTTTTGGTGAACCCGCACCCTGTAACCTTGTACCTACCTCTCACCAATGGTTATCGTTGTACCTGCACTTATAACGATACCTTGGCTTCTGATGGATCCATGAAACCAGAAGTGATGGACACCTTGTTGAGCGGATCCCCTGTTACGATGACGCCTGCCGACAGTGCTCATGCTGACCGGTCGACATTGACCAACACAACCAACATTCGTATGCGTACCGGAGAGAACAAGCGTACACCTGATTCATTGACAGCCGACGAAGAAATCGTGGATCTCGGGGAAATAGATGAGTCCATGTCCACACCATCCACCAACCCATTTGGCTTTTCTGGGACCTCGTGTCCCGTTTGCTTTGGTACCTCTTATATTGGCGGGTACAACGTTTTTCGAGGTTCTCGCACAGTGCTCACGCCCTCTAATTTTAAAGATGCAGAGGGCGTTTCCATTGACCATACCTCGGCACCCAATAAGCTGATGGCGGAACGAGAAGGCGCGTTTGTACTGTTTAATATAATGGTACCCAAGAACGCGGTAGCGGTCGAATCTATCCGCATCTTTGATAACCAGCAACAGGTGTTTTTACCCCTGTCTGTCAACAACGTATTGTTGGGCGGTGAGGGTGGATGTTCCCCAGAGTCTATCCTGGCCTTTGCCACAGGTGTGAAAAGCCTCCTGAAGCTGGAGTTTCCTGTCCGTGGTGCCAAGATTACTCACATTGAACTGCAATTCCGTCTGTCCAGTGAAATGTTACTGGCGGACTTCTCCAAGATTCAGGACCTGCAGGACATCATCCTGTTGGAAGGACTTGCAACGGGCACTATTGTTTTACCCTCCCTGGTGGCTGAGGTACCCAAGCTGTCCATGTTGTTTGACCACGTATATAGCCGATATTGGCGTACCACAGATTCTGACCCATTGATGGATGCCCGCGGTCATGTTTACGGGCACGAGTGTAACGCCTTTCCATTAAAAGAATTTGAGTTGGGCACCATGTTACCACACGGAGGTAACAAAGCGATGAAAGCTGGTAACCCTATTGAGAGGATTTGACCGTTGAGTGTCCAACAGAAATTGCTGAAGGAAATACGCATCCTAAGTCGAAATGGGGAACCCAAGTTTCGCAGTCTGCCCGACGTTTCTCGTTACTTACGTGGTGTGCGTTCCCGGGTAAACAAACTCTCTGCTGCTTTCGACCAACTACAAGAGGATGAGGTAGGGCCCTCCCTGTTGACGTTGGACCGGCATCTTGAAGCCTTGCAAGTCTATGGAACCAAATTGGATACCTTGGGTGCCCTAAAGGCACAGTTAACATACCAGTTCCATAACGAAAACAAGCTAGGCAAGGTCTTCGGGGAGATCGAGGAACTCCAAGCTTTGGTCCGTGCTGAACTCCTTACTATAAGGGCCTGCACAGAAAAAGCTACGTTGAAGGTAATGCCTACGAAAGTAAGAGCAGTGGCAAAAGGCATCCATAAACGGAGTCGGCGCCTTCTTTCAGGCAGGTTTGACCATCACCGTATACATAGTCACGTGTCTGCTGAAAATGATTCCCCTCTTTTCACTTCGGTACTTGAGTTGGCAGGAGTAACGGACCCAGAAGGTTTTACCTACGACTCCTTCCATGTCATCGTATCTGGCACACAAACAAAATCTGGTTTTCAATTTTCCCTTTCACTGTCCCCATCATTTACACCACTGAGCACCCATTCCGGTGCCAAGCAATTTACTTCCCTCCGTGAAGGTCTCTCCCTCCTCCCTTCCTTGTTGGCTGAAGAGAACCTCCTCGTTTCATCCAAGGTACAAATGTTGGAGCACATGCCATGAAAGAGTTGCGGGTTCTTGCCAATGTAGAGATCGCGTTACAGGTGGATTTAACCCCTGAAGCCGTCCTTTCCTTCTTTCGCACCCTTGCATATATCATCTATTCTGTCAAGTCTGGAAGGCCCTTACAGGTCCAGCAAAGGGTACGTTTGAACCAGCTCTTTGCCCAAGCTGAGGACTTCCTCACCCAATTCGGTATCAAAGTCCCGCCTCTACGCAAGGTTGTAGATAAGCTAGAGCAGGGTGGCACCGCCTCGGATGAAAGCAAGGCCCTACTCGCTTTGGGTTCCATCCTGAAGGTCAAATTTCCTAATATATACGGAGCCACTGAGGACTCAATTCCAGAGGAATATTTTGCTCTCCTGAAAGACTTTTCCGTCCTGTCTGCCAAGCCTAGCCCTGCCGCCTACAAGCGGTTTCATAAGAACATAGGTGTATTGAAAGACCCCCATATCAATAAGCTTTTTGTCCATGAGGACCCACCGAGCACACCAAAAGAGTGGTTACTTAACCACATTCGGAGTAGCGGTAAACCAATCTTGGATGCCTCTGATGTAAGGACCGCTGCGTCCCAAGAAGGGGTGGCGGTCAAGATACCAGAGGGGTTTACCGGATTTGTTGGGGAAGACGGTGGCCTGTATACCAAGGCACGACAAAAGATTAATGGGGTTCCTGCTGGTACGATCGAAATGAACCCTAAGTATGACCCCAAATCTGATGACACTTGGGTGTTTAAAGGTCAGCCTCCAAAAGGGACCAAGTTCAAGTATTACTATACCGAAAAGTACCACAAGGCCCGTACCAAGGAAAAGTTTGCCAAGGTGGCTAAGCTGGTCAAAGGTATCGAAGCCCTTCTCAAGAAATGGCGCCGTGACCTGATGTCGGATGGCTCCAAGAAGCAGATTCCGGCTTTGCTGGTGGAAATTGCTTACCTTACACAGGGTCGTATAGGGACCCCTGGTTCTTCGACCAAAGGACAGAGTACCTATGGTTTGTCCACGCTGAGGGCCAAACATATCCAGCTTAAGGGAAACACTGCGGTACTGCATTATAAGGGCAAGGACGGTATTTCTCATAAGCATGCTATTATTCCGGACACCAAATGGAGCCGCAAGGTAATGGCTTTGCTCAAGATCCTGACAGAAGGTCTGGAACCAGATGACTTGGTGTTTCGCGGACCATCAGGAGCCCATGTCTCTGCTACCGTGGTGAACGCTTATTTCAAAGGGATCGGAAGTCCTGTTACCATCCACAAGTTACGCACCCTCCGCGGTACTCTTTTGGCGGAACAGGTATTGAAGGGTAGCAGGTACCATAGACAAGGGGTCCCGCCTTCCCAAAAGGAGGCCCTACAAGAATTTCGTTTGTTGCTGATGAAGGTAGCAAAGGCGTTGGGCCATTACAGTGGGGATAAGCTCACTCCAGACACGGCCATACAAAACTACATTGACCCATCGATCATGATTCAGCATTTCCGGTCGATTGGTGTTCGCACACCACAACCCTTGTTGCGTATGATGAGTTCGGTTAGCAGTATGCAACGTGCTTTTGAAGGAGCCGAATTGTGAGTCACGATACCATCGAGGCTATTCTCAAAGCGGTGGTAGGACATCAAGTAACCGCGCGGGCTGTCGTCCAGATTCCAGAACCGTTGGAAGAGGTAGAACACGTCGTAGTGACTTGGATCCTCCAAGACCCAGACGGTGTTGAGTATGCCCGCGGGTTTGCCCCACACGTGGAGGTCATGACCCGACGTACCACTGCGACCGCTTACTTCTCTTTACCTGATAACCTCGAAGCCGACGACTATGGTACCGAATACCAAGTTAAGTGGATTTTTGACTTTGACGGTGAAGAAGACCTACATTATTTTGAGTCTTTCCTGGTTTATCCACCTGTTACTGATCCCTTTGGTCCTATGGATGCCGTGGAGATATATGGCATGGGATCTGCTGAGCTGATTTGTATCCTTCCTATTGGTGGTCGTATTCCAACCGCTTCTGTCACGGTGTTCAACGAAGATAACGTCTCCCTTTACTCCAAGCAGGTAATCCGTTCCTCTGCCGGGGATAATGGCAAGTACCGCTTTGTTGATGCCGTTGACCTAGTGACCAATAAGTTGGTCCCTTCCCTCGTTCCATACTCAGTTATATGGAACTACAGAGTCGATCGAGTTCCCCAACAGGAACTTGGCCGTCTATTTGTGACCACTCCATCTATTTTGCAGGCTCAGAAGGAACTCGGTGATTGGATTAACAGGCTCCACACGGATACTGGCCTGGAAGAAGCCCAGTATACGATGGTTGACATGATGTCGTTCCTTAAGAGCGGGGCTGATTATTTTAACACTCTGGATCAGGTCACTACCTTTTCCATGACACGGGCCAAAGGACCTATTGCTCATTTCTGGATCACAGCCGCCAAGGCAGTGGCCCTCCGTAGTCAGTACCTGGCTGAAGGCGAGAAAAGCTTTGACTTTGGAGGGCAAGCCATCAGTCTGTCCACCGATGTTACAGGGTACCTTGAAAGTCAACTATCAAACGCTGAGTCCTACCTCCAAGAGAATGCAGAGCGTTTTAAACGGCAGGCTCGTAAGAAGGGCATTATCGGAGGGGATGGGTCTGAGAACGCAGGCGCCAACGCCAGCCGGGTTGGAGTATGCGGTGTCCAGATGAGTCTGGTCAGTCAAGCCGGGAGGGCAGTAGGGCGATGAGGAAACTACGTGTGTTGGCCGACCTCGGCCCAGAAGAAAACCAGCATTTCAAAGAGCTGGTCCGCAAGTTTCGTGGTATGTTACGACGTATCGACCTGTTGATGGAGATCGTTGACGGTGAAACGTATGACGTTGACGGGCATTACCTGGTGATTGATACCGATGAAATGGAAGAAGCCCTCGAGTTAAAGCTGGATGGTAGTGGTGCCGCTCCGTACTCCGGAGCCAAGCCCGGGAAGGCGTTTATCGTGGTATCTGTGTCTAGATCCCTTGATGCCAAGAAAGTACAGCAGTGGTTGGCAGAGCAGTGGCGTCTCAAGCCCTTTAAAGCCGTGATCAATCCGTTAATCAAAAAGGGTCACGTGATGAACGCCAAGTTCCGCAAACTGGAAAAAATGTGGGCGAGTGTCATGATGGCTCAGGAAAAGATGGTGGCCGGTGTCATCAAGGAAGTCCAGGCTCTGCCTGACCAATGAACCCGTCTTGTAAATACAAGGCATAACACCCCAGTAGGAGAGCGTAAATGAACGCCAATCGTAGTCGTTACTTTGACCCCGCGCGGGTTGCCAAGAAATTGCAGAAGCGTAACAGCCGCCGTCTGCTTGCAACCGTCCATGAATTCAATGTGTTGGCGGAGGGTCAAGTGGGCCAAGTTATCGTTGGCCTGTCGTCCCCTACCTCTGACCGGAAAGCCATCCAGGCGGCTATCAACAACGCCTTTGACGGTAAGGCCGTGATCGTACCTGACTCTTTCCGCCAGTTGGTAAACATCCGAGGTAACCGGCCAATCCTTTCGGGTTTCGTTGTTCCCAACCGTGTGGTTGAACCCTACACCGATGAGCGTGTCAAGGACATGCGGGTGATGGCATCCAATATCCTGATGGATGCCAAAGACCAAAGCTTGTGGAACGTCAAGACAAGCGGTGGTCAGAAGTTCCTGTGCCGTGACCAAGACGAAGACCTGTCTGAGTTGCTGGCCCATGCCCGCACCCGTCGGGTAGGTGTTCCACAGATTCAGGAGATCGCACGTATTGCCAGCCCTGAGAGGTCCTACGTTGGGTTTGTCGATCCAGCCGAGGGCATTGTCAAGTTCGGTTACGTCCTAACCTCCTGCACGGACTCCGGCGACGTGCTGATTGCGGTGCGGGACGAAGAGGCTGTGGCCACGCACCCTGACCTGATCGTGGAGGTGGCTTCCTTGGGTGACAGCGAACCCAAAATGCAGGTGACGGCCAAGGCACGACCTACCTACATCCCCGAGGAGAAGTTGAAAGCCTGGGCCAAGAAACAAGAGGTTGCGGACGAAATCAAGCCCATCACGGTCGAAGACCCAGAGGACTTGACGGAGACCGACCTCAAGCAGTACTACGCCGACCTATACCAACAGGATCCCAGCTACTACAGCAACCTCGAACAACTGATGCGTACCCATGGAGTCGTCTGATGAAACGTGAGCTTGCACACCAACAGGCTCTCGGACGCCTTCGCTTTACCGGTAGGGAGCCTGTTTTGGCAGGCTTCGACCGGAAGAAGCTGGGTGGTCTGGGACCCCAAGAAAAGAAAATCGTAGACCAACTGGAACCTCTACAAGGGGTGATCTCCGACCAGGTATTGTGGACGATCCTGGATGTGGCCCGCGAACTTGAGTATAGTGATGAGGTGATACAGGCACTCATCGCATTCAAGAAACGGGCATCTGTTGCAGCTCGGCAGGTCACTAAGTTGACGTCGGACCTCGATACTTTCGGGATCGACCTGTTCCTGCGTCTCCAACAAACCCACGGAGAAGAGCCTGAGGCTGAAGGGGAAATGGAATGAGCACCCACAAACAAGCCTTAACTCGCCTGAAAAGAATGGGCCGCTCCTCGGTTAACGCAAGTTTTGACGCCTTGGAGCCCACTCGGTCTGGGTCTGGCTCAGACTTTGATCTTGATGATTTTGTAGCCCAGTCTGACCAACAATACCCACAAGATGTTCTTCAGGTTCTTACCTTGTTTGATGGGGTATCTAGCCTGGATTACTACGATGTCCAGGAACTCGCAGGGCGGTTATATATTCTTCATGCTTTAAAGGCCCTTACTACTGCCCAAGAATTGTGCCAACGTTGGTTAGAAAAGAGAAGCAAAGCCCGGGGCCTAGCCAACTTGCTTTATAAGCAGGGTACACCACAAGATACCCTGCGGTGTTTACGCTCTTCTACCCACCAGGTTATCCGTGAATTGGATGACTTGGTTTACAAATCCCTGTAACCCAAAGGAAGACGAAATGACCACGACACGACAAGCGGTGGCACGCCTCAGACAATGCCAACAGGCAGGTACCGCAGACCCTGCCCTGAAAATCATCGACAAATTATACACGATGGTCGAAGATGCCTTGACGATGACCAAAACTCCAGGGTCTCCTCTGTCCAAGGAACTCAAGCGTCTGGATCCTGGTTTCCTTGGTGACAGTAAGAAACTCCATGCTCTGCTCAGCCAAGCAAGTTCCTTGTTGGAAGACATGGAGATGGAGGTAAGTCAGGCTGGTGACGCGGACGAAGATTATGATGAGTCATCCACAGAGCAGGTACTGGACGGATGAAAAGGTTGAGGGAAGTGGCAGCGTATGAGTTCGATTTGACAGCCCTAAAGGCAGACCCTGGAGGTTATGCCTCAAAGTTGTCCGCTCGGCTGCTACGTCAGTTATACCGCCGGGCCAAGAACACGTACTACAAGGGAAGCCCTTTCTTGTCAGACGCCGAGTTTGACGCGATTGAGGATACGTTCCGCCAGAGGTTCCCTGACAGCCCTTTGCTCCAAAAAGTAGGCGCTCCTGTCGATCAGGGTAAGAAACAAAAACTGCCCTATTGGATGGGTTCCCTCGACAAGATCAAACCCAACACTCCAGACCTTGACCGTTGGTTTGACGCCAACCCAGGGCCCTACGTGGTGTCGGACAAGATGGACGGCATCTCAATGCTTATCATCTGTACCAAGGGCCGGTACCAACTGTTTACCCGAGGTAACGGTAAGGTCGGACAGGATGTAACGTCCATGGTGCCAATTCTTGGGCTTCCCAAGACACAGGACACCTTCGCGGTACGGGCCGAGATCATCATGTCCGAGACGGCGTTCAAGAAGTACGCCAAGGACTTCGCAAACCCACGGAATTTCATGGGTGGGTTGGTCAACCGCCCGGATGTCAGCCCTGCCCTCAAAGACGCCACCTTGGTGTGCTACGAACTCATCGTTCCACGCAAGAAACCCTCCGAACAGCTCAACTACCTGAAACACCAGCTTGGATTCACGGTCGCTCCTGCCAAGGCCTATAAGGTCCTGGACGCCCAGACACTCTCTGACAGACTCATTGCGAGGCGGAAGAGCTCTAAGTTTGCCATAGACGGTCTGGTGGTCACACAGGACTCAATATACAAACGCGCCACATCTGGCAACCCTCGGTACAGCGTAGCCTTCAAGATGTTGATGGAGGATCAGATAGTGAAATGTAGGGTGGTGAGTGTAGAATGGAACGTGTCTAAGCATGGTATTTTGAAACCTACTGTCATAGTGGAACCGATGTAATGGGTATGTCTAAATCTCTCGAGGTAAGAGAACAAGAGTATATTAAATCCTTGGATTCTACTTTGGTAGGGTACCTTTCCGGGTATTCCGGTGTTCACGTACCTTGTAGCCATTATTGTAAGATCTGCGGTAATGGGTTTATAACTAAACCCAGGACCACGAAAAACGGGTTCCTTAACTGCCCTGCCTGCTCTGATAGGTTGCAGAATTTCCATTCGATGTGCAACCATATGACAGAAATCCGTAACTCTTCCTTTTATGTTATGGAAGGTTATCGTCGGTTGAAGAATGCCAAAAACCTGTATCAATGTAAGTTTTGTAATACCCAGGATTGGTATACCACAGAGGCTGTTAAACGTGGTGTTGGTTGTCGATCATGCAACCCGTCAAAACATGGCCTACATACCACAGAGAGATACGGTGAGAGGTTGGAGAAATTAGGTAAAGCCCTACAGCCTATAGGAGTGTATAAGGGTATTAGTGTTCCAATAGAACATAAATGCCTTTCTTGCGGTGCCTTATTTACGGCCCGCCCTTCTTCCGTGTTGGCTAAACGAGGCTTGGCATGTAATGCTTGTTCCAGCACAAGATTTTATCATTCTTATACGTTAGGTTCCCGGGTCGTTCAGGTACAAGGATATGAAGACCTAGCATTGGATTGGTTACTCCACAAAAAAGGGGTGGATCCTTCAAGGATCCGAGTATTTAGTGACCGCGAAGTGCCGGTTGTATATTACCAACTTGACGGAAAGAACCGTAGGTACTACCCCGATTTGTTCCTCCCGGACCGTAACATACTTATAGAAGTAAAGTCTTTACACACGGCAGGATTAACAAACCATAGATTACATAAAAGCTCCCCTGACCGTTTATGGCACATTTTGTGTGCTAAAGCCCGACAGACAATGAAGGATGGTTTTATCTTTCGACTTTTGGTTATGCAAAATGATAACGGCTCCCCCAAACGCATAGTTTTGCCACGAGGTTGGTATCGGAAGACACGCACTCAGATTTTAAAGGGGATACACCATGGCTAAAAGTGTACGTCCTGGTGTTAGATTGGGAGGGGTAACTATCCGTCGGGTAACTGGTTTCAATGCCAAGTTCATCAACGACAACAAGGTAGGGCCTGGTGCGGTCCTCAAGATTACAAGGAGTGGAGATGTTATCCCGCATATTTTGGAGGTTGTTGCTCCTAGCCGCAAGGCAGGATTACCGGAAGACGGTAACTTTGAATGGACTTCCTCTGGTGTCGATATACGCGCCACGGGGGACACCGACGAACAGTTGGTAAAACAAATTGCTTGGTTTTTTAAGGCCATTGAAGTCGAAAACTTTGCTCAAGGTACAATCCAACGGTTGGCTACTCATGGAATCGACTCCATCGAAGCCGTTATCCGAGCCACGAAAAAAGACTTGATGGCGGTTCCTGGCATCCAGGATAAAACGGCCACCACCATCGTCACCGGGATTAAGAAAGCTTTGAATCCAGTGTCTCTGCCCGTATTGATGGCGGCTTCTGGGGTATTCGGTCCTGGCTTTGGTGTACGGCAGTTAACACCACTGGTTGAGAAATACCCGCAGATCATGGATCTTAACAGACCTAACCCTCGGGACTTGGAGCATATGGCCCTGTCTGTATCTGGGTTCAGCAGTAAGCGTGCCAAGCAGTTTGCCCAAGGATTTCCCAAATTCCAGGCCTTCGTAAAACCCATCAAACGCCTGATTACCATTGAAACACTAGGTCCTGTGGCTCCTCCAGAGGGTGACAAGATGTCGGGTGAGATTGTGGTGTTTACCGGCTTCAGGGATAAAGACTTACAAGAACAAATCGAACGTGAGGGCGGTACTATCGCCAGCGGCATCTCCAGGAAAGTGACAGTCCTGGTGATGAAACTTAAAGGTACTGGCAGTTCCAAGGAGCGGAAAGCGGTTAACCTTGGCATCAAGATCATGACTAGGGAAGAGCTGGTTGAGACGTTCAACCTAGAAAAATGAAAGATCCAAGGGGCCCTCACTGGAAGGAAGAGCTGTTCTTTATGGGATTACTGTATATAGTAGGTGGTGCGATGTTTTTTGCATGGGTAAAAATGAGGCTGTTGCTGGGAATGTGAATGGTGGACCCATCAATTGGAGGCCCGCCATGTTTGATTTTATTCCGCCCCTCGACCTTGTTTCGGCACTCATCATTATTGGAATGCCGGCTTTAACCATTGGTTTTATCAGCGGCGTCTTGAGCTGTAACGTATCTTGGCGTCAACTTTTCAAAAAGGGAGGTCTCAATGGACCCACACAAAGAAGCATTGGCCCGGCTGCGTCAGGCCTGGAGTGCTGCCAATGATATGGCGGTACGTAATCACGAACGTAAAACCACTCAAGTTAAGGAGTAAAGCAGATGCCCACCGTCACTGCCCTGAAGCCCAAGCGGAAGCCTGAGAAAAATCCGGCCAAGAAGAAGGCCCGCCAGAAGTACTACCAAAAGAACAAGGCCAAGATCCAGAAGCAGCAGCAACAGTACCGCAAGAAGAACAAGAAAAAGATTGCTGTGCGGCGTGCCAAGAGGAAATAACCATGAACATCCACCAACAGGCGTTGGCTCGCCTTCAGGAAACAGCAGGCGACTTCCTACGAACATACACGCAATGAACTCCAAATCCCTGAAGACCTGGTGTTCTTCGAACAACTGTTGTTTACGCCGCTCCCTGACGGTGACCGGAAGAAAGCCAAAGCTTTCTGGTCCTTGCTCCGCCGTAAAGGCCAATATTCCGATTCCATGCGTGATATGAAGGGTAAGGGTAATGCCTTGTTCCAAGCCTGATTTATGAAATCCCTACGGGTTGTCCTGCTTCCACGTATTCCAGTAATACACCGCGGCCAAGTTTGTGCCATGGTGCCTAGCAAGGGCCTGAGGTTTCAGGCCCTAGCCCGGCTCTCCTTGTCGAGTTTGCGAAAGGTCCTAAGCATACAGACGTTCCCTACTTACCAAGTGAGGACCGAAGAGATTCCGCCTGGAGAGTCGGGTTCCAATAAGCCGCTGGAGATGAAGAGTGCATACAACCTAGATGGGGATTATATAGGGGATCCCGAGTTCGCTGCCTCTTTGGCAAAACGAGGAATCGTACCCGAACTGTCAGCACCCGACCACAATGTCTGCTCTGTTGGATACTGTGAGGCCAAACAAAAGTGGTATGGGTGGAGTCACCGCGCCATGTATGGGTTTGGAGTCGGCTCCAAAGTCAAGAAAGGTGATTGTGCTTTTCACCCTTCCGACCCACAGGAATTCCTCGAGGACGTTGAGGCATGGTACTCAGATGACATGTACCAGAACAAAGAGATCACTCTCCACGAGGACGGTGACAGTGTAAACATCCATGTATCCTATGAAATTTGGCCAAAAGGTGATGAAAGTCAGGTCATCTATACAGACCATGTTGAGCAGTTTAACAGAGGGCGTGGGGAGTGGCAGGCGGAAACGATGGATGACGCGAAGCAGATGGCAATAGACTTCGCAAGTGGAGTATCATAGTGGAACAGGAGTGCAAAATACACTCGGATAGTAAGGAAGTGGTGTTTGTACCACCCAGTACCTTCCAATTTGAATGTCATGGTATGTTTCGGAAGGCTATGGACCAGGTTAAACCCGACCAGAATCTTGTGGTTGACCTAAGACATGCCAGGTACATTGATAGTGCTGCCCTTGGTATTCTGTTAATAGCCAACGAAAAGCTAGGACCCAAGCGTGTAGTATTACGTCACGCACGTCCTGGCGTCCGTAGAATACTGGAAGTAGCCAACTTTCAAAAACTTTTCAAGATGGAGTGACCATGAACACCCACCAACAGGCACTGGCTCGTCTTAAAGAAACAGCCGAGGATGAACCTTGGGGCGAACCTTACGAGGTGATGGTGGAACAACTGGTGGCCAATGGTTTCAAGATCGGGCCCAAGGTTACCGGTACTATGGATACCTACAAGCTCCTACGTTTTGCTGGTGAGGGTGCTCTCAAAAAGGCGATGAGGGCCGCCAAGTGGAAACCCACTCCTGACGAGGACACGGACTTCCCGGATGTTAATATGGGGAATGGTCCAGAATATTATATTGTTCCGCCAACCTTTGGGAAGTCCGGGGAATACAACGGTATCGTGCTGTCTCCGCACTCAAAGACCATCTATGTGGGACCAATGTAAATTATTTATGAGATTTGAGACTGGGTTTGTAACAATGGGATTTCGTGTGGGTTACCTGTTTCCGGGTACCAGTGTAGTTGTGGCCGTCAGGACACGGGCATAAACTATCTCTCTGATTGGTAAGGGTCCAACACATCCTGAATATTAACTGGAGGGAGCCTAATGACAGTCAGGGGTAAGCAATATGCCCAACGTCGGGATGTGGCTGTATCACATGTTAAGTCGCAGCGGTTAAAAAAATCGCGGGCGGGCAAGGTCTCTTCCTCTCATAAAGAGGGGAGGCCCCCGTCTAGCGGCTTGACCAAGAAACAGCGTCAACAAGCACGTCGTTTGAAGAACCTGCGTTCTTTGTTTAAGGATGACGTAACAGAAATCGCATCCCTACTGGAAGACCAGCAGACAGAGAGCGCGGTCAATCGGTTTCAGCGTACTATGTTGAAGTCCCTGATGGACCTGATACCCATAGCAGAAGACAAGTACAGGCAGGAGGGTTCAGAGAGGGCTGCCTATGCCTTAAACAGTCTGGTTTCCCAAGCAAGGGAGCTAATTGCAGACATGCAGGCAGAGAGGGATGGTAGGCAACTGGCTCTGCAACTGTCATCGGAAATAATCGATCCCGCCTTTATCGGTATCGCGCAGGTGGTGATTGATAGCTTACACAATCTCAAGAGATCATTGGAAACCTATGTGCCAGAGCACAGGCATCCTCAATTGAACAATTTGGCGCGTGAGAGTGCCGGTACGATTGCTCGATACATTGAGTCACAGCGAGGGCACATAAAGGAAAAGATGGTCGAATCAATGGAGTAAACGGTATGGATGGATACCTCGGGTGCCTACCTTGGTGGTTACAAGGATGACACGCTTTTATCGTAAATCCGGTGGGGTGACCCGTATCCAACGTCCTGGGTATGGGTCCCAGTGGGCCCAGTTATCAGCCCGTGTTCGTGAACGAGATAACCACACTTGTCGGTCATGTGGTGAGACCGCGTCAGCCCGTAAGGCGCGAGGTGGGAAGTTAGAAGCCCACCATATTCGCCCAAAGTCTAGGGGAGGTTCCGATTCCATGAGTAACTTGATGGCCGTGTGTGATCGGTGCCACGTCCGTAAACACAAACACATGAGAGGCTCACGGTGAAGGAGTTGGCGGTAAAGGTTCCTACATACACCGCAGAGATGGAGCGGTGGTTTGAGCATCGGACGGCCCGACACATTAAGTTAGTACAACGGGCTGGCACCTCTTTGTTCAGGTTCTTTGCTGATCCAGAGGACCTTACGTTGTTCAAGCAGCGTCTGAAGGGCCATGATCGTACCAAGTATGGCCCTCAAGAGCGGGTGCCCTACATCTTCATTTCCTGGTGGTATAAGCACAAGGACACCCCTACACCTTATGAGTACCCTCCTGGGATTGAAGCCTGGACTCATCGTGCTTCTGAGCACCATGTGCGGATGAACTTACACCACCCCGAGGCCCATGGAGCGGACGACAGGATGCAAGATGTGGATTTGGTGGACATGGTTGCAGACTGAGGTGGCATGTCCCTGGAATTAGGAACCTCCTTAAGGGAATGGGCTGCCAAAGATATACCAAATTATTCTTTTACCACTCAACAGGTCCAAACCATCTGGGACCTCGTAGACATGACAGGTATTAAGTGAGGGCCCTATGAAAGAACTTACACACATTGAGGAGGGTTCGGTTAACCTCCAGTCTCTTGGGGTAGCAGCACGCCACCATGGTAAACGTCCTACCAAATCTGCTTATCCTCCACGGTTTAACCCTGATGCCCGGAAAATCTGGGACAAGATGATGGCGTCCAAGGAGTTCTTGGGGATGATGGGGGCCCTGGGAACACCCGAAAGCCAATGGCGGATGGCGCTCTCCGAGTTCATGAAACGGGCACGGAACGCCAATGTGGTGGCTGTTCAGGATACCTCAGGGGCATCGGCCAACAAACGTATTGAGAACTACCTTGGCAACGGTCGGCGTAAACTGGTGGCGGCTCTGGATAAAACAGGGCTCCTGTCAACGGCTCGCTTGATGAAACCTCATCGGTTGGTTGCTCAACGAAACTCTGGGTTCCTGATCACCAGCTCTGCCGAATTGAAGGTCCCTACTCTATCGGCGTACGGGGACCTGGTGAAACAGTTATCTGGTCATGGGTTCACAATGCCCAGGGGAGGGTCCCTCCAGCGTCAGGTCTGCCCTGGGGTACGTGTACAGCTCAATCGTCGTCCAACCCTGTCCTACACCGTGGAGGTCCACCAGGACCCGGTTATTCGGGTAAGGGGTAATGGGGTAGTGTCAAAGAAGCAGTTCCTATCCTTTGTTGAACGGCGCCTTTGGTTGCCAGTTGTGAGGGCGAACCGCTTCAAGACCCTCAAAAACCCCAAGAGTTTATTCTGAACCACAAGAACCATACGCTAATTTCATATGGTTCTACTGTAAATAAATTCACGGTAGAACAGGAGCATGAGAAATGACCATAAAGTCCCTTAGGATCATCGGCCTCCAACAGCCAGTCCATGAGATGGGCAAAGAGTTGGCAGAACTGCGGCAGGACCTCAAACAGGGGTATGACCCTGGCATGACAGAGGACCAGGTGGATGCCCGCAATGCCCGCCTGAACCAACAAATGGACTCTTTGTCAGAGGCATACGATAAGTTACACGCCAAGTACATGCAATTGGTGTCGTTTACCGATGAAGAGCGTGATCGTACCATTGGTCGTATTGTTTCCGACCTAAAAGACATGGGCCAGCCTGCTGGGTTTGAACGGGCCACCCGTATGTATAACCAAGATTTTTTCCAACAACAAGAAGACCGAACATTTGCACGGCAATTGGCAGAAGCACTCCTGAACCATTTTGGTCCATCCGGCGCCTACCGTGTCTGGGAACGGGCGGCTGAATAAGCATAATAGAGGACAAGTGACATGCGACGACTGAAACTAAGGATCCCGAACCGTAAAGTCATAAAGGGCCTGAAGGTACAACGCCGTAACGGCGTGACCGGGCGTGTTAACACACGTTCCAGCTGGCAACGCCCGGTTCCATTGGTGTCCAAGGTCAAACCCTTCCATTATTTGGAAGAAGCAGGCGTTCGCAGCCAACTCCAGGCGGCAGTGCCTGAGCCCAAGTCTTTCAAGAAGGCTTTTTTGAAGCCTGTCCTGCATAAGTTTGGGGAGTTTGTTCGGCTGGCAGTAAGTGGGGCCCAGAACGAATTCATTACTCATTTTATGGATAACCTCCAGGTACAGCGGGACGAGCCCAAGGAGCCGAACCCAAGGTTAGCAATTTCTGATGCCTCTCATGCAGCCATTGCAGAGAAAACCAACCAGATTCGTGTCAAAAAAGCCGATGATGGTTTCCTCCTTACGATCCCTCTTGGTGGTACCATTGGGGCCGCTTTTGATTTCTCCAGCATCGCACGCAGTGTTGATACCTATATGCCTTGGGGTGACAACAACCCAGAGGCCAACGCACTTAAACAACAAATGATTGAGGCGTTGAATAAATTCCCAGGTCCTGCCCTCTTCGACATATCCCAAGCAGTCGATCACACCTACAGGGCGTCTGATGCTGTTGAGACAAGCCCTTGGTTCGACCCCACCCATTCTGATTTGGCGGTTTCCAAGGACTCTCTGGCGTTGTTCAAAAAATACGTCAAGATGATCCGCCTCATGTCACCTCCGTTGGATGCCAAGGATTTGGGGTATGGTGGCGGTCTATACAATGAGTCCGACATCAACAAAGAGAGTCCACTGACCAGCATCAAAGACGCCGCCAATCCAATTGGATTCGCCGCACAGGCATTGAACTCTCGGGACTTCTTTACATCAATGGTGTTGCACGTTCCTGCTGAGTACGCGGAGTACATAATCCAAACGCCCTTTGCCCAGGCAGAAGCCAGTGACATGCTCTTGTGGAGTCAACAATGGATCCAAGGGTTGTTCAAGAAGGGTGAAAAGTGGCAACCGCGGATGAACCCCATCCGCAACATCCGTGACTCTAACAGCGATGTGCAGGGTGATGTGAAGCCTCGTGTTAACGAGGATGGTCTGTCCATCACCTTCCAAGGGGATTTGGTTTGGATTCCAACATCTGATAACGTTGACGCCTATGACCAGGAAGTGAAAGATTTTGCTTCCCAACATGGTGGGGAAGAAGTCACCTTCCAGGATGTCAAACAACCATCTGGTCGGCGCCGTCGAGTATCTGTGGATGAAGGTGAAGAACCCGTCAAGCCAAAGAAACTCCCCGCCAATATGTTGGTGTACACAGACTGGGTAAACAACCGGCTTGCTTACACTGATACGAGTGCGGCTCTCAAAATCTGGAGCCTGGAAGGCTTTGCCAGTGGCCAGTCTACCGCGATTGCTTCTTTGTTGGAGCGTCCGTTGTTTGGATATAACGAGGAAGAAGAACTCTTAGAGAACCTCGGCCGCGCCGCCAACCGTTTGACTGACGGAGGTACCGACCTTAACTCTTTCATGGGTGATGGTCCCGTTGGTCAGTCGGATGAACTCTTGTCTTTGCTGAACCCTGCCCAGGCAGAAAAGTACAGCCCTGACGACAAGTACAGTGTACCTTGGGGTCTCCGCAACATCCTAGGAGGTTATTTTGACATGTCGCCAGGGGAGATCGTCAGGAAAGTACACTCCGCAGTCCGCGATCTGAAGACCTACTACGACTACGATCGGTCTGCCAACCCCGCTGATGTGCCTGAATGGGTGGAACAACATTCGTCCATGGATGACTGGAAACTCCACCTGGTGTCCTCCAACAGCCCTGTCCCGGCCCTCCGTCCCCTCGGGCGTATGGTCGAAGCCGCTTGGAAGTTGGTTGAGGGGGACCCGACAGCGGCCCTCTCAGGGCGTTCGGTACTAAACGGTATGAAAGAGGTTGCCCAACTCCTGTGTATTGCCAAGTACGCTTCCAAGTATGACCAGGTGGTTGCTGCTGACCTCAAGAGGCGCCAACCCTACATCGATCCACAGATCGACCCCAACGCAGAGCCTACGGCTCTCCCTTATGTCGAAGGGTTTTCGTTCCTGCCTCATCAGATGAAGACCCAGAACTATCTTGTGCAGGATCCGCAGTTTGCGATCCTGGATGTGTCGCCGGGGGGCGGAAAAACGATTTTGATCTTGACGGACCTGATTCGGTTGGTCCAGGCTGGCAAGGTAACGCGAGGTATTATCTTGTGTCCTGGGTACTTGGTGCGGAACTACATTGAGGATGGCGTCTTCCTGTTCAAAGGGAAGATGAACATGATCCCAATCACCACCCAGACTTTCCGTCAATATGGAGAGGAAGGCCTCCAGAAAGTCCTGGAACAGGCACCTCGGAATACCATCGTGGTATCTGACTACGACTTCATCAAGGGTCGTGTCCGCGAAGAGTCCTACGGTCCAGAACCGATTAAGATTGGTGACAACAGCGAGATGCTGCGGTCCTTTGGGTTCGACTACATCGCGCTGGATGAAAGCCACAATGTCAAGAACCCAGCGTCCACTCGTAGCCAGGTTACTCAACGGCTAGCGGCAGATATCCCTTATCGTAGGCTGGCAACTGGTACCTTTGTTACTGACCAGATGACGGATATTGTCGGTCAGTTTAACATGATCGACCCCGCTACCTTTGGCAATAGGAAAAAGTTCATCGAAGCCTATGCCTCGGATTGGCGTGGTGGAAAGGTCTTGAGCTGGAAGCCTGACGCTGAGCGGAAGATCGCCCAACGAGTAGGCCAGTTTTCCAACCTTGTTACCATTAAGAGGAAGGAATGGGCGGCTCTCCTGCCAAAGCGTGTGGAGAACTTCCACTTTGTCAAGATGAGGCCCAACCAACGGACGGTCTACGATTCGATCCTCAAGCAGACGTTGGAGCTCATCGCCCAAAACGAAGACCTCTTGTCCAAGTTGAGGTCTGGTGATGAAGTAGAAGCTGAGAACATCGAGTTTTTGCTACGGCCCTACATGCAACGGATGGAAAAGTTCCTGTCGGCGCCTGCGATGGACCACGATGGTGAAGCCCTCCTGAAGGACCCCGCAGACCAGGTCAGCCCCAAAGCCATGCAGGTTACGAAGCTGTGCAACCAGCACATCAGCCAGGGTATCCCGGGCAAGATTCTGGTGTTCTGCGGTTACAACCGATCAGCAGATGCCATGTACGAGGGCCTGCCTCCTGACTTGCAGAGCCGGGCCCTTCGGTACCATGCTTCGGAGAAAGCCAAGCATGTCGCCCAGTTCATGAAGGATGACCGTATCCAGATCCTGATCGGTGTGGGCAAGTCTCTGGAGGAAGGCCTCAACCTCCAAATGGCGAGTCGGTTGATTAGGGTTGAGTCGGTGTGGAGCCCCGGAGCGTTGGACCAGGCAGAGTCGCGTATCTTCCGGCCGGATCCGAAAGGGCAGTTTGCCGAGCGTGACAAAGTGTACTTTGACTGGGTGATTTGTGACCAATCCATTGATGTCACCAAGATCAGCCGCTTGATCTCCAAAATGTTGGCCAAGGTTCGTTTCGATGAGCAAGGTAACCCGCTGTACGATGGAGTACCGAACCTTCCACTGGTGTCGATGACACTGGATTCGATCACTGAGAAGAACGATTTCGAGACCAACCTGTCTCAGTATCTGGAAGGCTTCCACACATACAAGGAGGCAGAGCATAAGGACTTCCAGAACTATAAGAACAACCCCAAGCACCACAAAAAGCCAAGGTTGGTGGCTACGGCCCCAGACCTCGAGGGTTCTCAGTATATGGTAGGTGTGCCCTACATTGACGGGCAGGTGTTGCCATACATGGACGAACTCGGGGTATCGACGTTTGCCAACTATGCGGAGGACAACGGGCAAGAGTTGGATGATTTCACCCCGGTGAATGCCCGTGTCCACACAGAGTTCGGGGATGGTGTTATTGTTGGGGGTACTAAGAACAAGATCAGGGTCAAGCTGGCAAGTGGTCAAACAGTGTCGGCTTTCAAGATGCGGAGTTTTATCATCCAGTCTGAGGATACCGCTCCGGTCCAAGAACGTCTGGTTGGTTTGCTAGGCTTACCCACGGTAGGGGTTATTGATGTTGGTGAGCCCGTTAATGTTCCAGACACTGGCTCTGACGCTCAGGTCCAGCGTGACAAAACCAATGCCCCGGCGACCAAAGCGGGTAAAGCCTCACGTCAACAAAAACGTCGGCGTGCTTTGGTGCCTGACGGGCGTACGGTTGAAGAACTCCAGATGGAGATTAAACAAACTGCCGTCAAGATCAAGCAGGCTGTACAAGAAGGTAACGAGGAACTGGAAAAGGAATTGCGGCGTGAACGTAGGCGCCTACGTCGGGTTATGAAACAAACGCAAGAGATGGGACCAGAGGAGACTCCAGAGGCTCCGGTGGACGAAGGACTTCCACCTACAGACGAACAGCCGGAAGGTGAGGGTATCAAGGAACTTAAGGTTGAACAGGAGCCCACCAATGAGGAGGAAGAACAGAAACAAGCCGAGGACCATAAAGACCAGCTTAAGAAGCAGGCAGAAGACCATGTTGAAGATCTCATGGATGATGCCCAACAACAGATGGAAGAAGAGCCTCCTGCCGAAGAAGAACCCCGCATGGATGTTGATCCCACAGAGGTAGTCGAAGACCAGGATGAACAGCCGGTGGGCCCAAGTGGGGACCAAGTTCGGAAGCCTGTTCCAACAGGTGACAAGCAGGCAGGTAATGGCTTTGAGGCGTTCTTGACGGTCGCCAACAACATCATTTGTGTGACCGTTGATGACGACGACCCTGATGCTCCGCCTGCAAGTGAGATGCAGGATCTTGGGTTCCATCTGATCCCGGCTTACGCTTTTGCCTATATCCCGAACAAGCAAAAGATGGCGCTTATGGTGGATGCCTTAGTCGAGGGTTACGAAATGCGGAGCAGTTTCGTCCGTACCCTTCGTCGCCTTCAACAGGCATTTGACCAAGGCAAAGGACGCCTGTTGAACGTACCTAAAGCCACTCAGATGGATATCAAGAACTTCTTCCGTATGCGGTTCCGCCCTGTTGGAAAACCAACCATACTGCGGCCGTACCCGGTTATCCAAGACGGCCAGCTCTTTATCTGTGCTACGATTCCCACCCAACCTGCTTCCAAGACGCTGAGGCAGAAAGCCAAGGTACCGGGAGTCAAGTGGGAGCGTTCCAATGGAGAGTGGTTCTACTTCGCCAAGTCCAAGAACGATGCCAAGGACAAGGTAAAGGAGATGGTAGATGCAGGTTATGATATTCGTAACCTCGACCAAGTGAAGGAAGAGTATAAACAACTCAAGGTTACCAAACAAGACTCAGGAGGCAACGAATAACATGACCGACATTGGACACAAAGAAATCACCCAGATCCAACAGGTGTTGATTGATAAGGGATTCCTATCAGGCAAAACCACGGGAATCTGGGACCACGTAACAAGTAAAGCCTACTTTGGTTGGTGTGCTGCGCAGGGCGCCTCTCGGTTGGTTCGTAATTCTCAACCTGTCAACATGGAAAGCCTAGAACCTGTTTTGCGAGGCTTGCTGGTGGAAGAACCTGCTGCGAAACCAGATCCGGCTCCTGCCAAAGCGACACCCAAACCCATCATGCCACCCAAAACGGCGGCCACCATTCGACCTCCCTCCAGCGGTCCTGTAACCCCTCCTGGTTCTCGGAAAGGCAAAGGCCCCCGACGCCAAGAAAAACCCGAGGGAGAACCCAAAGCGGTCCAGCAAAAGCCCAAGTCGGTGGATCCGGATGCCCGACCTGAGAAACAGCAAGCCCACCCACATCCCGCTTCTGTGACTGCCTCCCAGGTAGGTCTCATACGGGCCGACGAGCCGACCGAAGAAAACACGCGTCCTGACTGACCAACCACTCTCCTTTCCTTGGATGTTATACTGGGGCCCTTCGCGGGCCTCTTTTTTTGAACTGTAAATAGAATTCAAGGAAATGACCATCACAGGTACAAAGAAGGAGCATGGCTATGAGCGGAAGGTTTATTGCTATTGAGGGTGGTGAAGGTACAGGGAAGACCACCCTTTTGAAAGGTCTGATCCCTTGGGTTAAAGAGACCCAAGGGGTGGAGGTAGTCGTGACAAGGGAACCTGGCGGGACTCCCGCTGGAGAAAGGATGCGTAGTATCCTTCTGGACCCAGAGACTGACCTATGTGGGGATGCCGAGTTATTGTTGGTGTCAGCCGCTCGTTGTCAACACGTACACCAGGTAATCCAGCCTGCTTTGGACCGAGGAGACTGGGTTATCTGTGATAGGTTTATTGACAGTACGTTCGCTTACCAAGTAGGTGGTCGCCGTACTTCAGTTGACAATTTTCGGGCCGCTTCTGCCATGGCCGTCCAGGGAGTGTTCCCACACCTGACTCTTTTGTTGCTGATGGATCCGGTTAAAGCAATGGCCAGGATTGAACGTGGGTTGGATCGAATGGAACAAGAGGATCGGGCTTTCTTCGACCGCGTAGCCTACAACTTTGAGAACCTACACCGATCTCCCTTGTTCAGGGGCAGGTCAGTAGACCAAATCAATGCCGACCAACCACCAGAAGATATACTGGCAGCCGCCCAGTCTGCCATCCAAAAACACCCTCAACTGGGAGCACGCCAGTGATAACAGACCGCCGGCAGATGCGTTATGTGACTTTCCAAAACGATCTTCCAGAGGGTTGGAGCCCAAAGGAATGCCCCGCATTTGACGTAGCTATCCCTATAACGAAAAACTGGAAGACCGCCAGGCGCCGTGTTATTCTGGTGGTAGAACATGTGGATGGTAAAGACCTCAAGGAAAAGGCGTTATTGGATCGAGGAACCGGCGCCACCGTTGTCACGAACCTCCTACAATTTGCCCGCCGACAATGTGCTCTTGTCAACCCAGAATCCATTGAGGAATCGGTGGCTTATGCCACCATCAACTTCAATTTCTTCAAGACCTACCACCTCAAAGGTGCCCGACGTAAGCACGCCAATGATGCTGCTTCTAAGCGAGTAAAGGCGTTTGTTCGCAAGATGGATCCGACGAACGTGATAGTATTTGGGGATGAAGCGGCAGAATCCCTGTTACCCCGGGTGGATGACATTTCACATAAAAGGGGTTGGCCCCATGCTATCAAAGTGCGAGGGAAGCCTGTCCTGGTCACCAACACCATACGGTACGACCACACCTATTTTTTGCGTGGTACCGACATGGACAATGACTCCGATGCCGAGAGTCAGACAAAGATGGATGAAGCCATCACCCAGGCCAATATTCTTGGATATATCGGACGCACTCTCATGTCGGCGTTTTTGGACCGACTCCCATTTACGGCCTCCGAGGTGCGGCCAAATCCAATCCTCATCGATACGTTGAGCAAGTTTAAGCGTATGATGAGGGTCATTAAACGGGCTCCCGTGGTTTCCGTTGACTCAGAGACCAAGAACCTGTCCGTTCATCATAACCAACTCCAGACCCTCCAATTCTCAGACAATCCCGACAGGGCTTTTATCCTCCCTGTACACCATCGTGATACCCCATTCTCAGGATCAGAGTTCCGCACAATATTTAAGGAACTACGTGCCTACTTTGGGCAACGAGTGGAATGGCAGCCTAAATCCCCTCGTTATTTGGTTATGCACAACGCCAAATTTGACCTTCGTATTATACGTCAGGAGTTCGATCTCCCATTCATTTATTGGCCTGTTTGGGACACCATTGCCGGTGAGTTCTGTATACACCCAGAGTCTTGGGTGGTAACGGAACGTGGTATGGTACAAATGAAAGACTTGGTGGTTATGGGGAATCCTCCTCAGGTTTTATCATATAACCATAAAACACAACAGGAAGAATATAAACCACTTTTAGCTACTTCTACCCACCCAACAGACCAACGAATGGTGGAAATATCCTATGAAGGGGGATCCATTCGCGTTACTGAAGACCATGAGGTTTGGTCGGTTACCCGAGGTTCCTATGTAAAAGCTAAGAACCTAACCTCTGACGATGAAGTTTTACTTCAGACCTAACCTGTTTTCTGGTCTTTTGGTGTATGTCTTTAATAACAAGTGGACGGTAGTCAAGAGGGAGGGACCGTCCATAATGGACAAGGAGTGTCCTGAAATTGTAACCGGCCTCTTCCACACCCTTTGCCTTCATACGTAGCCGGTAAAACTCAGCCCCAGACTTGGTGGTTATACCCGCTGTATACGTGCTTTTGACTTCAATAATAAACCATCGCCCTTTAACTTTGGCATAGATGTCAGGGTGATATATGTGGTACTTGTTTTTATTGTCATACCAAGGGATGGATGGCTTACCTTGTACCGCCGTCGTGTAAATTTCGTCTATAGAACACCCAAGTTCGTGGACAAGGTATTTTATAGCATGACCTTCCCCTCCACGTACCCTAAACCGTTTCCCATTAACTTTTATGGTACGTATTTTAAAACCTGACCTTTGTTGTTGTTCAAACAGGTGGGGGACCTGTTGGTTATGCTCAGCACCATATTTCTGTAACATGGTGGCCTTTGCTTTACCATAAAGAACCATGGAATGGAAAGTTTCTTCGACTCCATGGTTCTTTTTGAGTGTTTTACGCATCTTCTTTTTTAAGCGTGGGCTTTGGGCTGTGTATTCTACTCCTTGGTTTCGTACCATAGACTGTTTAAATTTAGCACGTATACTAGGTACCGATTGTACATGTTTAGTACCGTACTTTTGTTGGCAAGTATGTTCCCTCTTTTTCAAAACATCCGGAGAGGCCCCTGCACATTTACAGGAACAGTATTCCGCCAGACCGCCTTCCCAACCCTGCCAAGCTAGTTTTTCGGACCCACACCGGCACCGATAGTGGTCCTTGTAAATAACTTTATAGAGAATAGCCCACCAGGGTGGGTATTTACCTCCATAAATTCGCAGAGCTTCCTTTTGGCAATATCCTAAGAGTTTTGGTGACATGTCTCGTACAAATTTTTGAGTTAACTTTATTTTTTGGTCAAACACTCGCCGCTCCACTAACATACGTATTTCTGAGGTCTTCATATGGTTACCCGAACTGTAAGAGTTAAGTCGGTAAAGGTGGTTGACTCCCCACCTATGGTATGTGATGTTACGGTACAGGATAATCACAACCTATTTATTTGTAATGAAATTAGTGATAAACCAGTTTTGGTTCACAATTGCCTTGACGAGAACATGAAGGTGTTGATGCTGTACGGTACACCAGCTTATGGGTTGGCACAAATATTGGCCTACTATGGGAACGCCTTTTACTATGACGCCAGGTTTTCTAAAGATGACCGTCAAGACATAGCCAACAGAGACCTGTCTGACGAGGTATTAGACTATTGTGCAATGGATACTCAAGCTTGCTTCCGTGTCCATGAACTCCAGCAAGAAAGGGCGGCCCTCCAACGGGTAGGTAAACACAACTACAGAAGGTTTTATAGGCGCTTATTGCTTACTCAGATGTCGGATACTGTCCATGTGATGAGTGGCATGGAACAAACAGGAGCCCATCTGGATATCGAATACCTGTTGTTGCTCCGCGACCGCCGACGGTCCCCAGTGCTGGCCAAACGGAAGGAACTCGCGGCTCAGATGAGAGAGTCAGAACATGTCCAGACCGCCAACCGATTGTTGTGTGAAGTACAAGGGGTTCCCCCAGGCGGTGGTATATTTGGTAACACCCAGGCTTGGGTATTTGATCCCAATAAAGCCGCCCACAAACAGATGTTGTTTATCCAGGTGATGGGGCTGGAACCTCTGTCAACAGGTAAGGATGATGCCGCTTCAATAGACGCCGCATTCCAGAAAAAGTACAAAGAACATCCAGAGGTGGCTGACTTCACCACCTTGTCCAAGCTCAAGAAGTTGCTCACATCCTATGTCAACGCCTTCTACAAGAAGATTGGTAAATCCCGTGACGGGAAGGTGGACCACAGGTTACGTCCGCAGTATGGATTTAAGGATGTTGTGACAGGGCGCAGTAATAGCTCAGAACCAAGCCTCCAACAAACACCCCAACACGGTCCTGATGCCAAGTTTATCAAACGTTCATTCACTGCCCGTGTGGGTTGTTTGGTTATTAAGCTTGATTATGCCGCTCATGAGGTGCGTTGTTGGGGTATCATCAGCAAGGATGCCGTGCTGGCCATGATGTTTAAGGTTGTGCACAACCTCCGTCTGCGGTTCCGCCAGCAACCGACCGCTCGGCACAGAGACGACTTAAAAGAGAAGGGCGACCCCCACAAACTTAACTACCAGTTCTTTACTGGCACACCTGTAGAGAAGGTGACAAAGGAACAACGGCAGGATTCAAAGGTGATTACCTTTGGGACCATGTATGGTAAGTCGGATAGGTCTTTGGCTCGGGACACTGGAAAGTCAGAAGCTGAGATGAAAAAGGTGAAGGGCGGTTTCTTTGCCAAGTTTTTCAAGGCAGGCAACTGGATCCAGTGGACATGCGATTTTAGTGCCGACCGTTTGTACACCTACAACCCTCTGGGGTTCAAGCGAAACCTGTTTGCTTACATGACAGAGGTTCCTGGTCTGGTGTCCGCCATGAAACGACGGGCGGCCAACAGCCCTATTCAGGGATTCGCCAGCCAGTTGGGATTCCTTGCTGCACGCCTGTACAGTGAAAAACTGTGGGAAAGCTTACAGGACTTATATGGGCTGGATCCTGACGGGGAAGAACTCCAGTCGATAGGGGTTCCAACGAACCTTTACCCGTCCATGATGGTCCATGACAGCGTTGAAGTGGAGGTGAACTATCGGTATATTCCTTTGGTCCTCCGATTGCTGGAGTGGTGTACTACAGTCGGCGTTGAGCAGAAAGTGGCAGAGACGTTTCATTTCCAGTTTAACGTAGGGCTAGCGGTAGACTTTGACATAGGGGCTTCCGGGGACGCCATGCAAAAGTGGGATTACACCAAGAAAAACCTCCTGCACAACATCCGGTCGGCGTTAGAACGTCAACGCGATGAAATTGGCTACAATGTAAATGTAGAAGAGACAATGGCAATGATTCGTGCGGAAGGCAAACGGATACAACCTTGGTTGGACGAACACTTCCCGCTGAACACTGAATTTTATGAAGGAGTCGAAGGATGATTAAGCCGATCAATGTGGTGGTACCCAAGTTTAAGTGTAACCTCTTGAAACTGGGAATCCATGAGGTGCCCGACGATGTTCTCCCTGTGATGGAAATCCAGGAGACTTTGGAGGGGGAGGGTATAAACATAGGGGTACCCAGGCTATTTATCCGTGTATCCGGATGTGCTGTAGGCTGCACTACTTGTGATACCAAGGATAGTTGGGCAGTAGGAGAACACCCCTTGGCTGAGGTCTCCTCGCTTGCGGACCGATTGGTAAAGATAGTCAAAGGTAAAGTGGTGGAGGTTTCCATTACAGGGGGCGAACCTCTCCACTACCGCCCCCAAGTAACCCGCCTTTCGACTTTACTTCGACGGCGAGGGTTGCGAACAAACCTGGAGACTAGCGGTACTATCATTGACAGCCAAGCCTTTAACTGTTTTGATCAGGTGTCGTTGGATATCAAGACGCCAAATACAGGTGTCGAATTGGGGGCCGACGTGCTGGCAGCCCTTTACCAAGTTATCGAGAAGATGCCCCAGGTATATGCCAAGGCAGTGGTACGAGACCAAGAAGACCTGGATTGGTTATTACAACATTTCAGTGGGTTGTTACAAGACCACGCTTTTATGTCACACCCAATCATCCTTACGCCCTGTGCTGACAACACCAAGGGCCCTGTTCCTACTAAGGAACTCCAACGCATCACCCAGATGATCCTGAACTGGAACCAAGGATATAACATCCGGGTGGTTGCTCAACAACATAAACTGTTAGGGTACTACTAATGAGAACTCTTGGTTACTGGATCCTTCCGGTAAAAGACTACGTTGTAACGGAAGACCGGAAACTGGAGATCCACCGATTATTCTTTACTGACCTTCAGGGCCCTCCTAGCCGACCGATGGTAGGCGGGTCGGTTAAAAACAAGGAAGGTCTCAGGGAATTACCGGGCCCTTCACCCGTGGACTTTTGCATCTCTTCAGGGTCACAGGACTTACACATACCACAGAGAGGTGGTTACATACTCGCCGCCCACTCCGTTTTTACCAGGAATACCGAGCACCTGTCAGAATTCTTGGAGGGTTTCGCCCAACTGGATACTACCAGTGTTCCTTACACTGACGCGGTGGCAGCGTTGATAAGCAGGTTCCCTGCCCAAAGTCGTTTGTTGTCGGCTTTTTACCTAGGCCCTCGGTCTAATTTTATCCTGTCTTCAGGAGACAAACCACTTTGTTTATACCTGGTGTGGTATAAGGGTGTGCATATACTTTATTGGAGTCCTTATGATCCCAATTTTGTAAATAAAGCGGGAGCCAGGGAGCAAAACAGGGTGATGGAAGTCCCTTTGATAACGCTGAGGAACCAGTCTTTGGTTCTTCAAACGTTATTCTTGGAGACCAAATTCAATGGATGGATGGCGGCTAATGGTGGGCAAACTTTTCCTGCTGTTGGGGCCCTACAACGGTACCTACAGAGGACAGCACGACATAACAGAGGAGTAAACGGATGAGGGTACAAATCGATTGTAAAGAGGTGCTGGCGGTCCTCAAACAGATAGTGGACTACGCCAAGACCGAAGACGTGCGGGTGTTTATCGAAAAGCGTAAGGACAAAATGAAGTTGTGTTTTGGTGGTTCCGGGGAGGGAACGGTCCTTGCTTGTTACCTTCCGGATGCCAAGATTGAGGAGTATAGTAGGGGAAGATTCATCGTTCGCATTGAGATCCTCCAAAAGTTGTTGAAGGGGCGCAAGCAACTGCTACTCAAGCATGACCCGGCCAACTCAGCAGAAAAGTTATTTTTCAGGGCCCCACAATCCAAGTCCTCTCGGTACACTGGGTACGTCGTGGTACTGCCTTTCGAGAAGTTATCTTTCGAGGTGCCTACTGAAGGTCCGTTTTTCTACATGAACGACGACCAGTCGGAAGAGTCCTCGATGGAACGGGTTTTAAAAGCGGTGTCCTTGACACCTCAACATGCAAAGGACGACACTGTTTTGTCAGTGTCTGCTCACATGGGAGCCGCCGGGACGTTCGTTGCTTGTGGTGATGCTTATCACATTGCCTTCCACAGCAACCATGATGCCACGGTGGAGGACAAGCTGGAGTTTACCCTTGCCCAGCAAACCATGAATACTATTGAAGCCCTTGCACAAGGTACCAAGTACATGCTGAGGCTGGGGGTTGCCCATGTCTACGCCTCAGGTAAAACCTTTCAGTTCTCCACAGAGGCCTTGTCCACTGAGGCTGCCTTTGCCTTTGCCAACATTCAGCACATATCCAAACAATTGGAGGGCACGCCCTTTGCGTCATTGGAGATCAACTCCTCCGATTTCCAAACAATCATCGGTAATTTTGATGCCATCTTTGAGCGCGGTGTGCCTGTGACCGTTAAGTTTGAGGCCAAGGGCCACGTTACCTTTGCCATCGAAACGAATTATGGTAAAGCACAGGACAAACGCCAGGTAAAGGCCCAGACTGGTGACAAGGGGATGGTGTTTGCATTGGATCCTTATACTCTACGTGACATGCTGTCGTTGGTCCCGAACCAGCTGATAGAGATTAATTTCCATCTCAAGGAAGACTCAACAGGGAACACCATCCCTTGGGTGTTGTCTACTGAGGTACCGACAGGGGAAGGGCACACGTTATACGCTTGTTACCTGTTACCCGCGGTTTCCAAGTGATATGGGTCATCTGGAACTTCATGCGAGCGACCTGACGCACTTCTTGCTTCATACATTTAACCCGATACCGGGTATGCCCAAACACTTCACGTTCCTGACCAAGAAGGTACATATGTCCAATACGTTGGTAGCAGTGAGGAACAAAGACCTACGGATTGGAATACTACATGTGTATGACCTGCGTTTAATGGTGGATGTCGGTCACCATGTGGGATACGTTTTGAGGGTGGGCCCTAAGTACCGCATGGAAGCCTCATATCTTTTGGCGTACCGTGAACAGTTTTACCAACAAACACCAGCTAGATTAATGAAACACCAGCAAGCGGAGTTGCGGTGCCGCTTGCCTATGGTGCGCATCTTCACTTTTGGAGACTCTGCCGTACTTGTGACCGCTGCCGAGGTCCCATCCACTGTAACACGTTTTCTTGATTAGGAGCCGAAATGCCTATTGAATTTACCCCTAACGCCGACCAGAAAAAGGTTGTCGAAGCCTACAACGTTATTGCTGAGTACTTCCGACAGCATTGCTGCTTTACTGAGGATGACCGATCCAATCTCGAAGGAAGTGGGGAGCGGGCGTCCAAGGCTTTGATGTCTGAGATGGCGTTACCCGTCGAACGTATCCTTGGGGAGGTGTCTGGTCTTTTGATCAGGACGTTCCCGGTTTCTGGTATTCCCAAGGAAGTGGTTACAGGCCCACCAATGGGTGGTTTAACAGAAACACGCCCTGTTAAAGGGCCTTACGCTATGGGTGGGTTGACTATCCAGTCACCGATTCCAGCTCACGGCCTATGCCCCCACCACTTCCTTCCCGTCCTATACAAGGTCACCTATGCCTACTTGTCAGGGGATGGTGCTCGGGTTATTGGCTTGTCCAAACTTACCCGCATCGCAGAGCTGTTGGCACGGCGTCCTGTGATACAGGAACAGTATTGCAAGGATCTTGTTACGGTTATGCAAGACCAGGTTATCGGAGGGCAGGTAGGGCTTCCTGTGGACCACCGCAAGGCTATTAAAGTGGATGGTGTGATGGCCGTAACCTCCGGTGTCCATCTGTGTATGAAATGTAGGGGTGTTGAAAATGAGAGTGATACGACATACGACTTCTTTTCAGGAACTTTTGTTGGCAATCCCACTCTGCATGCTCGTGTTTGGGACGTTCATGCTCGTAGCGGCTTTTATAATGGTCGGTGATGCCTGGGTCCTGATGGATCGGTATAACGACCATCCAATGTGAGGTGATGTTATGGGCGTTGAATTTGTACTTTTGAATACCGACACCAAGCAAGCTTTCATGCTAGGTAAAGGTAATTGGTTTTCTCTTACAGCGGAAGGTCCTTGTGACCCAGATGGTATGTTTATCCTGCCTGTCCTTCTACATGTAAGGGAAACCGGTAAATCCAAAAGCCTGGGCAAGATCCTGTTTAACACCGTGTTTCCAAACATGGAGGAGGAAGGTAAATCCCTCTATACCGCCAACCTTGCTAGAGCTGTTACCAAGTTTTGTGGCGATGGTGTTTGTACCATCGTACACCAGGAACAATATTGCGAACATCCAGAGTACCAATTCTATCCGGTTCTGTACTCGCGATATACTGACGACGGTCCAGAGTTGACGGAGAAGCAGACCAAGAAGAGGATCCTGCAATGGATCCGTCATGAAAAAACCACCCACTTGATGCAAACCGGGCGCCATCATGTCAAGGATTGCCCCTGTAAGTACTGTTGGTGGGAAAGCCACATCGAATCAGAGAACATAAGCCTGAGTTTGGTACTCAGCGAAATCAGGGGCATCACACTTTTATGGTAACCATCAAAAGGATTAACAGATGACCAACCATTATAACCACATTTGTGAACGAGATACCTGTGCTCACTTTGCAAGCTGTATGCTTGCCGTCGGCACCAAACTTGAACCGCAGATCCAGACTACTGCTTCTGACAACCTCACTGAGTCTGAGGCTCCTATGTACTGCCTCAGCCAGAAGAAAAAAGGCAAGAAGCGGGCCAAGGTTATGATCTGCAGAGCCCACCGTTTCTTCGTCAAGCATGATCCAAAGGGACCTTACTTCCGGCCACAACAATGAGCCGCAGCCAACAACTCCATCAGCTAAACCGCCAGATTGCCGGGTGTAAGGTCTGTGAACTAGGTCTTACACGGACCCTGGTTGTTCCGGGTATTGGGTACCCAGGAGCCCGTCTGTTCTTTTTGGGCGAGGCACCTGGGGCCGACGAAGACGAAACTGGTTTACCTTTTGTTGGCAGAGCGGGTAAGATGCTAAGCCGTATGTTGGATGAGTCTAGTCTCCACCGTAACGCGGTGTTTGTGGCTAACGTCCTGAAATGCAGGCCCCCAAACAACAGGGTACCCAAGACGGAGGAAGCGGAGGCATGTGCCCACTTTTTGGACCAACAATTGTCGATCATCCGACCTAGGGTTATCGTTACCCTCGGATTGTCCGCCTACGAGCGCCTGACAGGCCAGAGAGCCAAGATGGGGCAAGTGCGAGGCCAATGGAAGAAATACGAGCCTAGGGTATCTACAGGTCCAACAAGGGCGATTCCTGTGATGCCGACGTTCCATCCATCTTACCTGATGCGTCCAAACGGCAGGCAGGAAATCCAGACAGCTGTAACTGATATACGACGGGCAATTAAACGAGGGAAACATGATGACAAAACCTGAACCATGTGTGTTTTGCAGGGACCCAGACCCAGAGATAGATGATGGTCTCAGGGACGGCCCACTATGTGCTTTTGTAGCTTGCCGGAATATAGATTGTCAGGCTATGGGTCCTGCCGTACAACACGAGAACCAGGATACACGCCAGCAACTAGCTGTCAGGCGTTGGAACACTCGGCTTGGATGCCCTGGTGACTACATCTTGGACGGGCCCACTCGATGAAGGCGTCCCGATTAATAGCCCAGCTTCAGATTATTCTGGACAACCATGGAGACCTAGAGGTATATGGGGCGGGATATGACGCCGAAGGTTTTGCAGAACCTGTGGAGTCCGTCAGTCCTAACTGGGACGTTGGTACAGCCCCTGGTTCCGCACCTGACCACGCTTTAATATCAAGATATCCATTACCAGAGGCCAACTAATGAAATTATCTGAGATGATTGGGGCACTACAGGCCGCCCAAAAAGCTCTTGCTGACCAGCAGGACCCTGACCCGGAGGTTTTGTTGATGGTGAATTGCCATGGGTGTGAGTCGGTTAATATTGTGCCCATCCAACCAGACTCCCAGATTGATTATAAGGAGGATCCTGATACTGGTGAACGATTCCTCTATATCGTGGAGTTTGGTGTTATCCATCGTATGAAAGCTAGCCAACATCCTTTGTTGAGACTTACCTAATGTCAATCAAACCTTTGCTCCGTAAGGACCAAACATATCTCAAGTGGCGCCGTATTCGGCAGCAAGCAGAGAAGGTGCTTGCTGAGCGTGGCATAGACGAGGTGATGGAGCTTCATAAACTACGGGCATCGACCACGGGCCACCTTATCGAAGCTCGTGACGCGGCGTCCATTATTGACGCCTCGACAAAGGATCAGTCCTATCGGAGCCGTATCGTCTCCCTCTTGGTGAAGACCAGTCGCACTTATAACCATCTACTGGCCGCCACTGACGGGCTCCACAATTATATCCTTGTCCAATATGGCCGCCAGCTTCCGTATACCACCAAGACAGACAAGGTGACCTACGTGAAGACCCTGTTGGAGACGGGGTACAGTGCTTTAAACAGGCTGAAGACCACCATCGAAGCCTGTGACCACGTTTTAACTGATATAGACAAGTGTGCTTGGGCACTCTCCACCGCTGTCAAAGGTCTGGAGATGCGAACGAAACGCGAACATATTGTGTGAGGATAAGATGAGTGAACCGGTTGTAATCAAGGCCCTTATTACAGGAACCCATGGTAAGTCAGAGGCCAAGAAAGAGGAAGACCTTGGGCTAGAGCCTACCCAGATGCACGAAAAGATTAAACGACCTCGTGTTCTACCCGGGGAAACCTATTATTTTAAACCGCCTTGGTCTGAGCACGCCTTCTACGTCACGATCAATGATATTCTGTTGGATGAAGGCACCCAACACGAACACCGCCGACCATTCGAGATTTTCATCAACTCCAAGAATATGGAGTACTTTGTGTGGATCGTTGCCCTTACCCGTATGGTGAGTGCAGTGTTCCGCAATGGAGGTAACGTCAGCTTTGTGGTCGAAGAGCTGGCGGCCATTTTTGATCCTCGTGGTGGTTACATGCAGGGGTCGCGGCGGATGCCTTCTGTGGTGGCAGAACTCGGGTACATTGTGGAGGAACACCTCCACAAGATAGGCTACGCTAAACGGGCAGGTAAACTGGCGTTGGATGAGGTAGGGGACTTTCCTACCAATTGTGTCGAGTGTCCAAAGTGCCACCACATAGCCCTCGTGGTAGAGCAGAACTGCGAGCATTGTCTTAACTGTCCATATGATAGGTGTGAGAGCCCATGAAACCCAACGTGATGGCCCTCGCCACCCAATTTTCTGAAGAAGCCTGGCGACCTATTAAAGGGCAAAACACTGTCAAAGCAGAGGTCCAAACAGAACCCCTTTGCGTGATGCCTGAACCGCTGGTGTGGGTGAAGGGTATCGTAAGCGACCACCAGTTCTTGTTCATTCCTGCCGGGGCCCAAACACCAACCGCTATCAACAGGCAGTTTACCCTTCACGACGAACCTGTTGGTAACTACACACGCATCTACTTGTCAGACGCAGGTTTGAACGAACTGGGATGGCGCGGTAAGGGCTTCCTGTATCCTGACGACAAAGGTTGGAATGTTGTCGGGACATTGGTGGGCCAACAGGTATTGTTCGGGCAACCCGCACACAAGAAGTCGGTGGTGCTTAACATTCCCGAACATGTAAAAAGAGCTCAGGCCATAGACGAGTTTGGCTGGGTCCAATTATTGGTTACCAAGGTTATTGCCGTAGAGTTGGAGTTGGTGACCTGCACACCTATTACAGAGGAATAGCCATGACACCTAAGATCCAAGCAGAGTATGAAAAACTATCCGGTCAGCAATCCAAGATGGAAAATCTCCTTATGTTTGCCATGGAAAGCGAGCCCCTTCTGACATTTGAGGGTTTCTGGGTACGTCCTAATACCCATAAGGAGAAAAAGTTAAAGAAGGCCCAAAAACGTCAGGATAAAGACCGTACAGCCATGACGTTGGACGATAAGTGGTTCCAGTGTTTTTTACGGGCTTCCGCCTGGGTAAGAACCTGTCGTCCACGTAAGACCCTTAACATGGACGTACCTTTGACCCAGTTACACCAGGTATCCCAAAGAGAAACGGGTGTAGATTTTCCGGTCGGCATCCTCATTGCCGCAATTATTGCGAATGAACACTATTATACCAAAGTCCTTCCTTTGGGGTTTTTATCCTCATCTACAGGAGTCGGTAACTATTTTGTACCCGAGTACTTTGCCAACTTTAGTTTGTGGGAGGCATGACATGCAATCACTTGAACAAAACAACCGCGAGAACACCTACCGCCAATGGAGCGGTCGCCGATACCCTCGGGCAATCCCGTTGACCTGCCCGAATTGCCAGGGGCAACTTTGTGACACCAACGGTATATTGGAAAAGCGGTTTGTGGATGATCTTGAGCAGGGACGGGAACCTGTGTATACCACCCCCGTCCATTGCACGGCTTGTGGCTTCAAAGGTATGAGGGTGTTATGATAATAGAAGAGGAATGTCCCTATTGTGGGTGGCCTATTCGGTTTGACCTATCTGATGACCAACCACCGCGGACCTGTCCAAATTGCAGGGACACGTTGGTGTGGGAAATGGTTCCTGACGAAAAAGGTATCCGACTGGTATGAACATCGTCCTCCGTGAGCGTGTGTGGGTGCCTAAGCAATGGGTGGACCGCGACCGTCTGAAGAAAGCCTATACCACTCACATGTTCGAGGAAAAGGGGTGTGTCAAGTGTGAGCACAAGGATGATCGTCCTAACGAGGTCTGTGATACATGCCCCGCTTATAAGGGCTTGTTTACCCTTTACCGACGTAAACAAGTAAAAGGCGTTTGGTATTATGGTCTCCCTCCTGGGGACCGACAAAAGATTGCCCATGTAGTGCCCAAGTTCCGTCAACGTCCTATGAAGGACCTCCGGTCCACGGCAAAGGCTCAAACATCGTTCGAGTTTTGCGGTACATTGAGGCCTGACCAAGTGCCTGCCGTTAATGCTCTCGAAAAGAAAAAACGCGGTATCCTGAAAGCCCCGCCCAGAACTGGTAAGACGGTCATGGCGGCAGATCTAACAGCCCGTCTGGGGTTTAAGACCCTGATTTTGGTCCACCAGCACGACTTAGCCCTCCAATTTCTTGAGACCTTTCATGATCCAGAGTTCACGGATATCCAGGCGGTGGAAAAATTCGAGGGCCGCCCCCTTGTAGGACTCTGTAAGACCTTCGAGGACTTCAAGCGTCATGACGTATGCATCACCACCTACCAGGGCTTCCTGAGGCACCCTAAGCGATTAAAAGCGATCCGGGATATGTTCGGGCTGGTGATCATTGATGAGGTACATCGTGGGAATGCCTTAGAGTATTCCCGAGTGATTGCCAGCCTCAACAGCCGGTACAAGGTAGGGCTGACGGCAACACCTGAACGGAAGGATCTCAAGCACTTCATTATGGCAGCCGTGTTGGGTCCTGTGTCTTATGACGTTAACACCAAAACCTTGATTCCTTGGGTCCGTATGGTTGAGACAGGCATCGAAGGTAAAGAGTACAAGCTTTGGCACTATGCCCTCCGTTTTCTTGAAAAGGTGCGAGGTCGTGACCGCTTGATTGTTAAGCACGTGGTGAGAGACCTCCAGAAGGGTCGGCATATCCTGATCCCAAGTTGGCATATCAGTCATATAAACAGCCTGGTGGACCGTATTAACAAAGCTACTGGAGAACAGACAGCGTGGGCATTCACTGGTAAGCAATCCAAGAAAAAGCGTAGGGAGATCATTGAGAAAGCCAGGACAGGGGAGATCCGGGTGGTGGTTGCACGCCGTACTATGTTGACCGGGATAAACGTACCTCGATGGGACACCATCTATGGTATCATGCCGATCTCCAACCCGCCGAATTATGAACAGGAAGTACAACGGATCTGCACACCAATGGAGGGCAAGAAGACACCGAAGGTTAAGTTCTTCATTGACAACATGTCGTTGACACGACACTGTTTTCGTACCTGTTGTGCGACCTTCAAGAAGCTCAAGTTTCGGTGGACTGACAGGGACCGAGGTATCATGCGCCATCATTTGGCTCAGCTCAGACCTAAGTTTGGAGCCGAAGAGCCATTGGATGATGATCTCAAACCACGCAGGTCCGCGATAGGCAGGAGATTTTGATGGAAAGTGGTATATGGTTGGTACGGCTTACAACTCCAGTGTTCCAGATAGGTCTCCGCTTTTCCTATGACGGGGATTTCATCCACCGAGGCGTCAGCCGACAATGGGGCCTAGGCTTCCCGCTTAAATGCTGTGGTGTGTGGTTGTTTCTGCCCTATCTAGGTCTCTGTTTACTGGTAGGACTTGAAGAACATACTGTAAATAGGGGTATACCGTGAATCTAAACAAGGATCCAGAGCTCACTGACTTCCAATACCGCTGGACCACCTTACTGGTCTTTGGTGTAACCTTACTGATAGTGGTGATATGACACAGAGAACTCTCAGGAACAAGCTGTATGTCGGGGTGGACCACAGGAGGACTACGCTTGTTAACCAGGCGGTGTCTCGTGGTGCTAGCTGGCAGACGCTACGAACGAAGCCCTTCCAGTTACCTGGGTATATCACTCCCATCACCTCTGGAGTAGAAGGGCGTAAACCAGTTAGGGTCAACAAGGATAAGCAACTCCTGTACTACAAGCGCATTTTTGTAGAACCTTTCAAAAAACCATACATTTATTGTATTAGTGGAGCCACCAACGATAGTCAGGCAAAATTGGTGGCTCTCCGTCTGATGATACAAGCATTGAGCATACACAACCAAGTAAGGGAGTCCAATGGCGATGAAGAACCACACCCACTTAATGAAACCTTGTCAGGCAGGGACCTTCCATTGTGGCACACGTTACTTGGGGGGTTCGGTGATAAGTTACGGGACACCAAAGCCAAGCCTTCCCTATTGGTGTTGAGTAACGTGACCGTCAACTCGACTCAGACCAAGCTGGAAAAGTTACGTGACATACTGGAGTTATACGGTGAGATTCCAAGGATCGTTGTAACTACAGGTACCGACCCCATTTCCTTCTTTAGGCGCCAATTATTTTACCCACTCCATTTTTCCGCCTATTTGACGGTTAATAGGGAAGTCCTATGAAGCTACTATCCGTCGAACTAGAGCTCAAGACCATCCTGTCCATTTGCCAGTCTCCCGACAGTTTGGCCTCCATCCTACTGGGAAGAGTGTCTGACGAACACTTTTTCTATGAGCCCACCCGTGCTGCCTATAGGCGCCTGTCCTCCCTTGTACGCACAAAAGGTACCATACCTGATTACAGTGAGATATGCGCGGATCCTGTCATACCTGAAGATAACAGGCAAATCCTCTTGGCCAGTAAACAACGAGAGGCCCAAAGCAAAGAAAAGCTGGACAGCATGGTAAGTGCTTTGGAGAAGTACCGTAAGCTACGCCTGTTGTTCCACAACGCAGAAAAAACCATCGAGGCTCTGACAGAGAAAAAGTTGGACCTTGACATTATCTTGGAGAAGAACAGTCGGGCACTTATGAGGGCCCGCTCTACAGGGTCCGAACACCACTTACTCCATTTTGGTCGGGAAAACAACAGCTCCCGTGTAGTGAAAGCCTTGTTGTCTAATGATAGGGCCCCGTTGGTACCTACAGGATTCCGCACCTTTGATAAAAGGAATGGTGGTATTTTTCAGGGTTCCTTGATGACGATCGCCTCAACAACAGGTGGTGGTAAAACCACGTTGGCAGGCCAATTGTTGATCAACATGACGTTGGCTGGTCATGACTGTGCTTTGGTTCCCCTTGAAATGTCAGAGGAGGAGTCTACCGCCCGTCTGATGAGTTCCTTATCCGGGGTCGAGGTAACCAAGTACATGTTACGCAAGGTTACAAAGAGGGAGAACAGAAAAACCACCAGGGCGTACCGAAAGTATGTTGATGCCCTCCGAGCCAGCGAAACCAGGTACTCGATTTTCAAACCACAGGAAGACCTGACCGTCGAAGAAATACTGTTTATCCTGAAACCTTACGGGTACCAGGTAATCATTATTGATTATATCTCCCTCCTCAAAGGGGTGGACGGGGATGATAGCTGGCAACAGCTGGGTAAGGTAGCCCGATTTTGTAAGATATTTGCAGAGACCCACAAGATCATCATCGTCCTGTTGGCACAGCTTAACAAGGAAGGTGAGATCCGGTACGCTCGGTCCATCGTGGAACACAGCAACAATGCTTGGTTCTGGGTGATGACCGATGAGAACCGTGAGACGGGTATCCTTGATATCCGACAAGCCAAAGCCCGTAATCAGGATCCTTTCTCGTTCCAGTTGGCGCAAGACTTTAAGCGTATGCGGGTCCGGGATTTAAAAGCCGGAGAAGCCCAGGAGTTGGCTACTGATGAGGGCGAGAAGAAACGGCAAAACCTAGATACCTACCTAGAGGATATATCAGATGGCGACGAGGGAGAAGACTGACCAAGAGGGAATCCTCGACCGTCTTGAGCAACAATACATGGGGTCGGTTCCAGACTCTGCCGAGGGAGGCTCCTGTTTTATAAAACGAAGAGCCTACAACCCTTTTATCACCGACAAAAGGCGACCTATAAAGCTTCGGGCAGGAACAGGTTCGCCCCTACATAACATCCAGGATCGGGTTGTTGATACCATTAAAGTACCGGAAAAAGACCGGAAGGAGTGGGTGGATGGCCTGGACTCAACCATCTCTGAGCTCCGTGAGTTCCTGATCCATGACATTAGTACAATCTCCATGGCCCTTGAACCTGCGATATCCGCCGCCCAGCAAACCCTTAACATGATGACGGATGACAGTGGTGTACAGGCATCCGTAGGGAAGATACGGGAAGTTACCTCTCAGTTGGTGGTCCTGAAGGTCATCCATAAGCTGGCGGATTTATTGGCGCTTGACAACCGAGTGCGCGATAAATTTCTGGAATCTTGGTTAGGACGTCAGCACGCGCCTCCGTCAGGGAAAGCCAAACCAGATACATTGACTCGGTTAACTAAGATGATGCAGGAACAAAAAAGTGAGTAGTTGCCTATCCTGTGTCTTGTACGTGAGTTGTCGGGACCCCGACAAAAGCCACCAACACCTATGTGATCGGTACGAGGGTCGAGAGACAGTCTCCAGCATCGCAGAACTGCTGGATATGCAAATGCCGGGAAAAAAGAGAAAAGGGCGGAGGAGGTCCACAGAGGTCCAGGAAGGGCTTAATATGTCGGACGGTGAAGCTCATGGCCAGGAACTCCAACTGGTCAAAATGCTGGATCAAGCCTTTGCTTCGCATAACAAGGTACCACCTGATATCCGCATCGATGACCGAGATGTACCAGAGTTTCCAAACTTCTTTGAGTTCTGTATGTCCAAAGATGGTTTGGATACCCCGCCCTTTGCCCGTCAGTTAGCTATTGGCCTACACCTGTTTGGAGAGTGGTGTCCAAATAAAAGGTGTAGTAGTCCTCGGTTCATGGACATCACCAACGTCCCTGTGGATTTCCCCGCTGCCGACTTTCCTGACAAGATCACGATGTTGAAGCATGGTACGTGTCCTAAGTGTGGGCATACTAAGCGTGGATGGGTAAGAAGGAACCGGCTTCACTCTTATGCGGAGTTGGCGGCGTGCGTTGGTCAAAGGGCGGGCAAGTCGAGTGCTGTGGCACTATTCTCTGCCTACCTGATTCATAAGTACCTCAAGCTCCAGAAACCTCTTGAGGTCTTTGGCCTCATGCGCGGTTCTATCTTGACCGCCACCTTTGTTGCCCTGACGTTCAATCGTGCTCTCCGTCTTCTCTGGGCACCTCTTCACAATCACCTTACAGGCAGCCCTTGGTTCCAGGCTTACCATGAGGTACTAGACTATTACGGTCAAAAGTATGGCGAGGAGGTGTACAAGCTAAAGGACCAGATCGTGGAGTACCCACACCGGTCACTTGTTATGTATCCTTCTGGACCCAATAAAAGGACTCTTCGTGGGGATACCCGATTTTTAACCGCGATTGACGAGCTTGGGTGGTTCCTGAATGAAGGGGATAGTGATAGTAAGGAACGTGCGGGTGCCGACGAAATCTATACGGCTCTGGACAGGTCGTTGTTGACTATCCGAGCCAAGGCCCGTCGGTTGTTGGAACAAGGGTACCACAACGTCCCTACTGCCTATGCTTTTAACATTAGCAGCCCAAGCCATCCACGTGATAAGATTATGACGTTGGTACGAGACCACGCTAACTCAAGTCAGGTGTTTACTGTTCACCTCCCTACCTGGGAAATGAATCCTGACCTTCCACAGGACTCTCCTGATATCCAGAAAGTGTACCAAGAAAATCCCATGAAAGCAGAACGGGATTACGGTGCCAACCCTCCCCTAAACGAAAACCCCTTCATACATAACGGCCAGTTGCTGTATAGGCTAGCCAGTGGAACCAATAGAGTACAATACCAATATATGCACAAAAAAGACCAAGCAGGACGCCGTATGCGGGCAGCATCGGTCGAAAACGTTCGTACCGAGTCCAAGGTAAGGCGTAGTCTCCTTGCTATCGACGCAGGATTCTCCAACAACAGCTTTGCCCTTGTTATCGGACACCCGCGGGAGTCACTGGATGGGGAGGTTACATACCACCTTGACACTTTTGTGGAGGTGGCGCCGACAAAAGACTTGGTGGTACTAAACTACTCGAAGCTGGCCCGAGATCTCATTTATCCACTTATCAAGGAACTCAATGTCGGTATAGTGGTGGCCGACCGATGGAATAGCTTGAAACTCTTGCACGATGTGGAGGAAGAGCTTGGTATCTTGGCGTTCCAGTATAGCATGAAGTACCCTGACTTTGTGTATGTCCGCGACTACCTAGAGGATGAGCAACCAAAGGTAGTCTTACCGAGGGCAGAGATGCCAACCAAAGATATCCTGGAAATTGATCAAGGAACGTACCCAAAATGCTTTCGGTACAAGCCTGTCAGTCACTTTTATTTCCAGTGTTTAACCGTCAACGATACTGGAAAAACCGTCACCAAAGGCATGAACCTGACGGACGACTTGTTCCGAGCGGCTGCCCTGTGCCTGTCACAACTATTTGATGAAGACTTGGTAAAACGCCACCTGTTGAACAAGGACCGAAGCCGTAGACGCGGGGTAGGTGTACTCGGAACTCCACTTCGGCAACCTATCGGGGTGGCAGAAGGTATAGGTGCACTGTCAACGAATTCTGGAACCTTAGCACAGGATCCAAGTAGGAACAACCAAGGGGCCATTGCTCAAAGAAGAAGATAGGTAGTACTCTCCCACCTATAGCCCACACTAATTTTATTGGAACGTTAATCCGAAAAGGATACCGATATGAAACGTGACCTGAAAAACCCGCTGGCACCACCACGCGTGCCAAATGTGGCCACCGCGTCAACCGATGGTGCCAAGAAAGAGATGGCCCGTGTCTCCAATACTGAAGCAGGGGTCTGCCCTGTGCCTGGGTGTGGCAAACAGATGGAGGTTTTGGAATGTGCTGATAACATTCCTGCCTATGTTTGTCTCGGTCACCGCGTAGCCCTCCCTGTGGAGAACAGCCGTGTTTCAAAGTAGCCGGAAGATAGCCGTACGGGCATCTGTGACAGACCAACGTCCTCAGGTAAGATCCAGTTATCAGATGTCACCCTTTGGTATGGGTGGTGGTAATGTCAACATGCAGATGGGTTATACCGGACTCGGAGCCATCAAGGACGGTATGCTGGATGGTGTAATACCCTCCGACCCTCGCCAACTGTTTGACATTTACACGGATATCTACTACCACGACCCTATCGCCGGCGCGGCTGTAGACCTCATGAGTACCCTACCCTTCAGTGATTGGACTCTTAGCGGAGCCGATGAGAGGCAACTGGAGGTGTTCGAGTCCAATTTGGACCGCCTGAACATGCGTAGTCTAATGCCTGAAATGAGTGTAGATTACCTCGTGCTCGGCACCTTCGTATCCACCCTCGTGTTTAAAAAGGCGGAGAAATTATTTACTGATTTGATACCACAGAACATAGCCGACTGTACTGTGATTCCGACTCCCTTGTATGGCACCGATCCTCTGATTAAGATGAAAATTGGGGCCGACATGAAGGAGTTCATCAACAGCCGGGAACCGCACATCGAACGTCTGAAGGAACGACTGTCCCCGGGTATGCTGAGAGCCATGCGAGCCCCAGAGGTGACGCTCGATCCGTTGACCACGCTTTATGTACCCAGGCGCAGCTTTACCTTTAACAATCGTGGTACCTCGTTGTATCATCGGCTGCTGCCTATTTACTTTCTGGAGAAGATCCTGTACAGGGGTACACTGACAGAGGCAGCAAAGAGGCAACGGTCGATCCTGCATATCGTGGCAGGGGATGAGGATTGGGAACCCACGGATGAGGAGCTCAAGGCTATCGTAGCCCTGTTCCAACAAGCGGACTTAGATCCTGTTGGTGCCATGATTGCCACACGTGATGATGTGAATACCAATGAAATCAGGAGCGGCGGTGACTCCTGGAAATGGACGGATACTATTCCAGAGACCTCCAACCTCAAGATGCAGGCTCTTGGGATAAATGAGGGCTTTTTGTGTTTGGCGGAAGGCTCGTATGTTCACACGGAACGTGGCCTAATTCCTATTGACCAATTGTATGATCGTAGGGGCCTACGTAAAGACCAAGGGTACACCACAGATTTGTTGGTCAAGGGGCGTTCTGGAGAGTTTGCAAAAGCCATTCATTGGTGGTACCGGGGTAAATCACCTGTTGTCAAAACCACTACACAATCCGGGTATAATGTCACAACAACAAAGAAGCATGAGGTACTGACTTTGGGACAAGACCTACGTCCGGAATGGGTTCCTGTGAAGCGCCTTCAAAAATCCGATTACCTGTGCATTGACACACAGGGGCAGGAGGCGACGGAACCCCTGAGGCTGAACCTCACAGATTATCTGGTTAAAGGAGGTTGGTCCCAAAAAGCTGCAACCAAACCGACAGAAATGACACCCGATTTGGCCTATGTGTTAGGACTTATCGTGTCTGAGGGCACACTTAAGAAGAAAAACGTGGTTTCGATCACGAATTCGAATCTGGGAGTCCTTGACCGATACCAAGAGGCTTTTACCTCTGTTTTTGGTGTGGTTCCTGAACGGACCTTAAGTAGCCCGAAAGGTCGTAGGTATAACATTAAGGGTGTGACGGGTACCTCCAATTCGGATGTTTACAAGATGTCCTTCGAGGAGGTAAAGGTCGTACATTGGTTGAAGGAACTCGGGGTCGTACAGAAACGGAAATCCGAGGTGAACAATCCGTCTGCCTACAGAGTAGTACCTTGGTCCATCCTTCAGGCCCCGACGGAATGCCGATTGGCTTTCATTGCCGCTTTTCTTGACGGTGATGGCTCTGTTGCCCAAAGGAAAGATACTGTGGCTCTGCGTTTTTGCAGTAGTAGTGGCCAATTGTTGGACCAAATGCAGATACTATTGGCGGACCTCGGGGTACCCAGCTTTCGGATGACTGACCACCCCAAATGGTTAAGTGTTATTCGGTATTTTGGGAACAAATTTTACAGGCGTCTACGTCCTTGGTTGGCCCATACTGAAAAAAACCAGTACGATGTACGTGAAGCGGATTTACAAGGACGTACATTCGGGGTACCTATACCACCTATCCGAAACTTCTTGGCATCCCGTTGGATCCGCAGAGAAACCAATGTTGGTGAGTGGTTTGAAAATGCGGAAGGCCAACCAGTTTTAATTGAAGGCTTTGGTCACCGCACCTCAAAATACTTGGGATCAACGGTTGGGAAGGGTAAACATCGAGATGGAGTCCTGCCCTACTCTAACTTTGAGAAAGGTCTATACTCCGATTTATTGGATATCCTGGAACAAATTGATCCTGTAGTTGTCAGACGATTGGTGCGCTTGTCTGAACTCCAGTACTTCTTTGACCCGGTACAGGAGGTAAAACCAGCTGGAACTTCCCATTTGTATGACCTGACCATGGAACACAAAGTGGCACCTGCCTTTGTGTCTAACGGTATCGTGGTACATAACAGTGGAGACATGTCGTATGGAACGATGGAAGTAGCGTTGTCAGTGTTTATTGAACACATGCGGGCGTTCCGTGACATGACCACCCACAGGGTGTTTTACAACAAGCTGTTTCCATTGATCTCGGTTATCAATGGCTTTGAGAAGGAAGAGGATGCTCCAAAGCCTAACCCTTACTATCGACACAGGACACCTGAGGAGTCGGCGGCCCGTCGGACAACTCCTATGTTGACAACCGACATGGTACAGTGGTATACGGCTGATACCAGTAAACTGGTTATTCCAACCATGCACTGGCATAAAGCCCTTCGGCCTGAGGCGGACACCGAGTACCTGACAGTATTGGAGACCCTGACCGAGAAGGGAGTGCCGGTCCCTCTGCGGATGTGGGCTGCTGCCGGTGGTCTATCTGTTGACAGCCTGATGAGTGACCTTGAGGAAGACGCGGAGATTAAGGACCGAATCAAGGAACTTAAAGGTGGAGGTGATGACGAGGACGACGATGATTTTTCCTTCTCTGGTCTGCGGTCTATCAAACGCCAGACCCTTACGGACAGGGATTTCGGAGACCTCGCAGAGTTGTCTACGACCGACAAAGCTGGCAAGAAACGGCACGTGTTCAACCAAACACGTGCCAACAAAGCCATCAATGATAAGATAATCAAGGCGGTCCGTGAGATTGCCAAGGAACCCAACAACAAACGCCGACAACGAATGGCACAGCGTTTTATTGGTCGTCGGAATCCCTATGGAGACGTGTCATGACACAATTTTTGCCAGGTCGGCGTCCTGTGAACAAGACAGCCAACTATGATCTCGGTGGAAGAGCCCTTTGCAACCCTCTGGAGGTCCACCAGGCGGTCAAACGAAAAGATGTGACCTTAGCCTCGGGCAGGGTCGTAATGCGGAATGAGGTCCTTGGAATGGAAAGCGGAGATACCTCGCTAGACATCAGCCAATGGTTACCTTTTGCCAGCAAAACCTACGAGATCTCTGACAACCTCGAGGACTTTGTGATGGTGCCGGTTATTACGATTCCAACAGACTTACCAAACAGGAATGGTGTGGCGTTCCCGCTGGCATCAATGGTAGCGTTCAACCCTGAAGCAGGGATGCAGGCGTTCAAGACGTTTAAAGGGAAACCATGTTTTGTTGAACATAAGAACACTGTTCTGTCAAAAGCCCGTGGTGTTATCGCCGATACCTACCTCCGTAAGATGCCGGAGTTCGGTCAAGGAAAGGTCTGGAAGTTCCTGGAGCTCTTGGCGTTTGACCGCACTAAGGATCCTGACCTGGTGAAGGATATCCTTAGTGGGCAGATGAACAGTTATTCCATGGGTGCCTACGTAGACCAGTACAGTTGTTCCTACTGTGGGAAGGAACTGGGGCATTGTAGTCATATATCTGCCAACCGGCCTGTTGATTTCTACAAGAAAGGTAACAGGCTGGTGTATCGGCAGGTACATGGGGTCCAAGGTTTTGAAACCAGTGCTGTAAGTTCTCCCGCGTTTTACAGTGCTATCCAGGAGGACTCTAGCTTACTTTCAGTGGAGTAACTTCAGAAGGTAGTTGTATAAGGGCTGCAAGTGTGGTGTTATCCGCCCTATCGAGTTTCCGGGACTCTGGGGTTGGGGATTCGGACTGACCGCTCGCCCCACCACCAAGTTTTCATGATCGCGTAGGTAGGCCTGCCTACGTTTTATTGTGGGAACAGATCGCGGAGTATACCAAAGAGGATACCATGATTAAAGAACTTGCCACACGAACGCCTAGTGTCTGTGCCCAGAGTGATAAGCAAAGGGAATACCAGGCGTTTTTCAACAAAAAATTGGATGAGTGGGATGCCTCCAGTCCCGCGGATTTGAGTGTCGAGGAACGGAAGAAGTTTTTCAATGAAATTGAGAAGGAGTGGGATGGTTAAGTGTGGTTGGGCGCGAGCATGAGGAGGTGAGTGTCATGTACTGAAAACCGAGGAGTGACTCCAATGCAACTCTATATTAACGATATTGCCAACGCCCTCTCTAAATGTAGTTCCATCGAGGCCAACGCCCATCTATTGAGGTTCCTCTCACGGGCACTAATGCGGGCCGTCCAAAAAACAAATGCAGTATACATATTCGACCTTTGTATCTGGGATACTGATGAACCCCATCGTCAAATAAGGTACCTGGAGACGTCGAAAGGTGGGCCTACCCCTACCAAGAAAACTAGGCGGTACTCTACCGAGGTGGAATACTTTGGCATCCATAAGGAGTGCGGCGCATGTACGTTCCAATTGGAGTTTAACTATGACTAACCCGTTTAACGTAGAGAACGTCGAGTACCTTGTGAAGGTCAACATTGACCTCATTGGGTACTTCTTTGATCGATTGCGTATCGTACCGCGTGTTGTAATCTTTGGATACATGTGGCTGGTGTACGATACCATTACGTGGGCAAAAGGGTTGCCCGATATCAGCACACAACAAGCTGGGGTAGTGGCGGCTGTTGTTGGTTTCGCCGCTCCTTTATTTGCCTTTTATGTCAACGCCAGCACAATGTTGAAGGGATTCACAAAGAGATCCGGCTCGGCAGATAAACAAAATGAAAAACCTGGAGGACCCACCGCGTAATTGGAGGGACCGCTTGGTTGATGCGGCCCTAGTGCTTTTTCAATTTTTGATTCTGGCCGTAGTGCTCGGAGTGTCTGTCGCTGTCATAGATTTAACGGCCAGAATATTTTAAATACCGGCTATTTATGTCCCTTTCTAGGGGGTAAAGAGGAGGATAGTACCGTGGGTGACAACGATGTGGATGTGGAAGAGCTGGTGGATAAAGAGGTGCGTGAGAAACTGGACAGGAAGTTTGGCTGGCAAAAGGTAAGTGCTGTTTTATCTGTGATTATACCCTTGGTAGGTGGGGTTTGGTGGGTTGCCAATAACATCGTGACCAAAGAAGCCTTGGCAGAAGAGCGTCAGGTTATCGAGGCAGGTGTGGCATCCCGTATTCTCGCGGTCGAGCGAGAACTCCTGGCGTATAAAATTGAGAGTGTGACTGGTTATATTGAGTATTTGGAAGACCGTGTACAGAGAGGTGAGGCTAATGACAATGACCACAGATTACTCAAGTACAACCAAAGGAGGCTCGACCGTCTCCTACGCCAGGAACAGGTGTTGGGGGGTCGTGATAGATGAATGTTAACAGAAAAACCAGCCGTACAAGATTGTGGGGTGACACCATCCGCCGCTTGGTTTATGCAACAGGAGCCTAATATTTCTAACCAACAAAAATTTAACTCGGTGATGGTACTTAACCGTCTGTTGTTGACCTCGCTTGACCAGATGCCTTTGAAATCCCAGTTACAAGAGTTTTTAAAGATCATCCTGGACATACCTTGGTTTAAACTGGTGCCAAAAGGAGGAGTGTTCCTGGTAGACGAACAGTCAGGTCACCTACACTTGATGGCACAGCAAGGGTTCCTGGAAGAGCAGAAGGTACAATGCGCGGTTATAAAACTAGGGGATTGTCTGTGTGGTAGAGTACTGCAATCACAGAGCCTCCTCTTCGCCGATAAAGTGGACCACCAACATGACTTTACATTCGAGGGCATGGTTCCTCATGGGCATTATGTAGTGCCCATCATGGATGCTGATAAGCTCTTGGGAGTACTTAACCTATATCTGGAAGAAGGGCATCCTGTGAATAAGGAAGAACAGGATTTCCTTGGCGTGGTAGCTTCGACAGTCGCGTGTTTAATCAAACGGAGGTATTTGGAACACCAGCTAAAACTCCAGGTAGAGAGGGACAAACTGACAGGGTTACCCAACCGCAGCCTATTTTTGGACCGTTTGTCACAGTCTATGTATGCCGCCAAGAGGCACAGAGAACAGGTTGTGTTAATGTTTATTGACCTGGATCGTTTCAAGTGGGTGAATGACACTCTCGGACACGACGCAGGGGATGACTTGCTGCGGGAGGTAGCCATCCGTATCAAGAGTTGCGTGCGGCAGTCGGATACTGTAGCCCGTCTTGGAGGGGATGAATTCACTACTATCCTGACAGGTATCACCCATCCCTGTTATGTTGAGTTGGTTGCCCGTAAGATTCTGGAACAGTTAACGTTACCCTTCCAGCTGTGTGGGCAGAACATTTTCATCTCCTGTTCAATCGGTATCTCAGTCTACCCAGACGACGCAGAACTCCAAGAAGACCTGCTCAAGAGTGCCGACAGTGCAATGTATGAATCCAAGAATGCTGGACGTGGTACCTTCCACTTTTATCATCCAGAAATGCAAGAGAAAGCTTGCCGTCGTGTTGAAATAGAAGCCTCCGTCCGTGAAGGTCTGGAAAAAGGTGAGTTTTATCTGGTATACCAACCTAAAATAAACCTGGGGGCCAACAAGGTAGAAGCAGTCGAAGCCCTTGTCCGTTGGGAACATAAAGGTGAGTTGAAACGCCCAGATGATTTTATTCCTGTTGCGGGGGTTTTGCCTCGGCATTGGCCTCAGCCGGAGCGTCAGTGGCAGGCTGGCCCTCTGGAGGGGCTTCCTTAACCGGCTCTTTGATGGCGCCGACCGCTTTGGCAATTCGCACGATCGTGGCTTGCTTATGCTGTTCGCGGTTGAACTTCCGGCTGATTAAGGTAACGCCTGCCGCGGCTGAGTTGAATCCGTCAACATAAGCGGTGGTCAAGGCTTCCGCCAGCTCGACGATGGGCATGGTAATCGTGGGGCCTTGTGGGCGTGCTCCCATCGGCTCTGGCGGCTGGATCCCGTTCTCTCCGGGCAGGGCAGTTACTGTGGGCGCAGGGGGTTGGGGTGTTTCGGTCTTCGGCTCATCGGCCATAGTACTTCTCCTTCTGGTAATAGTTGGGTGAACGCTCAGGGTTTATTTACAGTTAACCTTGTGAAACTGGATTAAACTCTGACACTGGGACATTGATGACCTTGGCTCCTGACTTGCGGATCCTGCCCATCAAGGTATCCTGAGAGGTGTAAACTCCTTCCAGCACTTCTTGTTGCCCGTTGTGTACCACGATATCCTTGCTCTTTAAGTTGTTCCGCCACCTTTCAAGTGCGAACCGCTTTTGGATGGCTTCCTTCAACAGACGAGCTTCCTCTTCACACCGAAGACGGATAAACTCTGGCCAGTTCTCTCCGTCCCACAACGCTTGTTCCTCTTTAGTCCTTCTCTTTGGATACAATACCGACCGTGACGCTGCCGCATAGGCGCCTAGTAAGTCAGGTCCTGCCCCAGCTACGATCGTTTCGATCGATCCTCCTTGAACACCAATACCAGGCATCAAGAACAAAGCCCGTTTATTAAACTGCCGGATCGATCGCACCTCTCGTATGTCTTTGGTGGCCCCTACAACAAGCCCAAGATTGGAGTATTTACAATGGAGGGGTCGATAGTCCTTCCCCCAGTCATGTGCTTTTTCTGCCACCCTTTCATATAAACACCCACCCATGTTGTCAGAAAAGTCCTGAAAGTCATCGGCCCCAGAGTTGGAGGTCCGACAGAGGAGGGACACTCCAGCATCCCTGTTGGCGTCCAGGAAAGGAAGAACAGAATCCTTGCCCATGTAAGGTGCTACTGTAATTGCATCAACCATCCAAGGGTTGGGAAAACCATGAGTTGACCGGGAGTTTAACCAAGCTCTTCCATAAGCGGCTGCGGTGTTGCCAATGTCATTCCGCTTGGCGTCCAAGATGACAATCTGACCAAGTTCCCGGAGGCTTTCGATCACGTATTCCAAGACCTCCAGACCATCCCGTTGGAATTGTTCGTAGAAAGTAGCTTGAGGCTTGAACGCCACCGCGTGTTGGCGGGTGGCTTCAATAACCTGCCGAAGATAGGACCCAATGACAGAGGAAAGCCCTACTCCATTTTCTTGGGCTTCTTTTTGTACTTCTGGCGGCATCTTGGACAGATCTGGATCCAGACCTATGATTACCCGGCTGTCAATCTCTTGTGCCCTTTCCACCATTCTCTTTGCAAACATACTCGGCCCCTTATACTACAAATGAATTGAACTCCCATGGGTCCCCAGAAGGACCCGCATACCGGATGGCATACCGGCGAAAATTCATATCACCGGACGCTTGTTTTCCTGTCCATCCTGTCACCCACATTCCCTTGAGGCCCCCAAACGCTTTCGTACCCACAGGCTCCCCATTAGTATGAGCTTCCATCCAGTCTTCCATGTCGGCAATGTAGTGTTGAGCACAGCACAGGATGTTTACGAAAAACGTGTTGGGAAAACAGGTACCATCAACGTAACCCTCTTGGATAATATACTCCTCAAGGGTCGGTACCAATGTTACGCCTTCATCAGGGAAAACACATTCAGCCATGGTCACACTGTTTCGCAAGGTCTGCCCATGTCACATCCACATAGGTGCCGACTGTGGACCAGGAGCGACCCTCTATCAGGTTTCTTTGGTTGAGGAATATCCTCGGGTTTGGGGGCACGCAAAGGTCTGGAAGGGTTCTTTGCGTGCCAAAATTCGCGCATCTCCTTAAGGTCCATCCGTCGGTTCCTCCTCTGCATCTTGTTCTCCCCAAAGCCCTTCAATGAAATCACAGGCTCTTTCGTAACTGTCGGTAATAAGGACCGGTTCTGTCTCTCCCCTATCCTTGTCGATAACAGCGTGTCCAGCGTCCCATTGCTGAATATAATACCGACCGTCGTTTCGGGAAGGTAGTCTAGGTTTGGTTGTTTGTGTTTCCATGAGATTCCTCGTTTACGTCCAAACAGTCGGCTTGGCGGTCACAGGGGCATTCTTGATTTGTCAGCCCTAGTTGGTGGTAAGCACAACACACTGCATGGGCTTGTCGCCATGCGTCTACCCACGCAATATGTCGAAGGTGGTTTGTACCCGGAAGTAGGGTATTGTGTGGGTACTGCCCTCCGAGTTGGGGCCATACCTGGTCAAAAACAGTGCGGGTATCACGGGCCATCCGGTGACCCCAAGGGCGGGAAATCTCGCTACCCTTAAACAGACGGAAGGCCTGTTGCAATAGCACAGGATCAAAGTCCGCCCCATGTCCCCATACCCGTAAATATTTTATGTCTTGCACCTCGATAGGTTTTCCATTATGCAGGAATTGAGGGGCTGATGCCCGAGCCTCATGGGCTGTCTTCAGGCAGAAATAGTATAGGTCATGGAGCACGTCTTGGAGAGGACGTTGGTTTACCTCCAAGTAAGAGCTGGCTTCCTTGGATTGTCTCATCCACCATTTGACGGTCCCGGCATCCACTGTCAAGCCTTGTTGTTGGGCGTCCTCCGGATCAATGTTGGCGTAAAAATAGCCAGGGACTTCGTTAATGGAATTGGGATCCTCTGGAATAGGGGGGTAAATCAGGAACCCATCCTGCATTGGGATCAAATACAACGGCACCAATGGACAAGATAACGGAGCCGGGTTCCAAACCTAACGTCTCCAGGTCTATCATCATTTGGATACTCATTTCGGTGTACCCCACTGAACAGCTTGGTTGCTGGAGGCATCAGGAAATTGTTTGGCCTCTTCGCCAGGTCGTGTGATGGTTACGGCGGGTGCCACCTCTTCGACCGTCACCTTTTTAAGAGGTTCTGGATCTACAGGAGTCTCCAACGACACAGGTGGAACATCCTGACCGAATTCCTGGCCAGACACGTCATTACCATCCATCTCTATCTCTATGGTGTCTTGGGTGCCCATCTTGTCGGCGAACTCAACTACCTCACCTGGATCTTCCTCCGCAATACCTTCAGGCTCTATCGGTAGAACAACCTCGTCAGGATTCATACCCAAGGTTTCTCCTACAAGTTGCTTCAACTCTTCGGGTGTCGGTTCCTCTGGTAATCCCTCTTGGTCCTCAAACTCGAGGGGCTCGTCTGCCTGTGGCATGATGGGTTGGTCCAAACTAATACTGACAACCCCGTCACCCTCTTTCACAGGGATGCCTTCAGGAATCTGTGTCGTACCTTGTTTCTGGCGATGCTTGGCCAAAGCCGCTTGCTGCTGCTTTATCACCAGTTCTTGTTCTTGTTGGATGCGTACCTTCTCACGGTTGGTTTTCATCCGTTGGTAGAGGGGCCATAAGTCTTGCTTGTTTACCAACCGACAGATGCCCTTGATGGTCATTGCTTGACCAACAGAAACAATCGTACAGGCCAGGATCGGCATGTCCTTCTCGACTTTGTTGATGGCTTCCTGGCGTTTGCGGTATTTCTTGCCAAGGGGTTCTACACCGAACGCTTTGTAGAGCTGTTGGAGTTCTACCTCCTCACTCTTGTTACGCGGTACAATCTGACCTCGTTGGTTGATCAGGTCTGGGAGGCGGAAAGACATGCCCTCCGCTTGTTGTGCCAAATTACCGGTTGGTCGTTCTGTATTATCCATGTCGGCCCTCTTGGTTACGTTAAAGGGATGTACCCAATGTAATTAAAAGGTGAATCCCTAGTCCTGACAGTACCAAAGCTAGTGCCGTGGTACAACGATTCACGTATGGTCTGTCTTCCGCGTATTTACATGTACGGCAAATGGACCCCCTCCAACATCTTTGACAAACAACATAAGACGCGGGCTCCCCTACCTTACCATCAGGACATTCACGATGGGTACACCGTTGTATAAATGACACCATGCTACTTCCTTATCAAACAGGTCATGTTGTTTGGGTTTCTTGTCGCAGGCGTTGCCACAATTCCTGGGCCAATACTTGCTCACCTTGGTAGTCGATCATCTGGTTTCGTGGTACCTCTACTGGTCCGGCTTCTGTCTCAAACACAATGATAGCCGGAGTCTCCTCTTCACGCACCAGTATAGCCTCACCACGGTCTGGGTTCGGGCGGTACATGGTACAACCCTTTAGGCCTAGTTGGTGGGCCAACAAATACGCACCCTTAAAGTCCTCGAACGGAAAGTCTTCTGGTACGTTGATGGTCTTGGATATACTGGAGTCCACCCACTTTTGGGCTGCTGCCTGCATCCGCAAGTGTTGTTCCGGCGTAATGGTAGCGGTGTCAACGAATCCTTTCGGTAGCTTGTTTCCTACCTCGTTGGGGTAGTCCAGGAGGTCATCAGGTTCATAAACCGCGTCACCTCTGGATCGTGTCATGTATTTAGCATACGCCATCAACTCTGCTGAGTATACCTTCACCTTCTTCTTGGACCCATCTGGTTGCGTGATGTTGCGACCATATCGTTGGGCAAACGTTGGCTCGATACCGTTTGAACAATTGTTACCAAACCCTAAACTGATGGTCCCTGTTGGTGCGATGGACGTGTGGTGGGTAAACCGAGATCCGTGGTTTTCAATGGCGGCCCTGAGTTCCTTTGGGAACTGGGCCAGGTATCGGGACCCATATGCAAGTAAAAGAGAGCCGTTTACTTTGTCCCCTATTCGTAAATCCCCACCTAGGTAATCTTTCAGCCGATGACGTATTTCGGCAGTGATTTCATATTCCTGGTCCAGCACAGGGGCCACGCCCTTCTCTTTCGCCAGCTCTACCCCTACTTCCCACCCAGTGATTGCCATTGTCTTGGCAACCTCCTCGGTGAAAGCCTGGGCTTTTTCCGATCCGTAAGGAACACCCATCATAGCTAAAGCAGAACCCAGACCCATAAACCCCATACCATGCCTACGTTTGGCGAGAATTTCTTCTCGCTGTTTCTCCAACGGGAGCCCAGAGATGTCCACCACGTTGTCCAACATACGAGTGAATACCCGTACTACCTCCTTGAACCCTTCAAAGTTAAACGTAGCTTTGTCAGTGAATGGGTTGTCTACAAACATTGTCAAGAGGATGGATCCCAACAGGCAGGCACCATACGGCGGCAAGGGTTGTTCTCCACATGGGTTGGTTCCACGGATTTCTTCCAACCACCACAGGTTGTTCTGGTCGTTCAGTCTGTCAACCAGCATAAATCCTGGCTCTGCAAAGTCATAGGCAGACTGCATGACCGTTTGCCATAGGTCACGGGCCCTAATCATTCGGTAAATCTTACATGGGACGGTCCCCCCACCATTCCGGTTTTTATGGGGATGGTCTTCCGTGCCCGGCCAGTGTGCCCATACCCAGTCGTATTCGATAGGGGGTGGGGGATCTCTGTCAACGGCACAAGTACCTAAGTATTCTTGGTCCCACCATTCTCCAGAATGAACAGGAAAAATCAGGTTCCAGTCTTTGTCTTCTTCAACTGCCTGCATGAAGTCCTGTGTAAACAACACAGACAGGTTAAACTGTGTTAGGACACCAGGCTCCCGCTTGGCACGGATGTAGGCTTCAATGTCGGGGTGCCGGATATCCATGGTCGCCATCTGGGCTCCTCGGCGGTCCCCTGCAGAGCTGATAGTGCGGCACATACTGTCATAAATGTGCATGAAAGATATGGGCCCGCTGGTGTAGGCGCCTGCCCCTCCGACAAAGGCCCCTGATGGTCGCAAGCAACTCCAGTCGTATCCGATTCCACACCCAGCCTTGAGGGTTAATCCCGCTTCACGGACCAATGATAGAATAGAATCCATATCATCCAGGATAGTCCCACTCATCGTGCAATTGATGAGGGACGTAGCTGGTTTGTAGTCTTGGGCGCCTGCGTTGGCAATAATCCTTCCACCGGGAACTGCACCGTTTTCAAGAGCCCAGAGAAACCGTTCTTCCCAGTAGTCTTTCTTGTCTTCTGTCTCTTGGCCCGCCAATGCCTTGGCTACCCTGAAGTGAAGGCCTGGTATGTCTTCTACTGGTCGGTTCTGGTGGTCTCGAAGCAGGTATTTCTTCTCAATGGTATCTTGAGATGCGGGTTGGTAATCCATTAAATCGGCTCCTAATGGTCAATATTGTTCTTCATAGGGGAAGTATGCCATAGCCATCTGGTGTAATTCTTCCTGGTCAGGGTTTGGACGCACTTTCTTAACAGTAGGTCGGTGTTTCAACATCCACAGGTTGTTCTCGACCTGCGTTAATTGCAGACCACAGTTCGAGCACACTAGGCTACTGCAGCTCTTGTTTGGTATTGAGGAGTAGGCTAATTGTGCCAGTTGACCACAATGAAAGGGCATGTGGTATTGGGTCACTAATGCGATGCCAAATTGTTGACACCAGTCTTCAATCACCTTGGGTCGTCGGTCAGATAATCGGCTCCTGACCGTCTTCTTCAACCAGCGAATCATCTCCTTTTACTCCTGGTGGTAGGTTCCGCAATTTATTGATTGTAATGTGTACCAAAGGGTCGGGCGATGCCACGACCGACTTTTCTGATATCCATTTACAGTCCCCTTTTGAAACTGGGGTTTTGTCGGTCAGGTTAACCGTGTATAAATGGCAGATGGTTGTTTCTGTTTTGGACAACCAACATTTACCAAGAGGAATCATGGCCTCGATCGGGAAGTCATAGCCCATCGTGTCAAACGTGGACAGGGCTACCTCGCGGGTACAAGAATCTGAGGGTTCCAACTCCTTGAGGATAGCACAGAGAGGTTCTACCTCGCACACTGGATGGTCCTCAATACAGACGAGGAATTCAAGGGCTTCGTCCTTAAATCGGTAGGGTACTACTACCAAATGTTGTACCTTCGTCGTTGTCTTCATTTTCTCCCGTAACCCCAACGCCAAGAGGTGGGCCACCAGGAACTCCCACCTATTCTAACTCCCACGTACATGATGAACGCGGTGAAGGGGTATCCCTTCCTGGCAACACACGCCATCAATTCTAAGTCTGCTTTGCGGCGACCCTCTTTATCCTCGGGGTCACCTTTCCAATATGCCTTGTCATGTTCCACACAACACTCTCTCCACTTACCATCCGGAAACATTGAACACCCATCAGTGGAGAATGGTTCCAGATAGGATAGGTCTTCCTCTGGTTCTGGTGTGGGTATATCCACCGGCTTTTTGTTGGCCCAGAGAACAATCCTTTCTGCTTGTTGGAGAGCGTTCTGGGTTACATCAGAAGGTCCCCGGTTTCGGTTGGCAGTGACTTGAGCCCAGTATTTTACCACCTTTACAGCTACTGGATCCTGCCCTCGAATCAAGAATACCGGTTCATCCTCGGGGATTAAACCAGCTTTATCCACAATCCGGCGGTTATAGTCCTGGCGTCCGAAAATCATGCTACGTGCTCCTTGGTCTCATATGTGGTGGGACAACAACGCTTCCTGGACTGCAACTTTCAGTAGGACTCGTACAAGCCATGGTAGAGACTCTCCGGATAGGGAGACCTAATTGGCGTCGGACGCGTAGCTCAAGGTCACTGCCCTCGTACTTAGTTTTGCGGAATAAGGTAAGAGCATTGTTACATTCTCTCAGGAGAGCGAGCAAGGGTTCAGAATCCATTATATTGTTCCTTATCTCGGCTCTGTTAACACGAAGGGTACTTGTGGCCCTGGTTTATACCTTCTTGTGGTTCCAAGGTTTAAGAGCCAATAATTTGGCTGGCGTTGGCCACTCTCGGTAAATCTGATCAAAAAATCAGGCTTTGTACCGCGCAGGATACGGATACCCCCAAAGCCCGTAGTAATACCATCCCCTGCCTCTCCTTTGTTTAACACCAGTTCATTGTCGGCGGATTCCCAGTCCTTAGAATGAATGGTTGGCGCGAAGTCTTTTCTGGTTCCTGTCATCATCGGCTCCTAAGCGTTTTCCCAGTGTTTGATGTTGACGGTGAACTCAAACACGTTATGTGGATCCACTGGTCGTGGGTCTTCCGTGGTGATAAACTGGCTGCGACCATATTTATCCACGATAAGCCTGCCGTCAGGTTCATAGTGCCTGAATACGTCCCCTGCCCTTAACTCATCCATAGGGATCGTGATGAACCACCCAGTATCCGGATCCTGACGTTGAATAATGCGGGTAGGCTTTTCCCATTCCGCTTTTTCATGTGGGAAAACTGGTGGACCGATTTGCATTATTTCCTCTCGATGGTTTGCCCTCCTCGTACAGGTTGGAACCCGTCAGGTTCGTTATCGAGGTAGAGCTTTAAACCTGGAATGTTTTCTTGCGCCCATTGCCCAATACGATGGGCTACTACACGTAACGTTGGATGTACCGCACGACCCGAACGTAACTCAGCCACATACGCCAATTGAGGTACGGTCCAGGTAACAAACACTGGAACCTGAAGCCCCATAGGTAGGTAGTATTGTTCTACTCTAGGTTCTGCTTGGAGCCTTTCCGCCCGCGCCAAGAGATCCTGGATATGTGAGCATAGACCTGTAAATAAGGACCCACTCAAAAGGTCTTGGTACTGACCCCAGTACCAAGGGTGGAGATCATAAGCTCTTGTTACTACAGGCATACGAATCACACCGTTACGATGGCGCTGGATGTCCCGGAAGGATCCGAAATCCAACAGGAACCCAAAACGTAGGACACCGAATTGATCAAAATACCGTGGTACCTCTGTACCTCGAGGTCGATCTTCCAGTGCCCCTTGGGCATGGGAAAGACCCGAAAAGTCCAGAAGTTCGGTACTACATTCCAGCCCACCGTTTTTCAGATCGTTACTGGAAAACGTATCCAATTCTGGATTTCCGTAGAAGATCCCAGGGTACTTTTGGTGGTACTCCAGATGTTGTTGGCTGCTCACACCCTTAAACGCGCCTGAATTAAAATTAGCGCCAGCGTAATGGTCAGGGCTGAAACTATGCGGGTACTTTTCCGCCAATTGTAGGTACACCTTGGCCGATGTCTCGCGTACTTCCTCCAACGGATGTGCTCTCAGCCTCATTAGGTGGTCGTTGGCTTGTCGGAGGTTTGTCGTCCAAGATAGTTGAGTGAGCGTTCCACATGGAAGGAGGCTACGGCAAATGTCGAAAGCCCGGGCACTGATAGATCTATTATGCTCTTTCCTTGCCGTACCAGGGTTCTCCTGCCCTTTGAACTCGAAGAGGTGACGTTTGGCCAAGGCCTCACGTACCAGAGGCATATAACGGTTGTACAAGGCAAACCACCCTTGTTGGATCTGCATCCCATCTGCCGACCCTACTGGATTGACGCAACCACCTTTACCAAAGTCCATGTAACGGGTCGAGCCTTCTTGCCCACTGTAGAGGGGCCAGTCCTGGATGGCTTTGGCGAATAACATGGACACACCTTCCATGAAGACCGTAGTGGTTCCACAGTCACCAATAGAACGGTGGCCATACCCCACATAGTACTGGTCCATCAAAGGTCTTGGGTCCTTCTCCATGGCTGCAACCCGATCGGCAATCGGTTTTGGGCTCCGGCTATAGAAAGCCTGTAACATAGCCAAGGTCTCGGGGTCATAATCCTGTCCGTCATAAAGGGTAATTTTCATCTGTTACTCCGTTTAAAGAATGTGTTTCCTACTTCCTGCCAACAGATATAAGGTTCCCTAAATTCCTCCGCTACCAAGATCCAGCGTATACTGGTGTTGTTGCTGCCCATAGGTGGAGTACAGGGATCGGAGGGATTCTACTTCTTCGTCTGATATGTTCCTCCATGCCTTGGTTATCCTTACGTACCCACGTTCCCCATCCTGACAATTATGCCTTACAGTGCCATTCTCCATGGATGTCTCCCTATGACCAACCATATCTGATCCAGAGGCTGCCCATTTCTTATCACAAAGATGACAGGCATACAGCCCAAAGGTTGGGAAAGCCGGGACCTCTGGTTCCCTCTTATATTGATTCACAACCGCCTCCTTTGTCCATTAATAAGGTGGCCACTGCATAAATCCTGGCCACTATATCACACATCACTTGCCTTGCTACTGGATTGGCTGTGTGAACGTATATCAGAGGTGGATGGTACCCGTACAATACTACTTGTTCCTCGATCCAATCGAGAACCTGTTTACCTGTTCGTTCCTTGTTGGATCCAACGTCACCAAGATCATGGTCCAGGCTAATCTTTAAAACGTTTGGTCCATGTTGCTCCAAGAGGGCAATAACTTCTTCGGGCCAACGCACGGCTTTCCAGCTGGAATCAGGAACAGGGCGTTCGTCATCCAACCAGATTTTCATTTGTCAATCCCTTGATTGGCTTTATGTGTGACTAGGCTTCTGTACTGTGGAGACTCAGGCCCTAGTTGTTCACGCACAAACCTGATCATGTCGTTAAACGTCACCAAGCACTTGACGGGGACCTTAGTCTTAACCTCCATCTCAATGATGGACGCGTGTTGTGTGTGCCCATTCGGAACTCGTTCCCTTCTGTCAAGGGCTACCAACACACCAACAGGCTTACACCCATGTGGACGCATCCATTTCAGGGCTTCCTCAATCTCCTTACCATCAGTAATCTGATCGAACAACAGGACGACCTTGGACCCATAAATCTGAGGATCACCATGGAAACCTTGTTCATCTCCAAAGCTGTAGGTCATACGAAAGGCGTGGAGGTCGTTGATGCCAATGACGGTAGAAATGAGGTGCGGAACCCCACCAGTCGGACTCCACACTAGGTTAAAGTCTTGACCGATACCCCAGTCAGCGTCCAGACCTTCGGCCATAAACTTACCCCAGACCGATAACCCGAACCCATTGAGAATCTCGCCAGGGTTGAAGATATAAGGGGATACTGTACCAGATGGTAGGGTGACGTTTCCAAAACGGAGCGCTTTGTGTTCCATGCAGAAACGAAAAAACTCGGGTTTGCGTAGTGGACTCAACATTGTTTATCCCTGCATTTCGTAGTATTGGAGTTCAAGTATGCCGTACTTACCATCGACGCACTTATGAGAGAATTGGTTTCTGTATAAGAATACCTGCCTGGTGCCCTGCCGCCTCTCAGGGCCGCTTAACATAAGCTTCTGATTACAGTTTCTGCATGTATAAAAATCACGGGTGGGTAAATTGGTGTTATCCTTGTTTCGAGCCATCCTGTTGCTCCAGTAATCGTTGGTGTTCTTGTCGGTTGACAACGGCGGCTGTGGCCTTTGAAAAGAGTACCATCCTCTTGAGACTGGATCGCTACCAGGACCATGAAACCAAACTTACAGCAATTTGATTCTCTGCCCATGGCAACAACCTCAAGGTAAGGGCCCATCATTTGGTCAAGTCGCAGTTGTGGGTATCCTGTGTCGCACTGATCTGCCAGGGACTGCCCACAATTTGGGCACATAAAGTAAGCTACGCAGGGCTCCGTGTGGAGACGTATCCGATGGTTTTGGTTGATCCCCATTTTGAAGTCCTCGGACTTCTCTATCCTCCACCTGTTTTCCATGGCCTGCCAAACGGCTTGTTGGCGTCTTTTTCTTTGTACAGGGGACTCTGCGGTGACGGTGGTTTGTCCTGTCACCTTTTGCAAAACAGCTAGCTTTTGCTTAGTGGTGTCCAGTACACGGGTCTCTTCCGGTCGTTCTCGGATAACAGGTCGTTTGGCCCCACTGTGATGGGTAGGCATAGGGTACCCATCGTTAATGGCAGGCAGATCGAACTTAGGAACGATCTCTTGGGCGAGGGACTCTTTTTTCGGTCCCTGCTTTACCACAACTCTGGGTTTTTTCAGGCACCCACAGTGATGCTTTGGCCATTTCTTACGCCGGAGTACCGTGCCTATGACCTCCAAACGTTTTCCGCATACGCAAAGACACAAATATATTATAGCCCCGTTGGAGGCCCTCTCAGGGCTTTCTTCCAACACCGTTAATTGGCCGTAGGTCTTTCCCACCATTCCCTTGACTTTGGTTCCCTTCCAGTTCTTGGGAGGCCAGCGAGGCCGTCCACATATCCAGTCCCAGATCCTACTCATTGAGATCACCTAATTGTTGGAGTTGGATGCTTGCATAGTTGGCAATAGCATCCCTCGTTTCGGCTGCAGGATACTCCCCGTCATACACCACCCGTTTAATGCCTACGTTTGCCAGCATACCCATACACATCTGACAGGGCATACAAGTCACGTATACCGTACTGTCCTTCAACTCAATACCATGTCGGGCAGCATTGGAGATACCGTTTTGTTCCGCGTGCATACAAGGACAAAGGTGTAAAGCTTCGCCAGTCTTGAACCCTCGGTCTTTACGCAAACAGCTTGTTGGGTGTGGGTACTTGGCAGGCACCCCGTTAAACCCTGATACTAACAGACGTTTATCTTGGACGAATACTGCCCCTACAGCTCTGGATTGACAGGTACACATCTGCTTGGCCATGTGAGCAGCATTCATCCAGTGTTGGTCCCAAGAGGGGCGCCTGCCATTACCCAACAGTTTTTCATAGGCTTCGACCAACTGTTGGATTAGGGTAGGACTTTGGGAACCTCTCTTGAGGTTCCTGATAGTTTCCTCAAGACTCCAAGGGTAGGTAGTCATTTCAGGTACCTCCATCTGCAAATATTATCGTCCGTTGTCGGGGTCCATGTCCATATTCTACCCGCCTTGTCCTCATGGGCTTGGCCCATTACTGGCTCTTTGGGAAAGGATGTTTCGAGCTCGAGGTCGGTTATAACCGGTTTCCATTGACCTACTCCATCCTTCCCAACCCGCCATAACCATTCTCCACCTAAGGAGTCTGGTGTGTGGAGGTCCCCGGAACAGGACCGTCAGGAAGCTTATGGGTAGTCATGTCACCACTCTCAGGATACCGCGAATCACCAGGACGTTTCGAATAGGTTCCCAGTGTAGGTCTTGTTCATCATCCAGTTGGATAGCAACCCGATCCCTTGCAATATCGTAGGCATGGACTCTACCTGATTTAGAGCCTACCTGGGCAGGAACCTTGTTGTCGGCGGCTTTTTGTAGTTCTTCCCGCGTCATGCCCTGTCCTCCATGTCAGTATAGTTACCTTGATCCCTCAGCTTTGTAAGGTGTTCATCCGCCATTATAGTACAATCTTTGTTACCATACTGACGTAGGACCATAACTTCTTGCTTGTCTTGGCCCACCATCTTATTCCACCGTTCGATTGCGGCTTGGGTGACATGAGTCATGTTCTGAGGCCAGTGCCCGTGCTCCAACTTGTGGTCCAGCATATTGTTGGACACAGATTCCTCAGCAGGTATCGTGTCATAAGCCACAGGGCCCGCAACCCCGCAGTCCACAGGATCATCACACATCACTTGGACCGAGAATCGTTGTCCCTCGAGGTCGTTGGAGGTAATGGCATAGCCACCACAAGCAGGGCAGTTTAGAGCTTCTAACATTATAGGCCTCCTGTGACAGCATCGAGTGCCTCTTGGTAACCCTCAATGACCGGCCCTAGGTCGTGACGGATCCACCGCCACCACCGTTCGCCTCTGCCTTCTTTGGTCCACAGGCGGCAACTGTCAAGGGAGAACTCGTCACCCAGCATCAATACATCCTCTGTCCACCCAAACCCAGCAGGAGCCCTGTCCTCGCCTTGTACCTTGTATGGGTGTGTGGTAGTGCCAAACTCCAACTTGAAGTCGACGAGGTTCAGCTTTCGTTGACCAAAGAAACGGCGGAGGACACTGTTGATGTGGAGGGCCAGGTCTTGCATGGTAAGTAATTCTTCTTTGGTCGCCAAGCCCAGGGCCACAATGGCCGGCATGTTGATCAAAGGGTCACCGTGTTCGTCGGACTTGTAACAGAACTCTACCAGTGGAGGGTCGAACTGGGTGAGCTCAAATTCTGAGCCGTAACGCCGACAGAAAGAACCGGTCGCATCGTTACGTACGATGACTTCTACTTTAAACATCTTCAGCTGGGCTACCAGGTATTCCGTGTCAGATAACTTGTCCACCATGCAGGTATGGACGTTGTTACTCCGCAGAAGCTGCATAATATGCCAGTTGAACAGGCCGTTCAACCGACCTTTGCCTGCCAGCTGGTCTGTCTTTTTGCCATCAAAGGCACTGGTGTCATCACAGAACAACATCCGCAACAAGCCCGCGTCTTTCACGGTATGAAGTTCCTTTGCTTTACCCTTGTATAATAGTGTCATTTATAGTCTCCTCGGCAACCCCAGTGTAGGGTTACGAATTTGTCAAATTTGGTGCACCAACCAGTGCAGGAATGTTGTGCGTCTCTCTTAAACCATTTACAGTCCTGGCAAAAGAGGTCCCAGTGGTCCCTCAGTATACCAATGAAGGCACTTATATCTCGGGCCCTCATTTCTTGACAAGGTTATCTTTAATTTCCACCAGGTCGCGGAACTCATCGGCTTGGCGACGTAGTTCGTCCGCCGCTATTGGAGGGTCCGTTTTCTTGGTAGACACAACAACTACCTTCTTACCTAGTTGTTGTAGTTTGTCAACCAGGTACCGAAAGTCCCCATCCCCGGTAAACAGGAAAGCCGTGTCATAATTATCAGCGAAAGATTGCATGTCTACAGCCATCTCCACATCCATGTTACCCTTACGGCGGACGTCACCATTAGGGGCTTTCCAGGTTTTTACTGGTTTGGACACAATGTGATAACCGTTGTAGTGCATCCAGTCTACCAAGGGTTTAAGGGGATTGTAATCACCCTCATCCAACGCGGTATAATAGTAGATGCGTTGAACGACCCCTTGGTCACTCAAGTACGCATGTAAACGTTTGTAACAGATGTCTAGGTTAAGAGCCTTTAAAGTAGAATGGAAATTGGACCCGTCAATAAAAACCATGATTCTCGGGTGACCAAGGGTCATCACTGCCTCCCTCTTACCACTTTTGGATGGAAGTGTATTGGCCATTGTGGTAGCCAAGGACCTTCTGATAGGGCTCTTGGTATGGACCAATTACGTCGTGTAACTTTACCACATTGGCGTTCGACACCATAAAGTTACTGTCATCTGTGACCGCCACCATGTGGTTGCCGTCAGGCCCTTTCAACAAAAACAGGCTCGCAGGACGCCCACCTTGGTCGAACAGGTATTTACCCAAAGTGGCGGCGCCATCACAGTCATCCTTCAACTTGCGGGCCAAGATCGTGATAACCCAGGGCTTCCAATCGGTGGGTTTGTCTTCCGTCCACTGGAAGCCCCGCATATAGGCTTCAATGTTTGTGGTAGCCCGCGGACCGGTCACACGTGAATCGATGTGCTTGAGCTCCTTGAGGGCTCCTGGTAACCGGTAGAAGTTGAACCCCCAGTATAACAGGTTAACGAAAGCACTCCACAAACCGTAACCGGAGCGGGTTAAAAGCGGTACACGTTTGATGGTCATAGGGAGGCCTCCTTGAGTTCAGAATCCAGAGTGTCGGTTCGGTGGTTGTGGACATGTACATGTAGGTCCTGGCTTGTCGGGGGTTCGCCATTCGGGCCCGGCAAAACCTGACCTTGTAGGTAGGCCAGGCGTTCCTTATGCGGACCGCTGAGAGCGCCTTCTTTGTTGTATTTTACTACGACTGCTACGAGGGCCATGTGTTTACTCCTTTGGTGTGTACTTGACTTGAATAACAGGGTTGATTCCGAGTACGTCCCCATAGCGAGGTGCCACATGTACTCGGACAGGATGAACTACTCCATCGTCGGTGGTGATGCGGACAAGGACCCACATTTCATGTTTGTCCTTGACCTCTGGCGTATTAAGGTCCTCAGGGATAGATACACGCCAGCCCCAATTCTGAGGTAAGCGGGCAGTGGTCCCCAAGTGCTGGACGGCTGTTTGTTTGAACCGCTGGTAGCCTACGTCGTCACCAATGAAGGCACCCATGCTCTGCATGGTGGCTCGAATGGCTTCCCCGATGTAGGTCAAGGCGGCTTTGGTCAAGGTCTTGGACATTACTCGTTCCTCGCGATCGAGGCGTTAGCCCACATAACGGCCTCCTCCAACTTGGTGAAAGCCACCGACTTCTCCCGGCTATCTGGGCATTCGTCGTTGAGCAAGGAGGCAAATTCGTGGGCAGTGTCTCGAATCTTGACATAACGATCCGCCTGCCCTGGCTTGGGTGGATGGTAGGTAAATCGGTTGTTCAGGTCTTCTTGTGTGGTCATGATTAGTCCCTCAGTAGGTCGTTGATACTAGTACATGCCCGTGTCTTTTCGTCTACGGTCTTGACGATAACTGCGGCATAGGTAGAGTAATCAATATAAAGGCCACGCATCGTTTCGGAGGGCCCACATTGGCCTTTGTGTAGAGCCCCTGGAATCACCACCGAGTAGGGTGGCACATAACCAGTAGTGATCTCGCCCGTCTTACGGTTCAGGATCGGCGTGGAGGCGCCAATATAGACACCCATACTCAACACCGATCCACGGCCGACCACCACCCCTTCCGCAACCTCTGACCGGGCACCGATAAAGCAATCGTCCTCAACAATAACAGGACGTGCGTTAATGGGCTCCAGTACCCCTCCAAGACCGGCACCACCACTAATGTGGCAGTTCTTCCCGACCTGAGCGCAGGACCCGACAGTGGCCCAGGTATCAATCATGGTACCGCTGTCAACGTAGGCCCCCAGGTTAATAAAAGACGGCATCAGGATAACGTTGGGTGCTATATAGGCTCCGTAACGGATAACACCTCCGGGAACCACGCGGAAGCCATGGGCTTCAAAATCCTGTTTACCCCACCGACTGGTTTTGAGTGGTACTTTGTCGTAGGCAATCTGGTCGATCGCCTGCATACCGGGTCCCGAAGTAGACTTGGTGCGCATCACCTCCATGTCATGGCTCTTGAACCACATCAAGATACCAAGCTTGGGCCAATCATTGATGACGTAGGATGGTATCCCGTTGTCATGTTTGTGCCCGCTGGGGTCTGGTTCCGAGATCTTGACGGCACCTCGATCCAACATTTCCAGGCAAAGGCCAGAAAGGTCTTGGAGTTGGTCCCGAGGAACGTTATCTCGTTCAGGCCACACCTGTGTAACCAACTGGGCGAGTTGGTGGCAGACGGGAGAGAAATCTCCACCAAACCCAATGGATGAAATCTGATCGTCGAGGCGGTCAATGGCTTCTCGTAACATTTTATTCGGCTCCTTGCTGTGTAAGGACCTACGGGAGGTCCTAGTTGGTCAGGGTGTAAACCCACCCAGATACCGTTTAATGGGTTTGTAGGACCTCCGGTGGGCTCTACAGAGTCCATGCTTCACAATCATTTTCCGATGGAGTTCGGTCCCGTACCCTTTGTGTCGGTCAAACCCATATTGTGGGAATTCTTTGTGCAGTTCCAGCATCATCCTGTCACGCACCACTTTGGCTACAATAGAAGCGGCTGCAATGGATGGGCTTTGAGTATCCCCTTTAATGAAGAATTGATGAGGTGCTGGCACGTCGATAGACATCTCATCAATCATAAGGAAAGGTGGCCGGAAATCTTGGTAAGCCTCTTTTAAGGCCCTACGGGTGGCAGGGTCGATGCCTATCTTGTCAATACGTCGGGCTGATACCTGAGCCCAAGCCCACCGAACATCCTTCTTGCGACCTAGCTCCTCATATAGGCGCTCGCGTTGGTGTTCTTTAAGTTTTTTGGAATCGTCCAGGCCCGTAAACTGTTGACCTCCTATATCGGCTACCGCTACCACGATAGGACCAGCCCATGGACCACGACCGGCTTCATCAACACCTGCCACCCACCCGTGTTGATCAATGAACGGTTGATCGAAAGTTGGTATCATCAGGAGCTACCGTAACGTATCCGGTTTTATGGTTGAACGCCTGCTTTCGTGGTCCATCGTTGTGAACCAGGATCGCCTCGGCGTTATCTTCGAAGGTAAGTTTCCAACCCCAAGCATAGGTCCCTTGGAAAGCCAGTCGTATCACACCATCGTGAACCTTGGCCCCATCAAGTGGTTGGAACATGGAGTGGCAGAAGACAAAGGGTTCCTTGATAGAAAAGATACCCTGTTCCTTGTCGTAGGTTCCTTCGGCCTGCAACAACAACCCTTGGTCTTCCAACATGTTACCCATTAGGTACCCCATGTCAAAAGCCACCAAATGGATGGCTTCCAGGTGGTCCAGGTCAGGCATCATTTCGTCCGTTACCTCTTCAAACTTCAGGATCTTCATCCCTTTATCTCCTTCAGGTGCTTGCCGATCAATAACAGGTAGTCATCGGCGGTGGTCAGTATAGAGGCTAGTTGAAGCCTCAAACTCTTAAATTCATTTACAGGTTGGGTTAACATTGGTCCGCTGAGTCGAGACTTATACATCCTTACAAGGTCTCGCATAACAGCGGGACTAGTGTTGGACAGGTCCGCAATCAGGATGGGCGTCTCCACAGGTCTCCGCATGAGGGTCTGCTCAACTACATGGGATGCTGGGTAGATGACCGACACCAAGTAAGGACCGGCTCGATCCAGCTTTTTACCAAGGGAACTCATCGTAATGCGGAATTGTTGTAACACTAACAAAGAAAGATCATAGTGGTAGTAATCGCCTCCTGGTATTAGAAAAAGATTTGCATGGTCCAAAGCTATTCGGGACATTTCGTCGCTAGTAGTGGATGCCTGTACTGCTTCGACAAGAGCCTGTAACCGCACCTGGGCAGGCTGGCCCTCTATTACTTTACGGGCGGCCAGGACATAAGTGTACATGGCGTACCCTGCAGGCTCGGAATCATAAGCCTTTAAGTAACTCCATACGTGATGATTTGGCGGCGAGTAACCTTGGTCTTCCATGCTGGGCGGTGGTTCGTACTCAGGGCTTGCCTCTCCTTCCATGGCTTCTTCTGGCCAAGCCCCAGGAGTCCCGGCTCCACCTTGGCCACCTCCAATAGGAGCCGTTTGGGGAGGATGGTCGGGAGGGGCCATCACGGGAACTGTCCGTCTCATGTCCACAGCAGACATACAGGCCACCACCACGAACATCATTACCATCAAAATTACACCAACTTTCCACCAGGTAGTCATGGCAACCTCTCAATGAACAGTTATGTTAATGTGGGTTATCTTTGTCATATTGGTTCCAGTAATGGTTTATGGCCCAAGCCAGGGCTACGGCAATCGGGGTTACAACAACCCCCACCTCTGTAATAGGTGTTTCAGGCACTAACCAATGGAAGGCGCTGAGTAAGATTGACCCTATCACCAGGGTCAGGACAGTGGTCCTCATGGTAGTTTGGGTGGACACTGTTCAAGAGCCAGGTTCCTAAGATGGGCACCCCTTAGGTCTTTGGCCACCAACACCCACAAAGGGCTGTAAAGCATTATATCACAAACAAAGCCCGTGGAATCTGGTTCCGGGGCATGTCCTACCTGTTTATCAGGGTCTTGCCCGCGCCTTCACGGAATTCACGGTTCAGGTACTGGATAAATTCAGTAATGGTCATGTCGTGTAGTCCTTGTAAGTGTCGTCAAAGTCGTCAAAGTATTGGAACCGCCCACACCGCAAACATTGACGGTCGGCTGGTTCTGGGCCTACTTGATACTGGTACTTCCATTCGTGCCACCCAATCCAACAGAAAAATCGGTTTATATTCATTTGGTCCTCCTTCAGCTATATTTACAAGAGCCAGGAGTATGGTGCCTAGCGAGCTTTGGCTTGGGCTACATGTATGTGACGGATGAGATCAATTTGACCTTGCAGAACAAACATGATGTTCTCGTAGGCTGCTTCTTGAGAAGGGTAGGCTTTGTGTGCTTGTCTTAGCATTGGAAGCACCCACCTCTCCACTTCCCGGAGGTACCTCTGTTGCTTATTGACGGTAAACACATGTTGCATAGACTGGACGTTGTGCATACGATCCACGCCTTTAACCACAGAGGACACACAATTGGTGCCTAGCCTCCTGTAATACTCTCGCCTAGCTTTGTCCGTCCATCGACCCTGTTTGGTAAGGACATCCACACATTCTCGAATGAAGGGTCCGAACCTGGCTTCCAGCGCATCCAAGGTTGTGTAGTGGTCTTCAACAACATCATGTAGGAACGCCACAATCAAGCAGTTTTCCAGGTTCTCCCCAAGAGGTAAGGTTCTTATATAGTGAGCAATCTCTAGCTGATGGCTGAACTCTGGAGTGTGGCCGTCCTTGCGTGTACCTGTGTGGAAGGATAGCCCACACTCCAGAGCCTCAAGGGCACGGGTGAATGTTTGGCCGCGAAGCCATTCCTGAAGACTAATCTTGATCTTATCAAATTTGCCGCTTCTGCTCATCCCCTCTTCCCTTTAGTGTTGGTGGTCATTGACCAAAATTAGCCTCTTAGCCAGTAGGAGGCAGGCTAAGTCCGAGCACACAAATAGGTCTGATGGCTTTATACCTATTTACAAGTCAATCCTTACCTTGTGGATGACATGACGGTCCTTGATTTCAGTAGGTCCCACCCAGCAAGCCTTTACATCAATCACCTCACCTTGTCGTTTACCCCACCTAGGACTACGAAGTACACGTTTATGACGACGCCTTGGGTGAGGGGCAATTGTCCGTTGTTTTGACGGGGTGTCAGGGTTCTGATCTTTCTGTTGACCCAAACCTAACGTGTGTACTTCTGGTAGGGTAAGGCTGCGGAAGACCTTCTTTTGCCCGAATTTCGCAGCGGGTCTACGTCGATAGGACAACGGCTTAGCACTAACCTCTGACTCCACAATAAAACGCCTCATATCTCCGATCCTAGCAATAGTCCCCATTGTCTTTACTATCGAACTTTTGACAGACCACACACTATCAGGATCCATATGATCCACCGTTCCATCTGCGTTGTAAAAAGTAGGGCGGTCGAGAGCTTTAGCCGTGGTACCCTTGGCCCCTATAACGTACTCTGATAGGTATAGTACATTTATACTAACTTCGTCCTCTTTTAGATTCAAACTTGTAAGTACCTTTGATAGGGCCAGATAATAGATTGTGAGGCCCTGTTGACGGAAAGGTAAGCCATCGTCTTGCATGGGACCTATCTCTATATGAAGCCTGGTGGTGTTGAAGCCTTTGGCATCTACTTCGGTATCACGTAAGAGTACCAACGGCTTGTTGTCCACATCGAACTGTACACCTGTAACTGGGAAGGGTAGTACTACTTCTTCTAACATCTGTTGGGTGTTCTCATCAAACTTCCCAGGGAAGGTGGAGTCAACGTCAAACAAGGCGCACTGTCTCAATGTGTTACCTAGGTCCAGGTCTACATCACGCTCTTGTTTCTTCAAAAGCTTACCGAACTTTAATTGTGTACTACATAAGAGATCAAACAGCAGGATTCGGTCTTTGTCTTTGTTGTTCTTGTTCATATTACCCTCCATCGGGTTTGGTTAGTTCTGTGTAGAGCGCGCCCAATACGCACCCTATACTTATAGTATACCACATCTGAATGGATTTGTCAAGCATCTGGACGCAAAAGTGGGGACCGCAAAGGTCCCCAAGAATAGTCGAACCATCAGGGGGTAGAAAGCAAGGAGTCAGAACCGTCCCACCATCTTACCAAGGGTGTAGGCGGCCTCCACGGCTGCCTCACCCAGGCGAGTAACTACCAATCGTTCGAGCTTAGTTTCCATTGGCTCTGGAATCCAAGGGATGTTAGGGTCTATGGTCTTATACAAGACCCACAGACAGTCCACAACGAACTCTCTCTTGGCTTGTCCTTCCAGTTCTTTGAAAGTGGTGGCCACATCCATCAATTCAGGGACCAACTTCCCCAAGATGCCTGCCACATCCTTCCACTCCAACCCTTGGTCCAGGTCAGCCTTCCGACCAATCTCCTTGACTAAGGTCAGATTGTTTTGGACCAACGCAGCTTGTAACAGGTCATCCTGAAGGTCGCCAACGGTTTCATAAATTGCATTCAACGCACTCATCTACTCTTTCCTCTCTTGTTGTTGTGGGTGGGAAAGTCTTACATTGTTCAGCCATACGGATACTACCTTTACTACCGTTTTATCCTAACCTTGAAAGCGAACACGCCAGGCCACGTTAGGATTATCAGGAGGCACATGGCTAGGTTCTCAATCCTATGTTTGAGCCCGTCGTACAGAAGTAGGTCAGATACATAGGAGGTACCAAAAGCTGTACCTAGACCCAGCATAAGGTACACGATATAAAAGATTGTGATCATTTAACTCTCCAACACTCCGATGTGAGGAAGCCCTCTATACCGGCCATTATGATCCAAGCCGTAACCAACCACAAACTCATCTGGACATTGGAACCCATACAGACGATCACAACGTTCCGCCTTGAACTTGTCCAGCAACACACAGTTGAGGACCTCGCGGGCACCCTTCTTTCGGAGATGATCGTTCAACCACCGAAGGGTCTGACCTGTATCGAGAATATCTTCGACTACCACCACACTTTTACCTTGTAGGTCTCCGCAATCTTGAACCAGCTTGAGCTCTCGGCTTTCAGTCCCTTGGTAACTCTGCACCTGGATAAACCCCAGGGTTGGCTTCGCAACGCGGCGATCGAGGGCCCGCATCAAGTCGGCGGTAAACATGTAGGCGCCCTGAAGGACACACAGGACATGGAAAGAATGCCCGAGCCGGTCCACCACTCTTTCCGCTAGCTCGTCAACTTGTTCGGCAATTTGTTGCTCTGTATACAGGATCTTGATTTTCATTCTGCCCTCCACAAAACCGTTCCGTCTACGGTCTCAACCCTTAGGGTCCCCGGATTGAGTTTGGCACTGTCTTCTGCCACCTGTTTAAGGGTTTTACCTTTAGGTAGCCCTGGGTATTCGGCTGGATAGAATCCATCTACGCGAAAGGCCCCGTAATCAGGAACCGATGGTTCTTCCGTTTGCGGTAAGGTCTTGATGGTCATGATCACACCATTTCAATAGGAGGGAGTGGGATTGGTTGGTCATGCGGTCGCCATAAGTGAAGGCAATTGGCATGGTAGTTAATGTGCTTGGCTGGAGGTACGTGTAACTGAAATGCCACCTCGTCCGGGTGAAAGAACATACGTTTGATAAACTCCATTTCCTTCCAAAGAGGAATCCTGGATTTATGACTGATAGAAACGTGGTCCCAACCATCGGATGACGTTGCAATCACTCTTAGGTGTCCGGACACAGGAGACTTTACTTTAAAGGCGGCACCTTGTGTTGGTGGGTCTTCATTTAGGTCTGGACGGAGCGGGACCCTAACCCTAGGAGCCGGGATGTCAACCAGCTTTTTCATTCTTATCCTTTCAATATATCCATGGCAGCAAAAAACCGTTCTGCCGTCAGGTCTGTGTGAAAGGTCACAATAGACCCCGGTGGTTGGTCCTTCAAAAGACCGAGGGCATCAAAGCCATGTCCATCCTTATTGGATTGGTAAATCGGACGTAAAGCGTACCCCTGTTGTGTTGGTACTGTTACCACTGCGTAGTGATAAGTGGTACTATTTTCAAGTACCTCATACCGACGCATCCATACATCGAGAGCATGTTCCATCACACAAATGATACCGGCTTTGGAACTGTAAGCCTCAATGAAATGGCGGATGAACGTTTCCTCAGTGGTCGTCATCTTCATTGTACGGGCGTCAAGCAGGTTGTTCTTGTTCGTCAGTTCGGGGGGATAACCGTCCTCCGTTGCCAACCGAACCACTTTATCCAACAGTTGCTGCATTTGCTCGTCTGTCATAACGTCTCCAAAACCCAGAGTTCATACCGCCAAACAGGTTGGTTGTTTTTCATTAAAACCACTACCAACAATTGGTTGTCAGCAGATAGGGTTCTTGTGTATTGTCCCGTTTGTAAGATACCCTTCAAGTTTCGTATTCCTTGTACAATGGAAGGTGAAGCAGTGGTAACTTGGGATCGGTACCAGTTTTCTAACTCCGAGGCACTCATGACGCTGTTAACAGGTCCCAGTTTTCTTTTGGGCGGACAGCTTCAGAACCGTCCGCACAGAGTGGGCACATATGGGGAGGCCAAATCTGGAGTTGTTTATCAAGTAAGGACACGATAGGTAGGCCATTAATATGTCGGTGACCACTTCGGTTGAGTATAACTGCTACCATCGTTACCTTGGCTCCTTGTACCTTGATAGCCTGGATGGTCTTCCGTGTGGTGTCACCGGTGGTTAATACATCCTCGACTACCAACACTTGTTGGCCCGGTTCCAAGGTAAACCTCTTAAGGACCATTTGCTTCTCGCCGTCATCATCCCTCATGGGTTCGGTAAAGCCTGTATACACGTCTCCACCAATAGACCCTCCCAGGATTAAAGCCATTTGGTGGGCTAACGTTACTACTCCCATGGCAGACCCGATTACCCAATGAAAGTCATGGGAGGCCATAAGGTCCTTCCAGTGGAGACAAACATCCAAAACCAAGGTCGGGTGTTTGATTACCTGGCTGGCGTTGAAGAAGCCATCACTGTGGTTGCCAGATGTAAGCAGGGCGTGAGGCCCATTGCCGTCATGGATCCAGAGGGCGCCTCCAGCCCCTAGTTCTTGTTCCCAATCAATGTCGTTCATTTTGTTTACCTCCCTATTGAAGTCTATTTACATACTAATTTAATAGATAACCTTTTTATACACGGGAGAAATAGGATGCGCGGTGTTAAGTATACTACAGAAACCTACAAAAAGGCGATCAAACAGCTACCACATGGAAATAAAATTAAAGTCCTCGGATCCTACGTCAAAGGAAGAATTAAAATCCTACACCAATGCCTTGAGTGTAACCATAAATGGTACACCAAACCAGGCGTTATTTTAAGAGGTGCTGGTTGTCCTGCTTGCAACACACGAAATCGAACATGGACCCACGAGGACTACTTGGAACAGTTAAAAGCTAAGCACCAAGGTTACTTAATTTGCTTGGAACAATACCGAGGAGCCAATCATTTTATATTACACCGATGCCTTAGGTGTAGTACCGATTGGGAGACTTCTCCCTACCGAGCACTGAGAGCTACCAATTGTCCCATTTGTGCGGACCGTCATCGTGGAACCAAGGTACCATTAACTACCTACGAGAAAAAGCTAAGAAGGATCCATGGATCAACTATCCAAGTGTTAGAGTATAATCCGGGTTCTCGACAAAAATCTCGGTACAAATGCCATCTATGTCATCACCGATGGGCGGCATCAACTCAATCAGTAACTTCTGGATGTGGTTGCCCCTCATGTGCCCAATCACGGAAAAGAAAACACCCCCAACAATACCTACGGGAAGTAAGACACATGCATGGTAATACGATTAAAGTTCTCGAAAAATATGTTGGGGCGAACTCAGCCATCCGACACCAATGTGTTAAAAACCACACATGGAAAGCTGAACCAAGCATGGTTATTCGTGGTTCAGGGTGCCCGGTATGTGCACGACAAAAGGCTTTCCAACCTAAGGATTTTAAACTCGGAGACCGCTTTGTGCAAGTCCAAGGGTATGAACCACAAGCCATCCTTTGGATTTTGGCCAATACAGAAATACCTGCCGAAAATATAAAAACGAGCGCCAATGATAATCTACCTGTGGTTCCCTACCATTTGGGTGGACGTAATAGGAAATACTATCCAGACCTTTGGATTCCTATACGTAACATATTAGTGGAAGTCAAATCCTTATGGACCTTCTGTGGTAGAAGGTCCAGATTGGAAATGACTCAAGCCAAAGCGAAAGCCTGCTTAAAAGCTGGATTCCGATTTAAACTCCTTGTGATGGACCCTGCTGGTAGCCGACTCCCGTTACCACATAACTGGTACCACATGGAACCTAAACGTGTCCGGGATATACTGCACAACTGTTAGGTGTTTCATACACCCGCACTTGGTGTAGGATATCCTTTCCAAATTTCTTTTGAACCTCTTCTTTGAGACGTTGGTACCAGTGTTGTGCCAAGACCTCTGCGGTTGGAATGCCCTGTACCACATAAATCTTGGTACCTTGGAGAGTCTCAACGTCACTTTCTTGCGAATTCCAATACCCCTTCTCATCACACGCTTTCTGTATGGCAGAGACGTGTCGGCCAAAGTCATGGATGAATACCGGACAAAGCTGCTGATCTTGGATGGACAGAATAAAACCATGATCACACCCTACATCAATAATATCCATCATGCAGGTCTTCAAGAACCCAAAATCCACCACCATGTCCGTTTGTTCCCCTTCCAAGTAAAGGAACCCTTTACACACGGCTTCGACGGTATAACGATGACCGTGAATGTTACGGCACTTGGACCCATGTGTTTGGACACGATGACCCGCATCAATTTCAATTTTTCGTGTAATCGTGAAGGTGTTACCCATGGTTACGTCCTCCAAAATCAACAACACGACCAACACCATCCAACTCTTGGGATTCACAGTAAAAAGTCACCCGGTAGTTGTGGCCATGGAGGTGACGGCATTTGTTTTCGTGGCCAACCACGCGGTGGCCAGCGCAAAAATCGTGGTATCTGTGTGCTTTCATAAGTCGGCTCCAAATTCTGTGGGGTCTTCCCCTGTTGGTGTATCCTTCATCCATGCCTCGATATGTGCCTTGCCTTCAAAGTGACAGCTATCAAAGATGGCATACCGTCGGGCCTTTGGTTCCATGTTCCTGATGTTCTCAAGATCTTCGGCGGTAAATACAACTAATAGAGGACCGTCCTGGGTTGTGAAGACCTTGTTCCCTACCTTAAACAACATTATGGTCTCCCTACCAGTCCTCAGCCAGACTTTCTCTCGGTGTCATTGCCTCCTGTTCTGCCTCTATATCCCTGTTGAGAGCTGCTTCTTGGGTGAAGCCTTCGGGATAACGGGCTTTCAACTTACGGATGTTCATGTCGGCAATGGCACCGAGAGAAAGGCCTGTTCCATGAGCAGCCAACGCGAGGTACCAAAGGAGGTCACCCAGTTCCTCTCGGATATTGTCAATATCCAGTTCCTTGCCGTAGAACCGATGGCGTTTGAAGGCATCCGTCAATTCACCAGCCTCAGTGACGAGCCCCATCACTCCATGTTCGAGGTCTTCCAAAGAACTGCTGGTAGTGCTGGCAGTTCTACCAGCTAACTGTTGGTACTCATTGAGAGTCAAATCTTTTGGGTTGGTCATACGTCTACCTCTGTTTCAGCTTCTGTCGTACGTTCGATTAATTGGATCCTACTTTTGGCGGAAGGGAGTCTAACATAACCACGGCCCTCCAACTTACGGACAGCCGTGGGCAGTCCCGACTTGGCCATTCCGCTGTGAGCCGACAATTCCGTTACTGTCGGCAACATTCCATGTTCATCCTGGTAGCTTAGGATGAAGCCATAGAGCTTGGCCTGGGCTTGTGGAAGCTTCCGTGTCTTAAAAAGCTCCATGGCGTCTTTCTCTGGAAACTGCCAGTAATCTGCCTTCCGCATGGCCCTCACCACAAACTTGATGTCGAAGGCATCCAAACCATGCGTTTTTGACAACAAGGCGTAACCTGGTGCCTTGCCAACCTTCTTACCTTTGACATACTCGGCCAGTGCCGCCCGTCCTTTCTGTCCAGTGTCGGTTTCAAAGAACTCCAGGATACGTGTCACCGATACAGGCGTTTTGTCATACCCTATCACACGGGCGAGCTTCTGCTCAAGTTCTTCCGGCGTCCGTTTTGATGCCATCCAACGGAAGATCCAAATTCGAGCCTTTGCCCGGACAGTCGTGTCCGGGATGCGGTACAGGAAGGTCTGGAGGGGACTCAAGAAGGACACCCTGGTTGTGTACAACATCCGAGGGATCATGTCCACTGTTTCACGGGTCACCTCCACCTGGTGCCTATTATTAAGTCCCTTTTGGATAGCCTCGCGGATGTCATCGAACGTCAGTTGCTGGAGTTCATATTGGTAACTATGACGCATCTCGCGGACATCTAACAGGTTGATGGGATCCAACATGTCACACTGGACGGGGTTGTCGAACACGAATACCACCGCCCGACTCTTGTTAAACTCCCGTAGGTTTTGCAAGAACCACTGGAGCGTTGGTACCAGGACTACCAACGCACGTGGATTAATCTTTTCGTCGAACCCTAACAGTTGAGTCTTCAACCGCTTTTGTTTGGCCTCCGGGAGGCTCCTTTTGTACCGGGACACGGCTTTGGCGACAAATTCCATCCCGTGTGTTGTTACTCCATACAATGCTTTCATATCGACTCCTATAGATGGTCTCTGCCTTTTATTTACAAACAAGGTAGGACACCAGGTGTTTGTAACCTTTTAACCTGATGACTAAATCCTGGCATTCTTATTGGCTGTCGGTCTTTAATTGGACCAAAGACTACAACTTGGTCCAAGGCAAGGGGTGACAAGGGTTCGATAACCGCCTCGTACGACCTCCTTGCGTCTAACAATAACTTGGCACCACGTTGCCCAATTATTAAGGTGTTAAAATGTCCATGTTGGAGCAGGTTCAAAGCACAAGGAATATGTGGTTTGTATTCCCCGACTGCCAAGACAGAGGCAGGAACCCTCAAAATGCCCTCACTCAAGAGGGCACTTAATGGGTGTGGTCCGGTAGGTGCCACCAATAAACACCGAGAACCTGAGGTGATACTAAGACTCTGTAGGTCACGACACACCGCCATAACCATGAGATCCCAATCCTTGTTAGACACGACGACGGGTTTTTCAAGCCCTGGAAGGAGAAAACCGCGTGATCCTACGGTTAGGCTTGACATGGCCCTTCACATAATCCTGTCGACTAACATCACAGACCCTTGACTGTCTTCCAAACGCTCTTCCATCTCACGGTAGGCGGACCCAGCCCCTGCCACCAGAAACTCTGGTCCGTAAGCCAACGCACTGCGGGTGCGGGTAAGTATCAGATTGTTCTCGGCCCGAGTGAGGGCGACATAAAACACCCGCCGCTCCTCCTCAACCTCTTCTGGATCGTGGAGGCTACGTTCATGTGGGAAGAAACCAGGCTGGGCACCCATCACGTAACACGTAGGGGCTTCAGCACCTTTGGCAGAGTGGGTGGTGATGATGGTTACGAGCCCATCGTTGGCATCAACACCCTTCTCGGTGATGGGGTCAATCGTGTAAGACTCCAGAAACTGGGTCAAGGTCTTGAACTTCTCGCTGAGCTTGACAACGACCTCCAGGTCCTTCCTCCTGTTTTCCCATTCGTCCTTATACTTTGCGGCCAGAATTGGATCAAAGTGCTTCCTCGCAGCGCGGAGGGCGCGTATAGGGGACTTCCGGTTCCGGGCAATACTGCGTAGGCCATCTGTGACCATTTTACGGCCCAGGATTTCATCCACTCGGTTAAGGGCTTCCCCAACATTGGCACACCGCTCAACAGCCTCTACCAACCGAGTGGATGTTACCTGACCAATACGTGGCCACAGGTTGAGGTATCGGGTCCAGTGGATGTCAGCGCGATGTGATCGGGCGGCGCGTATCATGGACAGAAAGTCTCGGACGTGTTGTGTACCCAACAGACCTTTACCACCAATCATCCGGTAGGGAATTTTCTCGTTTAAGAGGAAGCCCTCGAGGTCACGGGCTTGGTAGGCGGTTCTTACTAGCACCATATGATCTCCCCACTTGGCACCGGCTTTATGCCGTTTGGAAATGTCCTCTTGTATCCACTGTCCTTCTACCGTCGGGTCCTGAAAGCCCCAAACCTGTGGATCATTCCCAGGGCCTCTATAGGCTTCCAGCTTCTTGTCATAGTTCAGATCGCTTTGGGCCAGCATATGGTTGGCCAAATCCAGTATCTCTTGGGTTGAGCGGTAATTCAACTCGAGCTTGAGTTTCACGGCGTTGGGAATCTTGGCGACAAAGTTGTGGACGTTTTGGAAGTCGGCACCTCTGAACGCGTATACGGACTGCGCATCGTCGCCTACACAAAACAGACGCACCCCGGCTTGTGCCAACTGATGAAGGATCGTCCACTGAAGGTGGTTAGTATCTTGCATCTCGTCCACCAACATGTGGTCAAACAGACCGGCAACATAGGACCGAATACGGTTACTCCGCTTCAGCCTACGTGCCACCATGTACAGCATGTCATCGAAATCCATGTAACCGCGGGCTTTCTTTCGGTCACTATAAGCCCGAAATATTTGGAGGATGGCCGGAATTAATGGGTGAGCCTGTTGTGGAAGGGCTTTACGCAACCATTCGGCAGGCGCGATGCCTGTGTTGCGAGCATAAGAATAGTAGTTCATGAGGTCCCAAATCTTGGGCATGTCCTCTGGTCGTTTGACAGTTCCGAGGGCGTATTTCATAAGCGTCAGCTGGTCTTCCTGGTCAATGATAACCATCTTGGTGTCAAACTTGAGCTGCTTCCAGTGCCGACGCAACATCATCATGCAAAACATGTGGAAGGTGTGTACAACGGGCCCTGCTTGCTGGTTGGTGTTCTTAGGCATCACCTGTTGAAGGCGGTCTTTCATTTCATGGGTGGCCCGTCGGGTAAACGTCAGGAGAGCAATCCTGTTGGGCCGTACCCCTTGACGCATGAGGTGTTCAGCGCGTGCCACCAAGGTTCGGGTCTTCCCGGTCCCGGCTCCAGCCAGTAACAAGACGTTTTTCTTGGGACCAAGGTAGGTGGCTGCCACCTTCTGCTCTCTGTTGAGTGTACTGATATAACTGATCGGCATGTCGGCTCCTATTGTTGACGCTCCAACCAGTCGGCGAACCGTGTAATCTCGCGGGCCAACCTGCAGAGTTTCTTGATAAACTTCCGGTGGTGTTTATCATCCGAGTAGACGTGGAGTTTAACCGAATGGTTACAATCCTTGATGTTAAGAAATGTAGTGGGTCGTAGAGTCCTACCCCAGTAGGACTCGCCGTGGAAGGCAGTAACCGAACTCGTCTGGGGCCCTTTCGGGTTCAACCATTTACGACGAACATAGGTCTCCATGGATTACTTCTTTGGTCTGTTCGCCCGACGGCTCTTCTTTTGCTGGCACCGCTTTTTGTTACGGATGGCCTTTTGCTTGGCGGTCAAGGTGCCGGTGGACATAGAACGGCGCCGACCTCCTTGAGACTCCTGCAACTGGGACACCATACGTTGAGCATCATTCATGGCTATGCCGCCTTGCAACCCACCAGCCAATGCTGGAAGAAGATTAACATCCATTGGTTTATTGTGCATCACGTTTCTCCTAGTGTGTTGGTTTCTACCTATTTACATAACAGGGATAAACCGCATCTTTTGGCCTTTCTTTTGGGCCACAAACTCCCGGGCCTGTGGGTACTCCTCGTCAGTTGGTGTAACCACAATGATGTGAGGGATCACCCTGTTGAGGGCGGGTAAGAATTCCTGGATAAACAGGTCCCGTCCACCTTCATCCATGTTAGCCGTCATCTCATCAAGCACGAGAATGTTGGTACGCTTGTTGGCCGGAATTAGGGGCAGGACACCAAGCAAAAGCAGCATATTAAACGCCCGCCCTTCCGCACCACTGAGGGACCTCACATCAGCCGTCACCGTTTTACTACCTTCTACCCTATGAAACAACACGTCAAACTTGTTCGGTCCTATCTGGAACTCGAACTCCGTTGGTTCATGGAACAGGTGTCGAGCATAGACGTTCATATTCTGTTGTACTGTTTCTGCCAACTGTTGGACCACCAGGGACTTTAGGCCCTTAGGGGAATACGCATCAGACAGCATCTTGAGAACAGGTAGGTCCTTGAGACGATCCTTCAATTTTTGGCCCTCCGCCTCCAGGTCCGCCAGCCTCTTGGTATCCTGTTCATACTGCTCTATCTTGACCTGTAAACGTGGGGTTCTCCGTTGAAGGTCCATCAATCGGGTTTTCTGTTGGTCAACCTTTTGTTCCAGATGCTGCCGTTTAGCCCGCAATTTGGACACGTCTCGTGTACCGAACTGGTCCCACAGGGCCACCAACTTGGGTACCACGTAAACCAAAGACTCCAGCTGGCCGTACATCCAGCGTAGGTCCCTTAATTCGTTCTCGATTTTAGAGGGATCCGACGCTTGTTCACCCGTTCTCTTGGGTACACGTAATGCCTGTTCCTGGTTGTCAAGGTCCCACCATGCCCTCCATTTGTCGAACTCTCTGGAGCGGTCCTTTCGTTTATCTTTCTGACTGCATAGTTGATTATAATGGTCTCTCAGTTCCTGCTGTTGTTCCTTGAGGTGGTCATAGGTAATAACCTCTGGTACCTCTTGTAGCTTCTGTACCAGAGATTCCCTACGTTTACGCTTGGCACGTAACTGGCTCAAACGTTTGCGAAGGGTATCATGGATGGATTCCGCTTGAACCTTGGACAAGTCCTGTTGACACACCGTACACTGGCCACCCTCAGCGTGTTCCATGTGTTGGGACATTAAGTGAAGGGAACGTTTAAAGTCGCGTTCCTGCCCCCGTAGGTCCCCTAGGACCCCAGATAACTTCTGTAGGGTCCCTTGGACCCCTAACTCCTCTAGGTCCAGCCCTAGGTCCTTACACGGACCTGTTACTCGACCCAACGCCTCCCCGTATTGCTTGCGTTCTCTGCGGGCGGATTTAATCCGGCGACCTACCTTCTCATACTGGGCTCGCGTTTCTCGTAACTTGGATCGGAGGTCAGATCGTTGTTGCCGGTCCTGTTCGATCTGTTGTTGCCCATCTTTTGGAGGCTTTGATAAGCCCTTTTTCTGGCCCGTAATATGCTTGAGCTGGTCTCTGTAGGCTTTCGTAGATCGGCGCCAATGCCTCCACTCTTGGTGTGCTTCATGCTTTTGTTCTAACCCGGTTATCTTGGCCCCCAGAGAATCCCGGAACTCCAATAACTCTGAGGCGGTCATGTCAAATATAGTGATTGGGCGGTCTATTGAGGCAAGGTATTCAGCAGTCAAACCAGATAATTTATCCAGTGCCTCTGTTTGGTGGGACACTGCCAGCCGGAGGTCTGCGATAGCCTTGTGCCTATGGTCCTGTCCTTTGACCAAGGACTTCAGTTCCTTTTGGTACCTGTCATGCCGGACCCTCAGTTGGGTAATATCAATATCCTGTACCCTACTGGTTAGCTCAACCACGTCTTTTTGTCGGCTTTCATACACCGCTTGTTCCGCCTGGAGTTTCCGGATTTGCTTCTGTACCCTACCCTTCAACTGGTCAAAATCATCTAAAACAAACAGGTCACTGAAGAAGGACATACGCTGAGCAACTGTACCCATGTGGAGGACAAACGGTCTGCGACTGTCAAGGTAGACCAGGGACCAGAACTGCTCCTCATTAATAGGGACGATCTGCTGGACCATTTCCTCGGCTATAGTCGTTGTGCGTGGTTCTAGGTTGTCTTTGTTTTTGTGTATCCGGTACTTAAGGGACGCTCCTCTCTGACCTTTCTCCAGCTCATAGTTGTCACCGTCGATGGTCAAATCGAGTTGGATCCGGCTACCTTTACGGTGTATGTCTTTCTTGGCCCTGGATTTGTTTTGCCAGATGATGGGGGAACTGGAATACAGCAGGTTGGGGATGGTTGAAACGAGGAGGGATTTACCACTACCGTTGGACTTCTTGAGTCCGGCTGGGACATTAAAGTTTTGGCCTCGGATTACCGTAAGACCACGATGGTCTAGGTCAAGGGAGGCTTCCCGGTAATAAACAATATTGGCCAAACGCAAACGAGTGAACTGTATCAAGGGTCGGCTCTCCCATGATTAAAGCCACCAACCGATAAACAATCCTAATAGGAAGAATATGATTGGTAACACGAGGTTAGTTTGATGCCAGAGATGGACCAACGTTTTGAGGGTATAGTGTCGTCTCTTCGTTGGCATGTAGGTACCTATCTAGTTGGAGTCCCGTCAGGATTGGTTGGTTTGTTAGGTACCAGGTCTTCAGGTTGTGCCCAACGCAGTACCGTCTCCTTTGCACAATCATAATGGGTGCCATGGAGAACGCAACCGTTCAACACCTTCCGGGGGAACAGGTAATGCCCCTTCCAGGAGAAGTTGACAACAGGGTCGGAAGCCCAACCAAATACCATACCGGCGATGAATATGGCGATGGGTATCAGGGATTTGAGCTCCATCAGGGTACGGATAACGTGGCGTCTGTCTTTCATGGCTTTTCCCCGATTACATGCGGGTCACCCTGTTTACCATGACACTCAAGGCACTCTTCATGTTCAAGTTGTAGTTGTCGGTGCATTTTTACTAGAGGTACGTGAGTGTCTTTATGCAGGACATTAGGAGACTTGTGACCAAAGACATGTTCGTGGGAACCCCAGCCAAGAATAAGACCGCACAGGAACACAATTACTGGGAACACGTATAGTAATTCCGCTTGCATGTAACGGAAGCTCTTTAACATCCATTTCATTTACTTACTCCTTGAACGTTGTCGGTGGATACCTGACATACGCCCAAGCCGAGCAACCAGCATTGACCTTTCAGGTGTTACAAAGGTCATCATCTCAGCCCGAGCATCCAATATTAAATTATGGACACGTAGTAATAGACCGAGGTTCCTCTTGATGTCGAACTCCCGCTTTAACATCGCCCTGTGCAGGTTCTTCCGGGATACACTGGCAAACACCGCTGGGTGTTGACCCCTGCTATCAAAATGGAGCGTGGCCCTGTCCACCATGTATTGGTTGAGGTCCATTAATTTTTGCATGAGGGGCACGAACTCCGTAGTCTTGGCTATCTCTCTGCACACTATGCGGGTACTGTTCGTGTACAGACCTACCAAGATGGCGCTTGCAATGTTATCCAAAACACTGTCAACCGTTTGGATGGCTTGGTCTTCGATAATCTTGGACAGAGCTTCAGGTTCAACATCTGTGCCGAGCCCTGCAATGAAGGAACTGGTATTTTCCAAGATACCAATGGCGTCACGCATCTGACCACCTGACAGATTCGCCATGGCCTTAAAGTGAGGTTCCTCGAGGCCAGTAACACGTTCTCGTTTGGCAATCTGTTGGAGGCGTCGAATAATGGACTGGTGCCCTAAAGGTTTCACAGGTAAATGGTGACAACGCCCCTTGATGGCAGCCGCCAACTTCTCTGGGTTTGTGGTGCCAAGAATCCATAGGACGTGACTTGGAGGATCCTCCAGCGGTTTCAAGAGGGCTTGCTCTGCCTGAGGCGTTAACTGGTGGCAATTTGATACCAGGACGCTATTTGTGGAGCCTTTTGGTCGAATGAAAAAATTATGGTTCTTAGCGACACCGATATCATATACGCGTTGACACGGATTACCCAACCGCGTGACTTTTTTGACTTTAACAGTTTTCATAAATTCCTCTCACTAATTTAGATAAGTTACATCGGAGAATCATTACCACGGGTCCCCTTTCAAATTCAAGCCTGACCATAAGTGCCACCCATTTAACCGCAAAGTAACTGCCAAAACACTATACCGCAAAACTATGGACAGGTTATTACGGCTAGTCTTGGCAGGTTACAATGTGGTATACATTTGGGAAACCGATTTTAAACAAGGCCTTACTTACAGCGGGAGTCTAATCGCGAACCAAAAGTTCCTCCCCCTCTAAAAGCTCTTGGGCTTCTACCATACGTCCACGCGTGACAGACCACCACTTATGTGTATCCGTGCAGTCTTGATGGGATCCATCCTCAAGATCGACACGTACCATTTGATCGGGCTTGGCTTCCTTTGGTGTCCTGCTAATTACAGGTTGGGCCTCTATCCTACCTACCTTTGTATCATAGGATAACACCTCTGGGTATCTATCAGGATTTTGACAAATATCCTCGATGGTGGCCCACTGATCAGGGGCCACCTCTACCTCCGCGTCTGGAGGGAAACATTCGTCAAGGATAAAGACACGGAGGCGATGGGTGGACATAAATCTACTGCGGGCGATTAAGTTACGAACGTCCTCGATCTTCCGGCTGTCTGCCATGTTGAACTCTTCGATATCAGGATGGCGGCCTTCCTGTAAGGCGACGCAGGAATCACATTTACCACACCCTGTCATCTCTGTACAGTTCAGGTATTTGGCGATCAACCGACCGATGGTGGTTTTACCACATCCACTTGGACCTGTCAGAAGGTAGGCGCTGGGAATCTCACCCTTTTCAATGTTACCCCGAAACGTGGTAACAATAGACTTTTGACCTGCGACTTGGCTTAACTTTTGGGGCCTGTACTTCTGGGCCCATCCTTTTACTGGTGGCATATCTCGGCTCCTACGGCTTTGTGTTCATATACCTTTAATTTACAGTTTCCAGAATTGTCCCCAGTTAACTGTGGTACCTTCATGACCAAAGGTGACGTTCACTTTTTCAGGATTCCTCATCCGCTCTATATCCCCTTGGATGCGTTCCATCTGTTTTTGGAACGTTTGGTACTTGGCTATAAGTTGGGCACGTGTGTTTTCAATGACGTGTGCTCTCCCTACAGGGGTTTGCCACAACTTCCAGTTGTTGTGCCCCTCGGAATTCTCTAGGGTATTTATCTCCGCCCGCAATTCTTGGATACGGCCTAGTAAGATGCCGTGCCTTTTTCGGAGTCTGGCCACCAACCTGTCATAGGCTGGACGGTCCGGAAGGTTCACCTCTGTACCTTTTTTCTTACCCCGCCCTAGTTTTACCAGCCCATCCCATATATCCAACAGAGCTTTGACGTTGTTGTTCTCGTAGGCCTCTGACGCCATCTTAAAAAATTCGTGGAGCCAGGTTTTACCCGGCGTTTTATCAGGGTGGCACAACAGGCTAATGCGGCGGAACAACCTTTTGGCTTCTGAGCTTGGTTTAACCTTTTGCTTTTCCTGCCGCTTTTCAAAATTGGTTTCGAAGTTTGGCCCCCGTGGTTTGTTAGGTTCCTCTTGGTTGTGTCGCTCCTGTAATTTACGATGTTGGTCCAAGAGATCACGGCAGGCGGTTTCAAGGTGAGTTATCATCTCATCCTCTTCTGACAGCTCTGCTTGCAACCAACCATCAAGATCGTCCATCATCCCTTGAAACTCGGCTCTCTTGGTCTCCAGTTGCTGGCACTCAATCTCAAGTACCTCTACCTCATCTTGGAGTTCCATGTGTTGGACAGTAAATCCAACGGCAGTATTGGCAGTCATGTCGCGTCCTTTAAGAAGCTTTCTATTAATTGTTGTCCCCGACGAATTTGGGACCGTGTAGCTCCCTTATCCTTCAGGAAAACATCCAGCCCTGTCAGGAGATCCCATTGCGGACCATCTACGGCCGTATCCTCAAGGGATAAGAGTTCTTGCCGATGTTTGTACCCAACAACGTTGTAGACGTTTGGATGGGCTGTCAGGAAGCCAGGAGGTAATACTACACCACTCTTCAACCATAGCTTGTATCGGTGTAATGGATTGGACTCAATTTTATCTAGGTCTGCCTCTACCTCGATGGACAAGTTAACTAGGCGAAACGCTGGTTCGTTCTGGATCCACGTTATGTCAGCGTCAATCTGGTTATTACGTGTATCCAGAATAAAGTGCATCCATCCCTTGGGTAAGGGTTCCCCAAAGTTCATCTGGTAGAGCGTGCCGGGGTACCACACATTACCCGTCTTTTGCTTGAGATGGAGGTGCCCCATTAACCAGATGTCTTGGTCTCTCGTAGGACGCCAACCCTTGGTAATCCGTTGGCCATTATCTCGGCGGGCACCTGTTGTTTCTAAGTGCCCAATATTAACCGTGGGTCCCAAGGAAAAAGGAGGACAGTCATAGGGAAAAGGAAGAAAGTTAATGACCGTTCCATCCAACTGGATACGGTTAGGACGGTCATAAATGTAGATGGTACGAAATTTCTCCATCCTGCATAATTGTACAAGTGGTTGTAGGCTGTGGAGGTCTTTGTTCCGAACGTCATGGTTACCCAGGATAACATGGATGTCTAACGTTCCATCGTACTCGTGGAGGACCTCAAGGAACGCCATTTGGGCTTCGTATGAAAGCCTAGTATTGTGGGAAATGTCCCCACCAAGGATAACAAAGTTGAGACCGAGTTCAACCGCATACCTCAGTGGTTTGCGGAACTCTGCCATTTGTAGGTCCAAATGATTGTCAGGGAACAACTTACGGAGGCCATCCAGATGGAGGTCTCCTATGAACACACCTTCTACCGACATGAGGTACTCCTATCCAGGTAGGGTAATAGGCGGACCTGGTGAAGCCCTCCCACTTTCGATCTCTAGTGCCCTTATCAACGCCTGCCCTTTGGGCATCACCATGAATGACGTGCTGTACACATGCAGAGACTGTTCCACCACATCTATTGTTACCATCCCTTGTTGTATTAACTCAGAGAACCCAGGGGCATAATGGATGTCATCCAGCAATTCCATGACTGTCTCAGTAGGGTACATCATCGACATGTACAAGCAATCTACCGCAAGGCCCGAAATTATGTTCACCTATTAAATCCAGACGAATTGTAGTCGTATCGGTCACAGACCATACCTTCCCCAACCTCCAGTATTTTGAAATGGCTGAGGACTTCACAGGTGGTGACCCTATCATAACGTGAAGGGTTTAACTGGAAATGCCTACCTTTCATACACGTCAGGCACTCATCCTCGGTGTCCGAGGGGCGGAAATTAAATGGTTCAAGGAGGTCCGCCACGTCCTCCAATGCTTGAATAAAAAAGCTCATTATTGGTCCCTTGTCATAAGAAAACGCGGTATCGTTTGGTGTTACTTTTGTTGAACTTGGATGCCTTCCAAGCGATGCGGAGGACGATAGCCTTCTTGTTACCCTTAGGCATCTCTCGGTGAGGGGCCGACAGTATGGACTTCAAGAGACCTGTTTTAGGATTCAACCACAGGATGCCTATACCCTGGCTTTTCAGAGTGTCCTTGAATGGTTCGATCCAGTCTTTGTCGTGCACGATAAAATACATCTTGTTGCAGTGTGGAAGGTACTGCTCGTATTTCTTGTCGGCTCGGAAGTCAGACAAACCACTCTTGACCTCGCACACCACTAACACACCTTTTTGGTTGACTGCCAGCAGGTCTGCTCTACGTCGGCCCCATGGTAGGACACCTATTTCAGGGGTGACACCAAAACCCTTCTTAACCCAGTATCCGACGCCTGCTTTTGTAAGGGCCCGGGTGATTGTTTTACGATCACCCATCTGTTGGTGCCAACAGTCCGTCTTGTTTATCCTGGTACAAAGCTTCCAACATTTCCACCAAGTCCTCCAACTTTTCGACCACCCAACCAGGGCTCTTGGCATCCAATAATTCCGGTCCCTTGTATTTGTGAAGCATACCTGCTGGGAGGGGGATGCGATTTTTATGGCACCAAGCAGGAACATATACCACCGTGGTATACTGGGCCAAAGCATACCCCATTTCACTGGTTGTGCCTTCACCATGTGGCCCAAAAGCAATCACTATGTCTGCCTCTTGTACCCCTTGGTAGTCCATCTCGGCTCGCTCTGGTACACTATCAATAGGCGGTTTCCAGTACCAATGACTGACAAACTCCAAGGTAGCCTGTACTTTCTGCCCGAGATAGTATTGGATGGCTTGTATAAACAGACGGTTACATGCAGTAGACGCCAAATATATTTTCATCGGTATGTCTTCCGGCCTGGAAAGTCAAACTGGATACCCTGTACAGATTTTCCGTCAACGACCAACTCCATCTCATCCATCTCCAAGATCGGTGTGGTTTTATCCACGGTAGGGAATCCAGTAGCCATCAAGAGACGGATAAATACGTTCTTACTACTGCGTTGGGAATCATGTCGCAGAGTAAAGGAGTCCCCGGTAGAGGCCGGATAAAACAACAGGGTCATCTTCCGATCTTTGGCCCGAAAATAGATTTCACAGTGACCACCTTTGGGTATACCCAAAGCCTTTTGAACCACCGATCCAAAGGTAATCTGTAAGGTAATCTATAAGGTAGGGAGGGCCTTTCTTCGACTGGATGATACACACCTCCAAGAAGGCATCCATAAGTTTGCGCCTTTCATGATTAGGGAGGGGTTGGACAAAGCCGTCAAGAGGAGAGGTTTGATCTACCTGGACCTCGGGCGGTTCGGGTTTTCTAACCTTCGTTGGCTCTGCTTTTACTGGTTCCTTTACAGGCTTTTCTTTGACGGCAGGCGGAACCGGTTTTATCTCTTCCTTTGGTGGCACCAGAGATTTTGCTGCTGCAGGAGCCAAGTCCTTTTTCTCTGTAACAGGTTTCGGCTTTGTGGGAAGCTCTTCTGCCTTAACAGGTTCCTCCTCTGTTTTTGTCAGGCACGACAGGGCCCATTCCTCGTCCTTGTCTGCTGAAAAATAGTAGTAGGGCCGACTGCGACCTCCTCCTTTGTGACGAACCCTTTGCAAGTCTTCCGACTTTATCAAACCACTCAACCGTTGGGTAAGTTTCAGATACGTGGTTTGGTCCTCAGGTAAATCCAACATGTGTCGTATGTCCTGCAAGGATACGGGATGTTGGGCTTTGTCCACAATGTCAAAAATCTTGAGGTCGGCCTTCCCGTCTGACCAAAAATCGGTACTCATTTTTTCTTACTCCTCTTTTTCTCCGCCACGCGGAGGGCCTGTGCCTTTCCATACTGGAGTTGCTGGAAGCAACGTTCCCGAAGTTTGGGTGGGCGTGTAATGCCAATGTCGTGACAGAACTTCTTACCGCGCTGCCCCTTCAACAACACCAGCGATTTGAAATCGTACCAGGAAAGGGTCCCGTCATAAGGAAACCCTTCCATCGTAATACGCATTTTCTTCATGTTACCCTGCACCTGGCCAGTCATCTTGAGGTACTGGAAGGTATCCCAGACAGGACAAAAACCACGCCCGCGGCCTTTATGATCCTCGAACCAAATCCGGTGCCACCCATCCAAGTAGGGCGTGCCATACTTATTCTTAATGGACTGGACGTGGATGTACTTGTACTGGTCTTCTGCACCGTCTTCCAGCACAGAATCCTCTACCTCGATTTGGCCCTTTCCATGCGGGATTGCCCGAGGTTTCTGACGGAGACGAAAGTCCGACCAAAACTTAAGGGCTTCACCACCCGGTTCATACTCAGGTGACCCATACATCTGGGCAGGCTTGAGGCGAAGCTGGTTGACACCGATGAGAGCCACCGCTTTCTTGCGAAGCTTGGATTTCACCCGCTTTACCTGCTTGGAGAACATCCGTGCCTCGACCGCCATGGCGTTGGATGCTTCATCCTCGTCATCCGCCAACATACCGGGCCAGCTATCTACAAAGATTAGAGACTGGAGGCCTCCATCAGGGGCTTCAATCCAAAACTCGTTGGTCTTGGAGAACAGGGTTTTGCTGTACTTACCCGATAGCATCTTCTGGTGGGCTTTGGTATTCGACCACACGTAGAACCAGTCCCCGTCTACCAACCGTTTATCAGGCAACCGTCGGAGCATGGCCGACATACTGTCAAAAAAGACCTGACCAAGTACTTCATCGTAGTACCGCACGCGAGGTGGAATTGACCACCCACCTTTACCATCCGGGGTTCCAAAAATGTCCTCGGCAATGAGACGCCCGCTGGAAATCCCCTCCAAATAGGATGGGTCCATAGACTTCTCATAGTCCCATACATTGAGGATAGGTACATCCTTTTGTACGGCGGCGTCCAAGATGTGGTAGGAATGGGTTGACTTGGCGGCGGCCTCTGGGCCGAAGAAAGTATACATACCACCTGGGAGGAGGCCACCGCTTCCCATGATAAGGTCAGTCACTAACAGGCCTGTTGACAAAGCCGTGGCTCTCCGGGTAGTGGCATCCATCTGACCACTACTGAGGCGGAAGGACTTGTCAACGCTGTTGATTACTCCTGCATAGTCAGGAACAAAGGCATCACTCATGAGGCTCCTCCGTTGTCATCTGGTCCAGGTTACCAACCTTTTGATTGAGGTTTTGGGTAAAGGCATCCTCACCAGCCATCATTTTAACAAAGGAAGACCACCCGCCGGTAGCCGAAAGGTCGAATCCATACATGTTGGCCACATTCTGAATTTGTTCCACCATCCCAGTTAACTCCTCTTCCGTGCGAGAGTCCCCGGTTTCATCCGAAAGCCTAATCCCATAATCGTTTCCGGGTTCCCAGTTTGTCGTAACCATCTTTTTACTCCATATAAAGAGGGTCGGCCATGTCACAGACCGACCCTCATTTACCAACAAGGGCCCTGTAAGGACCTACCTACGACTTGATCGGCGAGAACGTGTTTTCGTACCCGACCTTGCCTTGGACCTGCTGGAACTGCGTTTGCTGGACCGTGTGGACTTCTCTTTCGGTTCATCTACGTCGTCCAGATCATCAATAGGTCCGTCATCCCCATCGTAGTCGTCCTCAGCTGGTTTGGGCTTTGGCTTCTGCCGTGAGGAAGAACGTGCCTTACTCTTGGACCGGCTTTTCTTTGGGGGGTCCGGATCAAATGGAGGATCGTCTTCCCCATCATAACCCTCGTCACCATCGTAACCGTCACCTTCGTATTCAGGTTCCGGCTCTGGCTCCTTCTTTTTCTTGGACCGACTGGATTGTGGCTCGCGGGCAGGCTTTTCCTCTTCCTCTTCCTCTTCCCCTTCGTAATCACCTTCTCCGTCATACTCGCCATCACCATCATAGTCACCCGCCTCATCACCATCATAGCCGTCGCCTTCATACTCAGGTTCCGTGTCCTTCTTTTTCTTGCCAGAAGACTTCCGAGACCTCGACGACTTGGGAGCAGTTTCTTCCCCGTCATAGCCACTGTCTCCATCGTAACCATCCAGGTCACCGTCTTCCCCATCGTAGTCCACGTCACCATCGTAACCATCCTCATCGTCGCTGGTGGCGTAGTCTTTATCGCCCTCAGCGTCTGGCAGATTACCAGACTCACGGAGGCGATCGATCTCCTTGCGGGCGGCGGTAACCGATTCTGGTTCCATGAGACCTTCCAGCTTGTAGATAAGGTAGTCCATCTCCTCTTCCGTCAAAGGCGATCGATCACCTTTCTCCACGTCGTACATGGCACTACCCTTGGCGTCAGGATCAAACGACACATGTACGTCAATGCCGTATTTGGGGTCTGACAGGTCATAGGCGGTCTTGGCCCCTGTCTTGCGATTACGGCGGACATTAAGGTTACTACGGCTTTTGAACTTTGCTGCCAACGTTGGAGGGATACGTACCGCCCGAACGGGTGTCCAGGAATCAGAACCCTTATCTTTGAAGCCGCTGGCGTCCTCTTCCTTGGAAGGCCGACTGATTTTGCGTGGTTGGCGTTCTTGTAAGTCCCGAATAATGGCATTTGAGTAGTACGAGATCTGCAGGTTCGTTACCCATCTGCAGTATGGACATTTTTTGGTCGTGTCGTGGCTCTCAGTCTCTGGGTCCCAATTCAGGCATTGTTTGGGAAACTTGGTTTTACCCTTCTTCTCACTCAGGATCTCAATCCAGTGCTGGGCATAGCTGGTGACGTTACCGACCAGCCGCAGCGTCAACCAGTCATCCTTCTTTTTGGGGAAGGGGAAGACGTCAACCATATCGGTCAACCTGGGTTTCTTGGAATTTGGGTTACTGTCAGCGAACCCTTTCTTTGGCGAACGACGTAGTTGTCTGGCCATTGGTGCTCCTCCATACTCTTTGGGTTTATATTCGGCTCAACGTCCATTTACATATTAATGAATCCACCTACAATACCTCTGGGATACTGAGGGCGATGCGAGCAAACCCCTCTGGGTCTGCGGCTTTGGCCAACCGCCTAATTAGGTCCTGTTCCATGCGCTGTTCCATGCCTATTTCAGGGTCCACCATAAGTTGTGGGGCCAAAGATTTGTCGTCTAGGGCAAGGGCTAGGTTAAAGTCATGGGATTCTCCTCTCGCGATCTTGGACTTTACTGACTGTGGGATAACATACGCCACCCCATACTCATGTCCGTTTATACTGTTGTGGCTGGCGTTTTTTAACCAGTGGTTAATATAAGTGGTAAGGGTTCCTTGGCCGGCATCCGCCTTGTCAATAGCCTTGGAGGCCGCCAGTACAAAGTTTTGGATGAGGTCTTCGATGTCTACGCGAGAACCACTTTGGGATTGGAAGGCATGGGCTCTGTTTACGATATGCCGCATGTACTTCTCAAGGATCATATTTTTGAACCGCATAGCCTCGGCCAACCAATAGGTAACGGTCTCACACATTGGATAAACCTCAGAGACCGCACCTACCTGCTTTTCAATGTCATCCAAGTTTTGTTGCAGGGAGGCCCTGCGAAAAGGATCCTTGGTTTTGATCTTGCGTATCATGAGGTCCCTGTAGGGCCGCACGTGCTCCAAGAATAACGTGATGGTGGATATCAGGATGTTACGCTCCAACCTCAACTGACGTAGAATCCGCTTTTTGGCACGCACCGTCTTGGCCGCCAGGTACAAAAATAGGAGGGAAAATGTCTTCTCCCTCCCGATCGATGAGATCTTGCGGCATGGGTTGTCAGTGTACCAGCCAATAATCACCGACACAATGCGGTCCATGAAGGTAGTGTTTTCAATGATAGGTACGATCGCTTGTTCCAACAACCGGTCGAGTACCTGTAAGAGTTGGCTGCTGGTATAATTCCCTTGGATTTGTTCCTTAACGGTCTTTAAGCTGGAAACTATCGAAGAATCGTAGGCCATCGGGTTACATACGTTTGTTGATGGCGGTAGCAAGCACTTTGGCCAAGTGTTTGCACACATAGGGGATGTTGTAGGGGTTCGTCACAACAGCCGGCATACCATTGGACCAACGAATGCGGCTAGCATCCAACTTGGTCAAAGGGTATTCCTCCCGGTACATAAAGTCTTCGCAAGTACACCACACGCGTACCGGACCTTTGCTGATTTTATATTGCTTGGTAAGGGCTCGAATCTCCACCCCATGCATACGCCCGGAACCATGAGGCTTCAAACATCGAACGGAGGCCCTGATCACACCCTGTTTTGTTTTCTTGGTACGGTATTTCTTGGCGCCAGCGATACGCACAAACTGAGCCCTCTTTCTCCTGGGCCCGTCTGTGAGCTTGATCAACTGAGCGGCTGTTAAATGTGCCATCTATGTGTCTCCCTACACGTTTCCTGCCGCATGTTTGGAGCTTCCTTTCCTCTTCTGATCCATCCCAGGAGGAACGCGAGCCTTGGCATAGGCAGCAAGGTTTTTCACGAGTCGGCGTTTGGGTGGTTTCTGTCCATGTACAAGACCACTTCGGTCACCCTCGTATAGACCGATAATACGTTGCATATGCTTGAGGTTGCCATCGACCACTGTTTTCTTGGGCTGGCCTTCCTTTTGGAACCCAGACATTGGACCACCTCCGAACAAACCTTTAGACAGGTAAAAGTGGTAATTCTGGCGGGCTTTATCCACGCCGTGGTCACAAATGTGGTCGATATAATCAAGGCCCCGCATCATCTCCTGGCGACCACTACGAGCCCGAGACATTTGGAGTCTCGTTAGCTGTTTCAATTCGGTGGTAGAAGCCTCGCGAGTGATCTCGGCCATCGCTTGGTAATACTTTTGGACCGCAAAAATGTTGTGGTACATCAGCATCATGTTAACGACGTTACTGTCTAGGGCTGCCAACACGTCCATGTATTTGATGTTCTCGCACACCGGGCAGTTACATGGCAAGGTGTTCTTGGGGTTTGGGTAGTTGGTATTGTCCCCAATATCAAACGACCTGCCATGTGCCCCAATATGCGGGTACAAGCGGTATCTCTTAACCGTACCCTCCGCAATATGACTGCTACTGTCGCTGGTAATCAAAGGTGCAAAACCCTTTGCCGCCATGCGCATAAGTAAAATTACTTGGAGGACGTTTGAAACCCCAAGAACATGGTATTGGTCATACTTGCGGCCGGTGGTTACAACACTAAATATATCATCGATGCTGTTCATGATGCTGCCGAAATAAGCAGACCCAAGCGCGAGGCGGTTGATGTCTGGGTGTTCGCACACCTCACGGTACGCCGCCTTGTCCTCGGCAAAGGCCCCATGAAAAATGTTCATGAGTTCCAAGTGCGGTGCCTTGTGCTTCAGCATCAACTCGGTGTTTTTGCGTTGTACCTCAGCCGCCCGAAGGTAAGTATCATGGCAGTTAACATGACCAGGGATATCCAGAACGAGACCGATGTCCACGTTCTCATTATACCACTCAACAATTTGCACGGGATCCAGGTATTCAACAACACCTGTCAGAATCTGGAACCCTCCGCTATCACATACCAGATTGATCTTCCCTCGTTTGCCGTTCCTACGCGTAGCATGGTTCTGGGAGCCCTTTGTCATAACCTGGAAGTAATTGAGCATGAACGTTGGAATACCCCAGTCCTGAGCTTGTCTTTCGTGGAATGGGGACAAGACCACGAACCGATCCCAGCTTCCATCCGTTGGGTGGTTTCCATAGGCATAATTGGTATCCCATACCATGTACAGCTCACGGTCAGGGCATTGGACATGGGAATGCCAAGGGCTGTGGGACTTCAATACAACGCGGTTGTCCCCACCGCGGTACCGTACATAAATCCCCATACCACCATGGTTAGGATAAAACATCCCTGCCGGGATAAACTCATATTTTCCTGGTATCATTATCTGCTCTCCTTATTGCGGTTCCCATGAGTGGTTTCCGCGTACCATTCTATTTACACCTGAAGTTCCATCCCACCTAATAAGGTCGTTCTGCGTGCAGAACCGTAGGATAAAATTCCATTGGTAATCGCTTTTCCAACACCATCCCAAGCGTTGTAATTCCGCGTGTAAGGCAGGCCATTTCATGTTCGCATCATGGGTCCAGGTAGAAGGGAAGGCCCGCGCTGTTTCCTGCATTACCCCTACCGTCAAGGGGTAGGTCCTTGAGGAATGTAATAATAGGTTTACCTTCAAAGTCAACCAAACTGGCCGCAGTGTCAACCAGTATATACCCACCACCAATAAGAGGTCACCCAGGATCATTGGAACGATCCACTTTTTGGAGGGTCTGTCGGATGGCTTTTTCAATCCGAGAAGGGAGTTTGGTTCCAAGGAGGTACATGGCCAACGACTCCGCAAAGAATTCCTCCGGTGACTCTTTGGAATAATCGGTTACAGGTATGTCGATGTCAAACAACTGGATGGTTTTGGGCCAATACTTAGCCACAGATTCATCCGAGTCCAGAAGGATGTCAACGTGCTGTACCGTCAGCCCGTGCTTTCTTTTTACATAATCAAGGCACTCCTTCAGCATGTCGGTCATGCCTGATGCCTTCTTGAACTGGCCGACTGTCATGTTGGACCGTTCGAGTTCCTCACGAAGGGTGGCAATCTCCTGCGGGGTAGAGGCAGTCAACTCGGTATAGGCATGATAAAGCTGGACCCACTTAGCTTTGAGGTGCTGTGGTACCATCCGGAACCAAACCCCGTGTGCCGACTCGTGAGTAACAAGGTGAGGTACAGACGCGGGATGGAAGTCCTTGGGGTTCAGGGTCAGGGTATCTGTGCCTTTCTGCCTGTACTTGTAACGTCCACTGTACTTCCCTTGGGCAGGACGCACTTCAACGTCCAAGGGAAGGAACGCCGATAGCCGGTGTTTCTTGAGCGCCTTCTGGGCTGCGTGCATACCTTTCTTGAGCTCGGCCTTGTCTTCCTTGCAAAGTTTACGGAAGAAGTGGATTTGGCCCCAGAAATCACTGTCCACCGTTTGGTGCCAAGGTTCGACCTTACAGCCATGGACGGACCCATGGACGGGTTCTGGTCCAAGGTTGAGGATAACATCGGCAGGCTCAATGGTGAGCTCCTGGCGCGTCTCAGGATCAGGACGGCCTTCTTCCAACACCACTTGGAGGTAGTCAGTGTCTTTCTTGACGACCTGCCCAAGCTTCTTCTTGTCCTGGACCCACAGAATGACATAGTGGTCCTTCTCTACGTATTTATACAACCATTTGGACATGTTATTGTTCCTCGTCAAAACGTTCCCAATATTCATAGGATTCCTGTTCCCAGTACCACAACTTCTGGGGCCAAGGCCACCCGCAATTCCACCTCCAGCAAAAAGGCCAATAAGGCCCACCACCAACCCGAGTGATAATCCAAATCAGCCAGGCCAGGGGCGAATAATACCAACCGTAGGATCGAATAGTATTTAATAAATCCATGTCTGCAAACCAGCGTTCGGCGGCTGTACCATCAAGGAGGTACAGCCGATTGTACTTGGTGTAAGCAGACTCCCACTTTGGTGGAAACATAAACACCCTACGCCCCAAAGAACTTAGGACACCTGGTGTAACAGGTAATGGGGGTTTAACACAGTCAGACACGTTGTTGTCCACGGTGGCATGAGGGCAGTTTTCGGTCCCAAAACGTTCCCAACAGTGGTCAATCTTTCGCAAGGCCATCATGCTCTCCATTGGCAAAATCGTTGGTATATAAGGCAGCATCCTCGTGGTCATGAAATCTATGCACGAGGAGCCGCCAAGCCTGAGCCAAAATGTAGGACAGGCTCCACATGAGTCAGAACCAGTTTATGCCGAACACACGGTCACGGAACCGCCAGGGAGGAGTACCTTCCAATTCACGGAGGCTGTAAACCTTGAGGAGTTGCTCGCCGAAAGTGGAGGTCCCTCGGACAAGGTTCTTGGTAAACTGGAAGTGCCACCACTCGGCCCCAAGGTAGGACCCACCATGCAGGAAGGACTTACGGCATCGGATCCTCTCGAAACCCTTGGCTTCAAAAAGTGCCGTCAGATCGATAAACTTGCCGGTGACCCGGATACCCCCTTGGCGTTTGTCGTAGGAGACGGCGTCCAACGTCATTTGTTCGCCATGTTCTGCCCGAGCATAAACACGGAACCGGCGCCCGCTGGAATCCCCATCCCAGGTACACACCATCGGATCTCTGTGGGGATTGTTCATACCTGAGGCAAGCCCAAGGTCCAGGGCAAGGCCCGAGTAATGAAAGGAAGTAGCGGACCGGGCGGCACCCACTTTGGCACCGAGACCACGGAGGGAACCACTGGAGGTAATCAAAGCCCCTGCCTGTTCTACTTTCTGGAGCACACTTTCATAGGCGGCTGCAGCGTTCCCTTGGAGGCGGAAGTTATTGTACCCATCCTTGTACTCATGTGCCCGTACTTTCACCAAAGGAGCCGGGGCAGGGGTGCTTCCAAGATGGAACAGTGGTTCGGGAGACTTTACCTTGACGCCGAGGGCCTCCATGGTATTGGGACCAACAATACCGTCCGGCAACAGGTCATTTTTTCTCCTGCAGAAAAATGACGGCGTCCTCGGTCTTTTCTCCGAAGTGCCCGTCTGTAACGAGGAGCGCCTGGTTGTGTTTACCCAGGAACTCGTTGAGTTTGACCTGTAGGTCTCGCACCTCAGATCCTTTGGAGTTCAGTCTTAACATGACTACCCTTTCAATTGATACGGTTATAGGGTATTACCCCTGGAACGAAGGCCCATCCGTTTGAACCGGGCCCCCACCCTTGATTTACATTTGGATGCCTGTTGTCCTCCAACGCACGTTTTAAACCAAGGACAATCACGGTAAAAGAATTTCTTGGCCGATTTCTTGTAGTAATCAAGGTCAGTACCTTGTTGTTGCTGGCACATGCGAGCATCGAAGGCCCATCGTGGATCCCCTGTCTTGACCGACTTCTCTGCTGCCTGAAATGCCTCTGTTTGTTGTCGAAGGAATCCGCGAATCCGTTGGCTGTTGGCCTGTGTATAGGGCATATGAAACTCTTGGAACGCCCGCGGATCATCCCGAGCCACAAACAACAAAGAGCACCCTACCACCTTCTTCTTGAACAGGCGCCTGAAGATGTAGGCATAGGAGTTAATCTGGGCTACGTACTTCTCGGACACGAGGTACCGACTTGGCTTACCTAGTTTCTTGGCCCGCTTGTCGATCCAACCACCGAGCTTCTCCAAGCTGGTGGTTTTGTAATCCCCGATGATGTACCCGCCACGCGTTTGGACCACCACATCAATGTGACCGGTAATGCCTTTGTACTTGACCTCCAGCTCGACGTAATGCCTTTGGGCCCCGCATTGAGGGCACTTGTTTACTGTGCTGGGGGTCTGGGTAGGAACAGCCTTAGAAGGGCATTTCTCCTGCACGCATCTCCAGTTCCCGAACAGTCGGCCCCTGCGTCCCATCCATCGTTCACAGACCGCATGAAGAGTGGTTCCAACGTCACAATAGTAATCACCTGTCCATTCCTGTTGTCGTGGGAGGCCTTGCTTATGACGAACCCATTGCTCCAACGTCAGGATAGAACACATTGGAAACGAGGATGGTCGTAGTTCGGGTAGGCGCTCCGGTTCTGGTTGCTGGTCGTTGGTCATGGCCTCGTACTTAAGGCCATACTTTGTCTTCTTATACTGGCCTTGGGCCAAGATTTCCAATATTTGGTGTACCATGAGAACCCTCTGTAAATTGATTGTGAGTTATATTTACAAGTTTATTGTAGGAGCATGCCATGCTTGCAGAGTCAGAAGCCCTCAGAATTGTCCAACGCGAAGTCCAACGCCTTCACATATCCAAGCAGTACTCAGGTAGCCATGTGAAGATCTGCTGCCCCTACCACCATGAAACGGTACCTAGCTGTAGCATACATATTGGTCACGACTCTGTGGTTCCAATAGGCTACTTCCATTGTTTTGGCTGCGGTGTTAAAGGGCATTGGAATCAACTGGCAAAAACGTTGGACCTCGAGAAGATAGCCAGCCACCAATTCCAAGGCACACGTGTAGGCAAGGTGGACCTGCGTAGTATCAAACGAAAATTATTTCATACAGGTACCACTTTGGATGACTTTGCCCAATATTATGGGGACGGCCTCTTATTCACTTTCAAGGACCCAGAGTGGAGACGTGTGACGCGGGCTACCATGCAAGCGGTAGACGCCAAAGTTATCTTTGATTCCAAAGAGGAAACCACGTCCCTGCTGTTACCGGTATGGGTGAACGGCCACCTGGAGGGAGCCGTCCGTGCCCGCATGAGGAAGAAGAGAGGTGCCTTGTCTTATGTGACCAGTGAAGGACCATGGGTGAAGAATAAAGGTCTATTCCCTTTCGACCATGTGCGGACACTGATACAGGATAATAAGGGCATAGCGTTGGTTGAGGGGCCCAGAGATGCGTTGGCCCTCATTGACAAGGGCATACCGGCGTTGGCGGTCCTGGGCGCCAAGAACTGGGGCCGAGAAAAGAGGGATTTGTTACTCAGTCTGGAGGCCCCCAAGATAGTCCTGGCCTTTGACGGAGACCAAGCCGGGGTAGCGGCCTCCAATGACGTTTGGCGGTCTCTCAAGGGACTGGCACGGGTGTCTGTGTTGAAGCTCAAGCAAGCTTCGGATGAGTTGGGACGGTCGGTGGATCCGGCCAACATGCCACGGGAGTGGAGGCAAAAGCTACGACGTAAGATCGCAATAAGGTAACGATACCAACAAGATATGAAAAATCCACCTTCCTTGGTGGATTTCGTGTTGACGCCGACAGGGCCCTTCTATACACTGAGAATCGTAGGGTAGGTTAACGATTAGCAGGAGGGCGCCATGAGAGGCATGAGAACATACTTGGAGCGGCTGGTTGACGAGAAACAGGGCCTTGACCCAGAGATGATGCTGGAGATCGAGGTAGACTGTACCTTGATGCGGTCGTTGGACCCGTCAAAAAGTCCACACCGTCCTATCAACCCTGCAGAGTTTGTCGAGAGACCACCATAGGCGACCCCATCATAATGATTGGGCGAGCTGTCTTTGACCTCCCCAGAGGAACCGTTCCAGGACATCTCCTCCATCCTGTAATAGGCGACAAGACCAGACCACACACCGGCAGTCTTTAGTTGGCTGTGCCCATCCACCACCTCAATCTTGTTTGGGTCGTAGGTGTAGTTGTCAGGCAGCGTGTATGGTATGACAAGATTGGGCATCTTAAGTCCTTATTTCGTAAACATAGAGACAGGAAATCTCCTGACTACGACAGCCTTCTGTTTAACAGGTTCACCCCAAGGGGTTTTGTTTTTATCCCCTCGTCGGGGTTGGAACCAATAAATATAGTTAGTTCCGTCAAAGGATATCCTCTTTCCTTCCACTCGTGGATTACAAACATCGAGGCAAGGACCTCCATAACAGTCAAAAATAATACCGGTTTTACTACGTGTAATGATAGAATGGGAAATAAAATTTCCACGCTTAGTTCCACCTAATAACACTACTTCGTCAGCGGCTTGCACTTCCGGGTGGTGTAAACTTATCCCTGTGCGTGAATGGCAGGTCCCTCCTTCTTTACCCAAGCGGTCCCTTTTATAGGCTTTTCGTATTACATCGAGCACACCCTTAATAGTGCCTATACTACCAAGCACACGAAGCTCTTTCATGTGCCGTAACTCAGGGCTTCCTCGACGGAACGCGGGCTGTTCTTAACCCAACCACCAAGGGCTGTTAATTTTTGCCGACCTACAGACCCTGGCACAGATGACACGTGAATCCATCCAGGTTGACCAGGACCCGACCCAAACTCATGGATCACCTGATCAATCCGCAAACGTTCCCGGTTCAAGACCAGGTAAGCCCACAGGTAGAAGTTGGAACCTACATCTTGCCGTATTCCTGCCCCTGTAAGGTCCTGTACGCGCCTTTCGATATGTTGACGCAGCCTTAACACTCCTGGCTCTTTGGAAGCAAGGAAGGACCTTGGAAGGACCAGGTCGGCGGCTTGCCCTTTCAGGTGTTGGGATGTCGGTTCGGAGCCTACTTTCTCGTTTAAGGAAGGGCACCGCCACCCACTGCTCACCATGATCGGAAACCCGATCTCTGTACGCGCAACCTGAATGCAGTGGGTTACCAGATTTTGTAGACACCCGACCACGCATTCAGGAGGGTTCATCTGCTCCTTCCAAATATCCGGGTGTCGCTGGGCTATCTGGGAATCCAGTAACTCAAGAAGGGTAAAATTGGGTCCTAGCTTTATACCAAGGTCCATTGTCGGCTCCTACCAGTTGAACCAGCTCTTGTCGTCATCCTCTCCCTCAGCCTCTTTTTGCTGGCGCTGAGCTTGAGCAATCTGGACCTTGGCTTGGGCTTCTTCCACACGGGTACGCATTTCTTCTCGTGCGACTTTGGCTTGACCATCCTTGTACGTCTGGATGCCTTGCATCAACGCACGACCACCAAACCAGAAACCAAACACGATCTCAAAGATCGACCATAGCTTGGGTGGGATGGCTTCCATGTTGGCTTTTAATGTGGGTCCGTCAACCCAACCAAACATGACACAGGTGATGATAACAAGGGCCCAGTAGGTAACGGCAGGACGTACAGAGGCGCGGATAAACTGGACCACAGGATGCATGTCCTCTGCTTTTCCTTCATAGTCCAGGACAAACTTGCGGAAGTCACTGTCTGGTTTCCGCATCTCCTCCAGAAACCGAAACTCAATGTCTGCTGCCAGCTGTTCTTTGGCCAGCTCAAACTCTTGTCGGGTGACCTCCTTCTTTTGTTCCCCCTCTTTAAACCGGAAGAAACCATCTACACCTGACTTGATAATACTGGGGATGAATCCCAAGAGAGCAGGAAGAGCCATAGTAATCCTCTAACCCAGCCAGGAAAGCCACCATGGACTGGTGCCCTTCCCCTGAAAGTAAAGAAATAATGATCGAGTGCCCAAGTGTGATCCGATTGCCACCAAGAACACTATGGTGTTCACCGGCAATTTCAAGGCCGTGCCTCCCAGGTAAATAAGCAACCCAAAAATACCTGACACCATCAGGTCACAACACGTTGCAAACGTGCGCTCTTGAAATAAGCTTTTACGGTGTCCCCACTCGTTGGTCACAACCATACCACTATTCATCTCGTGCACTCCTCACATAACTCGGAGGTCTAGCCTCCACCAAACCCTGTACCTAGGGTACTCGAACCGAAAATTTTGAAACCATGGACTGTTATAAAAAAGCTTTCAAGGTTGGAAAGATCATCACTAACACGTGATACGATACGATCACTACTCCCCTTAACCAATCGGATACCCCAGGCATTATGGACCCTACCCTATAGGGATGGTATGCGCGTTCTTTTGGTTCTGGTAACCTATCAACTCAAAGGCAGTACCTCCGTCACCATAGGGATCATTAGCACCTGTTTGTACAATGATTTCCCCACTGGTTTTGGCCCCACTTACAATAGGCCCCTCTTGACCACCTTTTTGGACAAAGAAATCCCACCCATTCACGATTGAACCGGCAGGGATAGACCCAAACCGGTTGTGTCGAACGTCATCGTCCACAATAACGATGCCTATGTGCATGATGGAGATCGTGAAGTCAGAGTTGGCTTCGAGATAAAATAAAGAAGGTATAGAGGAACCATTGACAGCCATGTTCTGGCTACCGCTGTCGGTTCCGTCAGAACTCAATAGAGCAGTGTAATGCTGAATCGGAAGAACGACTCCTGGTTCAGCGTTTGGGTCTGGATCCCCACCCCTTGGAATAACTTGTCCTGCGTTCTCACCCCCGGGCCAGCCAGGTGGAAGGGTCCATAAAGCGGTTTGCTTTCTCATTTAGGCTTTCCTTCTTCAGGGACAGGACATTCCTTGGGGTCTACGCCAACAGCACTTGTAACCTTTGATGTAAGCAGGCGTTCTGCCAGAGATAACCAACGAGCACCCATGTGTCCCGACATAGCTACAACAATGGCAGTCCAATGTGGGGATAGTTCAAATTCTTTACAACCCCAGAAACCAACCATACCGGCCAAGGCAGAAGACAGAATGCTATGTAAGAACGCAAAGAAGAAGCCGACCTTGGATAAGGAACTCGAATACCCCTTATCCAAGTACCTTCTAAGGAAGCTATTAACTCCTCCAAGAATGGCCAGTACCAGAACCCACCCAAGGCCCTGAAACTGTTCGATTACTGAAAAATCCATGAATGTTCCACCTCATAGTCATTGTGTTATCCACCACTTAAATAAAATTAGTGAAAAAACAAGGGGCGGGGTAACTCGCCCCTTGTGTGGTCGAACATACGACATGTGGAAAGGTGGGTTATCCTGCAACAATCGGTTGGTTCCGACTGACCTCCACCCAGGCACTGAGATTGGCAACATACATCAAGGTGATCATCACACCATACTTCAGGAGGATGTTACCTTGTAAGATCAAGCCAGCCCCGTTGGTAAGCTTCACATAGTTGGTGTCATTGGTTCCGAGGACTTTCACCTCCTGACCTCCAACACCAGCCACGATCTGGGCAGTACCGCTCAACGTAACCTCACCACCTGCAGAATGTACCTGCATAATGGCTTTGTTGGCTGTGATCTGACCACCACTGGACATTGTGGTGTCGTTACTTTCCGTCAACCCAACGGTGTCCAGACCCATATTGGTACGGGCGGTAGGAGCATCGTTCAGGTCACTCAGGTTATTGGCAATCGCCAGCTGGGCATCGTCCGTGACCGACCCCAAACTCACTTGAGCTTTGGTTACCCCGTGAGGGTTGCCAGAGTCAGAAGTATGTGAAGTCAGGTCCGCGGCATCGGCTTTGGCACCGACTTCACTGTTGATCTTCTGGGCCGACCAACCTTCGTTGTTGGCAGTTCCGGTGTCATTGAGGATAAAGTGGACGGCGGAGTTACCCGTGTGAGAATCCACTTCTGCCTGACTATAGACCGACAAGTTGGTCCGAGCGGTGGCATCGTTCACCAGGTCACTCAGGTTATTGGCAGCTTGCAACTGCAGGGCGTTGACAACGTTACCGAGACCAACGTCAGAAGCAACCAAAGTAACAGGACCGGTCTTACCCGCAACCGAAGTCACGTTGGCCGTGTTATCCATCTTGTCCCAGGTAGTGCCGTTGGAGATCAGCATGTCACCGGCAACCCAGTCAGTCACACCATCAACGTCAGTGGAACCTCCTGTGGTTACAACATAGTAATGACCTTTGTTACCTGAGGCAGCGGCAGGGATCGTCGGCGTGTTGGTGTTGGCGTTCCACCCGCTTTGGTATTCGACCTGACCCAAGACACTAGCATCGAGTCGGCTATTGGGGACGAGTCCCCCAACCAGTTCACACACCCCGTTGTCTGCGCCCTTTTCAGAGGCATCCAACTTGAGCCCGAATTCCGTGGTCAGCTTGCTGCTTGACCAAGCTTCATTGGCCGCCGAATTCCCATCATCGATGACGAAGTGGAGCGCCGCGTTGGTGGTATGCGTGGTAAGGTCGGAAGTTGAGGCGGCCCCGATGTTACTCCGAGCATTCGTGATGTTGGTCACGTCACTCAGATTATTGGCAGCCACCAGTTGAAGAGCATCTGCCACGCTTCCAAGACCTACCTGAGCCTTGGTAACGCTGTGTGGATTGGCAGCGTCCCCTTCATGAGATGACAAGTCAGAGGCAGTGGCAAGCCCGGCTTCTGCCGGAGTCATGTTGTTCCACTGGCCACCCGACAGATTGTAGGCCATCACTTCCAGGTTTCCAACGTTGGTGATCGTCACGTTGGTGTTGTCTTCAACGGCATGGGTGTGCGCGCCACTGGAATAACCACTCAGCATATCCACGATTTTGGCCGCTGTCCAGATCACAGCGTTCGTAGACAAGCTATCGTTCACAGGGAAGTGAATGTCAGAATCCCCTGTATGGGTATCCAGAGAGGTCTGGTCGGCCTTTAGGCCAAGAGAGGTATCAAGCTCAGCCGTTGAATAAACCTCGAGGTTGGTCCTTGCAGTGCCGATGTTGTCGAAGGTGTTATTGCAGACCCGGCTATCAATCAACCGGCTGTCGTTGTCCAACACGATGGGCTGCAAACTTCCACTGATACCGCATTGGAAGTTACCTGCCGCCTCAACCCAAAGCATGGCTGCATCAAGTTCATCACCACGTTCGACTTCAAAACCAGCATTCTGTGAAGGAATGCCCACATGGTCAGCGTTGAGACGGTAGATGTTATCACTGATATCCAACTCAGTGGTGTTGACAGTTGTGGTGGTACCGTTGACAGTGAAGTTTCCGGTTACAACGACATTACCGCTGAAGTTACCATCAACAGCGCCGACGTTACCAGAGGTAAGAGTCAAACCACCTGACCCAATTTCCATCCCTTTGACAACCACAGTGGCGTCAGCTGCAACACCGTCCGCGTCAAAGCGAATCTTGTTGGTCGCAAGGTCCAACACCATTTCGTACACCACCCCACCGACAGTCTTCAACTGATAGGTCGGATTAATGGTAACGTCACCTCCGCCTGGATCATAGGTAAAGGGAATGGCGGTATACTGAGAGGCCTGGGATAACGGCGTTTCGCTCAAGTCCGTTGGTGCGGCGGGAGGACTCACGATCAAACCAGTGGCGTTCAGTATTACCTCGTCACCGATGTGGACCGAACCAGGACCAACGTAGATGTCACGCACCCGGTTACCGGATGTACCGATATCCCAGGTAATGTCATCGGTTGGTACCAGATGAGCAGAAAAGTTGATTGTGTCGCCGGTATTCGACTGTAACGTGTCGAAGTAAGCAACGCTGGCTTTCATGCTTGGCGCCAGCAGTTCCGTGTTGACGAACACCACCACTTTACCAGCCATAGACTCCGTCAGCTCAATGGCGAAGCTGTTAGAGGTAATGCTGGCGTTGTCGATCGGCACGTCCATGACATTCCCATTGGAGTCATAAACGTGGTAACCGAAGTCGGTGCTGTCCAGGTTATGTGTGATGGTCCAGGTTGTGGCAGAAACAGCCTGTGTATGAACATAGCTGTCTTTGGCATTGGTCAGGGGAAACCACATCTCCACGCCACCAATGGACGTGTAAAGATAAAGGATCTGATTGACGAACGCCATCTGCCCAATGCCTGGGCTAGTTGGAAAGACGGTATCGCTTTCCCAAGTGATCCGGGTTGATTTCGGAATCGCTTGGTGGGCAAGCATACGTTGCGTGGTACTCATGCGGCACCTCCATTATAAACCGGGGGTGCTGACGGTGCTGTGATTCTCATGTCATGCGCTCCCTATCGTTGGGCTGAATGGTCAAATTTACTAGGATCTACTCCTGTTACGAACGCTTTCCTGTTCAAGACATCCTCAAGGGATTTAAGCAGGCGACGTTGTTCTTGGATAAACTGGAGCTTGTCCCCAGGTGACATTTCAGGATGTTCTACCTGAAAGTTCCTAAGGTTACGTCTACACATTCCCAGCCACACACCAACCTGTTTTTCAGGCGTCTCCATACTCAAATCCCTATAACAAGGGCATCCATCCGAGCATACACCTTGTCTACTTCTTGGATGGCTTCTTGCAAACGTCTGCGCCTGGACATAAAAAGGCCCTTTGCTGCTTCCCGCTCCATCTCGTCGAAACAGGATATAACTAGGCCTATCGTGTCCTCAATGGAGGTTACGTGGTCTAGGTTGACGTTTTCAAGCGTTTGTAACATTCAGCGATCCTATTTGGGTGGGGGCCACCTTACGATGGCCCCCGTTGTGAAACAATCAGCTTACGACGGGATGTTTTCCATCTTCTGGACCATTACCTTGACCTTACGTGATTCGGTCAATGTGATGGTGATGTTGTCGGCGTTATCAATACGAACCAGCACACCGTGGTTGTAATACAGGAGGTCTTCGTCCTGCACCAACACGGTGATCTGTGGGAAACTGGTGTTCAAGTTGTGGGCCAAGCTGTAGGAAGTCGCCGCCGAAGTCGCCTCATAGGTGTACTTCTGAGCGTTCACGTCCGCGCGAATAGCCGTGTCAGCATTGGTACGGTTGGTAACCTCGGTGTCGAGACCGGTATCCAGTGCTGTCAAGTTTGCATTGACAGTGTTGGCGGCCAAGACGTAAGAACCGTCAGAAAGATTGGCACCGACCTCAGTGTCCAGAGCTTCCAAAGCCCCTTGAACAGTCGTGGCAGAACCCATCCAGTTGGAACCATTCAACGCTGTGTTGTTGAAGGTACCGTCAGTGTTGATCATCGCACCGCCAGCGGTCTCGATGTTGTCAACTTCCGTCTGCAAAGCACTGTTGTCACCAGCCTGTTGACTGGCCAGAGCTGCAAGAGCCACATCCAACGCGGTGATGTTCTGCTGGACTTTGTTGGCGGCCAGGATGTAGTCGCCGTCACCGACGTTGGCACCGATTGCGGTATCAAGAGCCGTGATGTTGGCCTGGACTTTGTTCGAAGCCAAAACATAGTTGCCGTTGGCAAGATTGGCACCGATTGCAGTATCCAAAGCCGCCAGATTGGCCGCCCGGGTGTTGGAGGCTGCGGTGTAGTTTCCATCCGCATCCGAACCCAATTCCGCGTCCAGAGCCGCGATATTGGCCTGTACAGTGTTGGCGGCCAGGATGTAGTTACCATCGGAAACGTTGGCGCCGATCGCAGCATCCAAGTCGATGAGGTCAGACGCTACATCAGCGTTACCGTTGATGTAGTTCTTGCCGGTGTGTGCCACGTAGTTGCCACTGGCATTCATCATGGCGCCCATAGCAGCTTGGGTGGCGTCCAACTCAGCCTGAAGGGCCGTGTCAGCGTCGCCACGGTCGGTGACTTCCTGAGCCAAGCCATCCGTGTTGGTCTTGACCTGGGTATCGAGGTCCGTGAGGTCCTCAGCCACGTTACTGTTACCACCAAGATAATTGGAACCAATGTGAGCGACATAATCTCCATTGGCGTCCATCATGGCACCCATGGCCGCTTGAGTATCATCCAGTTCGGCTTGGATGGCTGTGTCAGCGTTACCTCGATCCGTAATCTCTTGAGCGAGTCCGCTTTCGTTGGTGTTGATCAGGTCGATAACAGCCTGAGCAACCCGGGCACCGCTGGCGGAGGTGGAGAGGGTGGCGCCGTGGGTAGCGTCTGTGGTGTCAATCTTGATCGCCAGTTCAGCGCCGGCATCGTCGGATTGAGCTGTGCCGTCAACTGTACAGAAAACACCACCAGTGGCACGAACATCAACACCGACTTCATCATTGGGCCGCATTTCAATACCGGCACCAAAGTTGATGTACAGTTCGTTACCGTTCTTGCTGAGGCCGTTACCCGCGATGATCTGACCGGCACCCGAAGACTGGGTGAAGGTAATGTCATCGGTTCCAACGTCATGGTTTTGTTGAGCCAAGGAACCACTGGAGGTCACACTGTAACCGTTGTTTCCGTTGAGCGTACCTTCGGAAACAAAGACATGGGCGCCGGGTGGTACTTCATTATCGGGGGTACCGTCAAAATCATCCGCACGCGTCAACGCAGCAGAACCTGTGGTAACGGTACCGACGATGTAAAGGCCATTCTCGATCGGGTCCGTCTGACCGAACAGCAGAACACGATCATCAGCCACACCAGTCACACCGTCTTGCTCCACGGTGAAAGCACCCAGATCAGCAACGTTACTGGATACCGCATAACGCACGCTGTACTTGGCGGTAATACCAGTCACCAAGTTGTCCACGTAAATCTTGGTGGCGGCGTCTTGGGCATCACTGGGGTTTGCCATGTTACTGATGGTCTGAGAACCCATTGCAATACCACCGGACATGGTACCACCGGCGAGAGGCAGCAACAGAGCGTCTTGGGCAGCCCGGTCAATCAACTCTTGAGCCAGGCCGTCGGTAACGGTCTTGAGCTGGCTGTCCAAATCCGTCAGGTCTTCGGCAACGTCAGAGTTGGAACCGAGATAATTGGAACCAACATGGGCAACATAATCCCCATTGGCGTCCATCATGGCACCCATGGAAGCCTGGGTGGCATCCAGTTCTGCTTGGATGTTATCGTCGGCAGCACCACGGTCGATGATTTCCTGGGCCAGACCGTCAGCGTTAACTTTGATCTGGGTGTCGAGTGCCAACGCGGCAGAAGCCACGTCGGTGGAGGCATCCATGTAGTTGCCGCCATCGAGGGCCGTGGTATTGAAGGTACCGTCAACGTTGATCATCGTACCCAAAGCATTCTGGGTCACATCCAACTCAGCTTGCAGGTCGGACAGACCTTGACCACCGCTGGAAGCATTGTCGATAATATCCTGTTGGGTTTGATCGATGGCGTCGATGATTTGGTCCAAACTGGACTTCAGACTGACGGTCGAAACGGTCAGGTTACCGTTGGAACCGGCATGACCCTGATAACCGACTTTGTTGGTACCATTGGTGGCCGTGGTGGCCGCCAAGATCGCGCGCCAATCAACCTCTTCTTGACGGTCGGCGTCGATTGCCAAGGTGATGGTGTCCAAGGTGGAATCCAGTTGGGCGGCAGACGTACTGAACTGACCGTTGGAACCAACCTGTCCACTGTAACCCACCAGGGGGCCACCAGTTGCGGTGGCAGCAAGCAGGGCAACCCAAGTGTCAAAGTCGGCCTTGGAATGTACCTGCTCAGTGATAACACCTCCGCCGCCGTCAAGGCCACTGAACATAAACTCCTTGAGGGTTGTATTGAACCACCACCGACCGGCTACGGTTGGGGTAGGGTTTGACGCAAAACTTTCGACCACGGCATTCTTGATGTGCGAAGCATCCGCCATCTCCAAGCCATGCATCTTTTTGTATTCAACAGACATGAGAAAACTCTCCTATTTGGAAGTGAGTATCTGATTTACTTGGTATATCAGCCACACGCACATACACATCCACAATCTCATACTCAGGAACCAAGATCAAGCAGATGGGAGAATTCCCACATGACCTGACACTTGTAACCGCGACCCACTCCATACTCAGCCGCAGGCGGTTTTCGTTAGTAGGGAGACTTAGCCTTCGGATTGAGAGGCCTGCCTCTGCATGTTACGCAGGTCACATAAGTTGAAGTCATGTAACCGGCAGCAGCTTTGGCTGTACTCTAATGTCCAGGCCTGCATGTCCTTTTGGTCATCAATGTCGAAAATAATGGCCCGCGGTTGGACCCTCACGACCTGACAACCTTTCATCTTCATGTAAGCCGCAAGGCCCAGTTTATCGACCGATATTTCTGCCATGTTTTTACCCCTTCAGCATAACCACTTCAGCCAGTACATCCGCTGAGTGTAGGTTCTCATAACGCATCACCAGACCTGACGCATCATATGCAACGTCAACATTAAACTGGAGGTCATCACCTATATACTCCCAACAGAAAACAACTTCTGCCGCCTGTGGTTTGGCAAGTATTTCCAAGGCGAAACTGCTGCCGTCCTCCCCCTCAATGTCAACTATCCATTTGTGCGAAAACCCAATCTCAGCCGAAGGAATCATAAACACGTTTTTTTGTTCCCCGACCGCCACCTCAGTCGATGTGGAAGCCAAGGCCCCGATACCGGGAGGTCCTTGTAAACCCCTTGGTCCTTGTAAACCCCTTGGTCCCCGTTCTCCTGTTTGGACAACATGTGTAACTGGATCGTGGGTTACGACCTTCGTATCGGAGGCTCCTGTGGATTCAACTACCGTTTGGCAGTCCCTCTCCGATACGATGATTGACATGATTAAACCCCGTACACATGATAGTCATCGCGTCACCTCTGGAGACACTGATACGTCCCCTGCGATTAAACGTGTGACATATCCATCAGCAGACACAATCTCAAGATCGTAAACACCGGATACCCAAGCAAAGGCTTCGGTGTCTGAGGCAGGGATCGCAAGCACAATTTCCCCAGTAGGGCCATTAATGCTGATCTGACCGTTACAAGATGTTAATTCGTGGAGTACTTCTTCAGCGTCAATGGCTTCACGAATCTGCATTCTACCCATGTATCCGTCCAGCTGGATGGGGAGGTCATCCTCCCCAAGCCAGCGTAAACGGTGGTAAAATGTCGCGCCCTGTTCGATCAGAAAATCAAGTTTCCCTGCTGCCACGAGCCATTAACCTCAAGCCCAAGAAACGGCTGTGATAGAGGCGACGTCAGCTGCAGCCTCGAGAGCGGAAACTTTGGCATGGTAGTTTGCAGTAACCACCGCCTTGTGAGCTTCCATATCTTGTAAAACCTGCAACAACTGGGCAGCCGTATGGGGACGTTG